ACCAAATAGATGAATTAGAAAATAAATTAAAATCTAATTATAATTTATTACGAAGTAAAAAACATGAAATAAAACAAAAAAAAAAGGATAATTATTTATTAGATTCTATATCTAGTAAATATGAGGAAATGAATGATTTAATGGATATAGAACAAAAAAAACTAATAAAACATTTACAATTATTAAATAAATATATTGAAAAAAATAAATTAAATAATAAAAAAATACATTTTTTATTAGAAAATGAAAAAAAAAATATAAAAAAAGAATTAAAAAAAATAAATTATATACAAAATATATGAGAATAAAAAATAATACTTTACATTCCTATATTCATTCTGGCGTTTTTCAAACATTAAATAAATCAAAAAAAAATAAAAGAAGTAAAAGATCTAGAAGTAAAAGCAGGAGAAGAAAAAGATTTAGAACTTACTAAACTTTTCCATAAGACTAGAAGCTTTTGCTATTAATGGAGTCATATTTTCTATTGTTTTAAATAATTTAGCTTGATTTTCTACCAAGTGATGAGTATCTGATGATAATCTTGCTATACCATCTCCCCCCAACATATTTTCTAAATTAGTAAAAGCTTGTGTCATTGAAGCTGCTGAATCAACACGTTCGGCATTAGCAAATTTTCCTGTGAAAGGTTCACTAGCTGGATTGCCAACTGGTTCTTTGGATTCTTGAGTTGAAGTATTATTGGCAGCTTGCGCTACTGGGTTAACAACTGTAGGAAGAGGCGCAGTGGGAGTTGGGTTAACTTTACCACCTGATGCAGGTTTAGCAGGTGGTGTTGGCGTTGCTGTAGCAGCACTTGGAGGTGTAGAAGTACTAGCCGTACCAGCTTCCATTCCTTCTTTATTTTTCATTGGAAAGATAATTAATGTGAAAAGTATACAAGCAGTTAAAATAATAGACATATTTTTAGTATAACAATAAACAATTATTCCTAATAATAGAAAAAAACCAATCGCATTAAAATTATTCATAGATAACAGCATAAATAAATAAACGACTGCTATAATAACTAAGGTATATAAAACATAAATATTTCTAAAAAGAGATTGGATATCATTCATAAATTTAGAAGAAGATTTTTTCGAATGTTTCATATATATATTTAAATTAAAAAAAATTGATAATTATCTATTTTAATTATCAAATTAAAATTAATGGATTTGGTTGTTTGCGAACTTTATAATCCTAAAATTCATTGTTATGATTATATAAATAAAATAAGAGAGTGGGAAAATGTATGTATGCACTGGTTAACTATTAAAACGTTTTCAAGAAATAGTTCTAAAAATAAAATAAAAAATTTTATAAAATTAGTAAAAAAGAGTTATAGCCAATATTCTTCTCTTACACATCCTTTTATTCAAAATTATAATAATATAATTATAAATAAAAATTATTTACAATTACATTTAGCTAAAAATATAGTTTTAGATTCAGGTGAAACAATTTGTATTATTAAAACATATTGGATAAGAATTATCCAAAGAATATGGAAAAGAGTTTATAAAGAAAGACAATTTATTATTCAAAAAAGAAAAAATCCTTTATCTATTTTATATTTTCAACAACATGGAAGTTGGCCTAAAGATTGTTGTATATTTCCATATTTAAAAATTCCTTAATGTTTTATTATGTAATGAATAAATACTTTTTTTTTGTGTAATATTAAATGTAGGAAAAGAAAATGTATTGAGAACATATAAATTTTTATTCTTAGTAGTTTGATTTTTTAAAGATAAATATTTATAAATTTTTCCTCTAGTTAATTTCATTAATTTATATAAACAATTTTTTATTGTTTATTTAATATAATGAATTGTTTATCACCTATTGATATTAAAATAAATACTGAAGTTAATGAATGTAGTTCTAAATGTAATTTAACTTATAGTTATTCTATTGCGGAACCTAATTTAAATATGAAAAATTACACTACTTATTTATCCTACATGCTTACAACTTCAAGTGATAATATTGCTAAATTAGATGATGAAGTTTTTAATTTATATGAAATACAAATTTATTCGCCATCCGTCCATAAATATAATAGTACTAATCAAATTGCCGAACTATTAATGATTCATTCAAATGCGAATAATGCCGGACATGAATTAATTATAAGTATTCCTATTAGCCAAACAGGAGCTGCTATATCTGATGTAGGGTTTAGTAATTTAATGAGTATTTCTAAAACTCAAATACCTACACAAAGTGTTGGTACAATGAATGCTTTAATACCTTCATTAAATTTAAATAATTTTATTGGTAAAACTGGATATTATACATATGAAGGAAATCATATAAATAATTGTACTCAAAAAGCGTATTATATTGTATATTATCCAACTAATTTTGCTTTATTTATAAGCAATGATTATTTAACCAATAATTTAATATCTATTTTACAAAACTCTGCTATTAGCGTTCAAAACAATTCTAATTATTTTTTTAATAAAAACGGGCCTAATTATTATTTTGGAGATGGTGTTTATATGGATTGTATAGCAGTGAATACTTCAGATGATACAATTGAAGTCCCTGTTTATTCAAGTTCCTTTTCTGATTCATCCACAGGAAAAATAATTTTACAAATGATAGTTTTGTTTAGTTTATTAGCAATTGTATTTTTAATTATTTACATGTGTATTATTAATCTATTTAAAGTTGTTAAAAATAAAACTAGCTAAATTAATGTAAAAAAAAAGCATTATAATTATTATCAACAATAGGTTTATAAGATGACTTAGATGGAACTGAAAGAAAAACATTGGAAGTCATTTTATTCACTACTTCTTGTTCTAAAGTATATGGAAATTGATGATGAGAATTAAAAGGCGACCATTGTTTTTGCTGAACTGGGTAATAATCTTCTAAATTATTTTTACCTACCGTTGTAGCAGAACGTTTCATTAATTCATAAGCAACTAATACTGCTAAAATACTTACAATTGGATTCACATAACAAATTAATAAGATAAGGGTAAAAACAATAATAACAACACCTGTTTTTGTATCAATTAATTTCGCCCAAGAATATGGAACATGAAAACTAGACAATAAAAAGATTATAAATAAAATAGCTAAAATGAGCTGTCCTATATTTTTTTTACTAAATAAAGAATTTAAAAGTTCCATATATGATAAGAATATATTTTATTTGAAATTTATTATTTAAGTTTTGTATTATTAATCTACTTATTAAAGGTTTAAATATAATTTGGCAAATTATATAAATATATGATTTACTCATCATTACAAAAATCTTATTTGGGTTCTAAAGGTTTTACTATTTATAAAAAAGAAATAACAGAAGAAGAATTAAATTGTTTAAAAAAAGAGTTAATAGCTAAGCCTTTCACAAATGGAATGATAAAAACTTCACAAGATACTTTTCCTATTTATCGTGAAAATGATAACAAAATATATATTCCACGTTATTTTGGAGAAAAAATATATGGACCAGTTCCTATTCAAATATTAGAGGGAGAAGATATCCATTTAATATTTGGAGGTGAACTAAGGGATTACCAAAATAAAGTAGTTGATACTTATAAAGAACATGTTATTTCACAAAATAATTATGGTGGAGGATTAATCGAAATTGGATGTGGTAGAGGTAAAACAGTATGTGCCTTAAAAATAATTGCGGATTTAAAAAAAAAGACATTAGTTATCGTTCATAAAGAATTTTTAATGAATCAATGGATAGAAAGAATTTCACAATTTTTACCAAATTGTAGAGTGGGAAAAATACAAGGCCAAACCATTGATATAGAAGATAAAGATGTTGTTATCGGTATGCTTCAGTCGTTATCTATGAAAGATTATCAACCTACTTTATTTGATACATTTGGCCTTACTATCATTGATGAGGTACATCATATCTCAAGTGAAGTATTCTCAAATGTATTGTTTAAACTAAATACCAAATATATGTTGGGATTATCTGCGACAATGAATCGGAAAGATGGTACAACAAAAATATTTAAAATGTTTTTAGGAGATATTATTTATAAAGAAACAAACGTCCAAGAACATGATGTTTTGGTAAAATCTATAGAATATATTTCTTCTGACGATGAATTTAACAAAGTAGAATATGATTATAAAGGAAACTGTAAGTTTAGTACGATGATTAGCAAGTTATGTAGTTTTATTCCACGAAGTAATTTTATATTAAAAGTATTAAAAGATTTAATAGTATTTAATAAAGAACAGCAAATTATGATATTAGCACATAATAAAAATATTTTAACTTATTTACACGATCAAATAAAAGAAACTAATATGGCAAGTGTAGGTTATTATGTAGGAGGCATGAAGGAAATGGCATTGAAAGAAACAGAAACAAAACAAGTAATCATTGCTACTTATTCAATGGCTGCTGAAGCTTTAGATATAAAAACATTAACTACTTTAATTATGGCTACGCCTAAAACGGATATCGAACAAGCAGTAGGAAGAATATTACGCGCCAAACACACACAACCAATAGTGGTAGATATTGTAGATAATCACGATATATTTCAAAATCAATATCGAAAGAGAAAAGTATTTTATGTAAAAAATAATTATAAAATTATAAAAAATAGTAGTACAACTTATAATACAGATTATTCTTCATGGAAAGTTGTCTCGGATAAAAAAGAATGTAGTTTAACAAAAAGAAATAAAGAAATAATAGAAAAAAATGATTTGGTAGGAAAATGTTTTATTAAAATTAAAAAATAATTTTTTTCTTTTCATTTTATATGAAGATGTATATGAATCATTCGTTGATGATGGTATTATATGCTATTATTTTAACCTTAATTCTTTACTGGATTATGTATTATATGTTAAAACAATCTTGTTCGATGGCGACAGATCGAAGTATAGTTGTTGGTGCTGTTATTCTAATTTATTTAATATGTTTTGGAACTGGAGGAATGAATTCTTTTAATAAAAATTTAATGCTTTAATTTAAAACTTATTTTTCAAAGCTTTTCCACTTCCTCCAATTTGACCTTCTATTCTTCCTAAACTATTTGTAGTTAAAGCTCTTCCTAATAAACCAAACCGTACTATACCTCCTTGTCCGTTAGTAGAAAGGGCATGGCTTACTCGTTCATTTGTTGTTTGCGTAGGATTAACAAATCCTTGTTGAAGATTGATAATTTTTTCTCTAAAACAAGTACAGGAATTATAATTTTTATAAACATAATAATTATATATTTTTTTTAAATTTGACATATATAATTATTAATAGATTAAAACCAACCTTTAGAAGCAAATCCTTTATTTGTAAAATGATTATAATTATCTAAGTTTTCTAAACTTTTACTATGTGAACCGATAAAGTAAGGAGCTGGATTTGCTAACGCTGTTCTTATTGGTTGATCGTTATTGCCAATAGAATAATTCATAGAATAAGGTTGATTATTTTGGTATTGTGAATATCCTCCTCTCATTTTTTTTTTATTTCTTCTTGAACGACTTTTTCTTGTTTTGTTTTTTTTAGATTTATTATATCTATTTCTTTTACTTTTCATAATATAATATCTTTTTTTATTTTTTCCTCCTGATAAATAATTTAAACAAGGAGGATGAGTATGTGGAACAGTTGTACTAGTGAATGTATAAGAATATCCATGTGATCCATCTGTATTTACAAACGAACCATTCACTTTTGGTATCGATGCCATATTATTAGCCAACAAAAGATTTTAATTCATCCCAAGTAATTATTTCATTGTTTGTCGTATTTATAGGTATCCAACTTTTAAATTTTAAATGATATTCACATTCCATACGAATTTCTCTATCTATAAAAACATATTTATATATATTTGTATTTTCAAATTCTTCTTCGTCATCACTTTCTTCTAAACTATCTAAATTATTATTTTCTTTTATAAGACGAAATAATGAATTCATTTGTATACTTGTTTTTATATTAGGAATACATGCTACATCATATTTAACATATTCATTTTTATCATTATAATATAAATGATATATATCATTAATAATATCTGGTTTTATTAAAAAGGTTATTTTTTTCTTTTCGACAAATTCTTTTTTGATTTCAGTATACTTTATATTTATATGACGAGATGATTGAATACATTGAATAAAATAAATATTATGGTTTAATTTATTTACTGTATTTAGCAAAGATAATAAATTAGTATTCATTAAAGGTAAACCAAAATATATATAATTATTATTTTCTATTGTTCTATCAATACCTTGAAATATATTTTTTATAATTTTTAATTTTTTATAAAAAATCATGGAAGAAATGTTTTTATTTTGGTGATAAAATATATTTTCTATACTAAAAATTTTTATATTCTTTTTTATAAAAAAAGTTCCATAAAATATAGTATCTTGAATATGAAATGATACATTTTTTATGGAAATATTTATAATTTTATTATAAAAATATTCTAAAAAAATACATACATTTTTATTTTTTATTTGTGTGAACCATACAAAATATTTTTTTCCATTTGGTATAGCTATAAAACAGTCATACTTTATAGAATTTTTCTTATAAGTAATATATTCATAAGAAAGATTAATGGAATAAGATAAAAAATTTTTTATAATAGTATTTTTTTCATGATTAGATAACATATATTATATAAACATTAATATTTAATATATTATAATTCAAATTTTAAAAAATTTTTTAATTCATTTTTCATATCTATATTTTCTTCCTCCTTTGTTATGGGAAGTTCAATTTGGGCTTCTTCAGGTATTTGTAGCTCAATGGTTGGTAATTCCTGAATTACAGAAAAGTCTTTTTCTTCTATTACATTTAACATATTTTGATATTTATCATTTATATCTACAAAATCTTTAACAATAGGAACTGAAAAATTATTCTGTAAAAAAACAAACAAATGATGAACTATAATAATTAATAAAATTGAAATAATACTTATTTTAATAAACCATAATAACATATTTTTTTATTATATTTTAAAATATATTATCTAACGTTTTTCTTCAAATAAAGGGGATACTACATTGGGATAAAAAGTTCTTTTATTTTCTTTCCAATTTTCATAACGTTCTTCTCTTTTTTCTATTTCTTCATCACTATAATCTGTTGGTTGTTCTATTGGTATATCTTTATATTCAATACCAAAATTGCTACACATTGAGCTACCATTACAGAATTCTAATTCAGGCATTGAATCATCTATTTCGTCATCTGAACAAGGAATTAAATCTGGAAGTGAATCATCGTCAGTATTTTCTTCAGTAATAGGTGTTAAAATAGGTAATGCTACAATATCTTGGGGTTCTTCATGAGTTAATTCAGTAGGTAAAGTATTTGTATCTGTCATTGTTAATTTATATAATTATTTTTAATATATAATAAAAATCAATTTTAAAACAATTTAAATTTATAATCAAAATAAAATTATGTTTGATATTTTAATTATAGATAAATCAAAAAAAACTTCTTTTATGAAAGTTATGAATATAGATAATTTATATAAAAAAATAGGATTAAAAACTGAAGAAGGATTTTTAAAACATTGTGAATGGAATATATCTATATCAAATTATCCACAATTATATATAAATTTTTATGGAAAAAAAATAGGAAAGGCTAATAATGAAAATAAATTTAATTTTCCTCCACCTTTAGATAAAGAAATATTTTTTGGTAAATGTATTTTAGTAGCTTATACAAAATTCAATAAAGAAGTACAATATATTTCTTTAAATGAAGAATTATGGAATAATATTTATTTAAATTTAAGCTCTATAAATGATTTAATTGTGGATATACCTAAAAGTAAGAAAATTTTTTTAAAAAATGATGATTTACATTTATCTTCTAGTGATACGGATGATGAATCAGAAACATCGGAAGATGAGGAAGATGAAGAAGTTTTTGAAGATGAAGAATTAATTGAAGATCCAAAAGAAGAAAATATTGAAAAAATTTATGTAAATCATGAAATCGAACTAATAGAAGAAAATTATTTATCCAGTAGCGAAGAGGAAGATGAAGACGAAGATGATGAAGACGAAGATGATGAAGACGAAGATGATGAAGACGAAGATGATGAAGATGATATGGAAATTGATTATGATGATGGAGATGAAGTTGAATGTGATATAGAATGTGATATAGTGGAAAAAACTAATATTACTATGAAAATCAATTAAATATTATAATAATATAATGAATCAAAATTATTTATTATTGTTTATGATAGTCGTTTATATAATTACTATTTATTATGTATATTTTCATTATTGTAAATCCCAAGTGTATCAAGTATAATATGTAATAATAAACATAAATATATTATATTCTCTTTAATGTCATTAATAGGAGGAGCTAGTATTTTATACGAAATAGAAAGAAAAGATACAATTTCTATTTTTTGTATTATTTTATTAGTAATATTTTTATTATCGCTTATTTTTATTCCTGAATATAATTTTATACATTATATATTAGCTGGTTTATAATGTGCTGTTATACTGGGATTTATGATTCAACAATCATTATTAAAAAACTTTCCTAAGATATTATCGGCTTCATTATGTTTGGAGTTTTTATTATTGTTTATTATAATTGAGAATTTACATAAGAATATATTTATTAGTGAAGTTTTATATATATTAAATTTTGCTTTTTATTATATATATTTACATTTTATAAAAATTGAAAAAATATTAAATAGTAGAGATTAAATAAAGAAATGAATCATATCATATCAGAACCCTCTGAATTTAGAAAAAAAATTCAAGATAAATTATTAGTAAAAGTAAAGACACAAAAGAATGCTATTAACTTAGAAAAAGGAATATTTAATTGGACTATTCAAGAAGCAAACAACAGAAAAGTAATTAAAAAATGGGATAATATTCATTTTGTAAGAATTTATTTAGATAAATTAAAAAGTATTTATATTAATTTAAATGAAAAAATATTAAGTGATTTATTTAAAAATGTTATAAAAGCGCAACAGATAGCATTTATGACACATCAAGAATTAGATTATGGTCGTTGGGAAAAATTAATTCAAGCCAATAATAAAAAGACAGAAAATAAATATGAAACGAATATTGTTGCTTCTACAGATACATTCAAGTGTAGAAAATGTCATTCCAATCAATGTACTTATTATCAAATGCAGACGAGATCTGCTGATGAGCCAATGACTACATTCGTAACATGTATTAATTGTGGTAATCGGTGGAAGTGTTAATATATTCTCAAGTAATTCATCAGGAAAATCTTTATGTATTTTTCTTAAAAAAAACCCATAATTATTTTTTTTTGTAAAATCTATGATTGAATTTATATCTTTTTCGGATGTAAAAACATATGGACTTGTAGTGGATGACATTCTACTCCAGTCCATAATTGTGCTATTCTCATTTATTACATATTCTAATAAATGATAATGTTTTAATATAATAGCAAAAATACTTTCATTTGCTATTTTTCCTTTACAAATCAAACGGCACATTTTTGTTTCTAATTTAACAAACTGTAAACATACATATACATGGTTCCTTTCTAAAATAAACCATGGTGTATTACTTAAATGATATTCTTTAATTAAATATTTTAAATTTGCTTTGGGTTGATAATCAATATTCCATCTTGCTTTTTCCCATTTTAAAATACTTTTATTATGATATTTATAAAAGGAAGATAGAAAGAGAGAAGGTGAAATAATGGGAACACAAGATTCGGTTAAAAAACAAAACCATGTATTTTTTTTATCATGATAAAAAGCATATTCCATCAAAGAAAAATAAGCAGGTACAACAAAATAATAAGAAGTGGGTAAGATATATTCATCCGGAATACAATGATCTAAAATCCACTTAGAAGTAATAGAATGTTTGTTTTTATAAAAAAAATAAACATTAAATAAAAAAGAATTTTGTTTTATCCATCTTTTCCATATTTCTTCTTTGTATAAAGTATTATTAATAATAAAACACAATGCTACTTTCATTTTATTAATATATAAGATGTATTTAATTATAAATGAAAATATTTATTTACTCGTCCTTCACGTAAATAACAAGAATGTGTTTCCTTGGCAATTTTTTCTTTGGATTTATTGGAGGTTAATAGTAAAATAACATAAGGATATAAATTATCATTCATATTATCAAAAAACGTATTATATGTAGTTTTATTATATACTTCAATAGGAAAGTGTTTATGTTTTAGTACTTCATTGTTATGAATAGAATGTATAAGTGTATCAATTTCATCAAATAAAATAATAAGTGGTTTTTCTTTTGTTGGTTCTACTTGTCGATATAGATATTCAAGTGTATCATTTGGATCAGTCATTTTAAATGTTTTACAAGTATGACTTTTATAAAAATTACCTAATAATTGAAGCAATGTGGATTTTCCTTTACCAGGTTCACCAAAAATAAAAAAAACTCCTTTATTAAATTCAGCATAATAAGAAGAAATACCATTTATAATTAATTCTTGTTTTTCATTTGGTAGAATATCTATAAGGAAGGATCTCTTTTTGTATTGTAAATTCCAATAACTACCTTCTCTATACCAATAATGAATATGGTTTTCTTCTATTTCATCTGTATGAATACACAACTTTTTAAAATCATTTTCATGAATCCAAATATATAATATTTTTTCAGAAGAATGTAAAGCATGTAAAGTATTATTTTTATTAATAAATCCTATAAATTTTTTTCCCAAAATAAAACCATGAGGTATTTTTTGTTCGTCTATAAAAGTAGAATATTGAATATATTTATATATATTTATTATTTGTTTTTTATCATATAATACATAGACCCTATATTTTGATATCATAGAAATAAATAAAAATAATATTTGTAATATATATTGGATATTAGATAAAAATAAGCTAAAAAATACAGTTAAATAAAACATTACTATATGATAAAATGAATAATATTTAAATATATAATAATATTAATTTGATATATATATAATGAATTCAATAAATAAAACAATTTATATGACTTATAAAAAAAATATACCAGATATAGTTTTTTATAGATGGAAGTTATTAAATTCAGAATATAAATTAGATTTGTCTTTAGATGATGATTGTATTCATTTTTTAAAACAAAATTTTAATGTTTACATTGCTGATTTATTTTTAAAAATTCCCGAAGGGATGTATAAAGCGGATTTATGGAGATTATGTAAATTATATATTCATGGAGGAGTATATGCAGATGTTGACTTAGTTCCATATTTAAATATGGAAGATTTAGATAAAGATATAACCTTCTATTCTTGTTTATCAATCGAAAAAACCAGTATATTTCAAGCATTTATGATAAATTATAAACCTAAAAGTCCATTAATATTACAATTTTTATTATCTTTTTTATTAAATTCATCCTATAAAAATTTTAATGGTCCGACATTTGATATGTTTAATTGTATTTCACATAATTTAAATAATATTCCAATTAAATCTGAAACAAAATATAATATCGAAGAAGTAAAAATTTTAGTAAATATTGGTCCAAGTGATTCAAAAACAAAGCAAATTAATTTATATTTTTTTCCCGAAGATATTGTATATAATATAAAACTAATTGAAAATTCTCATATAGATACATTTCGTTTTACTATTCAAAATAATATATTAACAATTGAAAGATTAGATATGAATGAAGGTTGGGGATACAACCATTCAATTAATATATGTATTGAATCAAAAGAATCCATTTTTTTATTTAAAGAAAATGTAGGTGATTATAATGATTGGCGAACATCTTTTGTAACATTTGATAATAATAAAATATTAGATTCACGAGATATGGATTATCATAATAATGGTGGATGGTAATTTTTAAAGTATAAATTTTGTAAATTTTGTAATATTAATATTATATATTGACCAAAGCGAATATAAAATAATTAATGGTAAAAAAAATTTAATTATTACATTTGGTGGAATGGTATTACAATTTGGAGGAATACCTCCATTTGAATTTTTAAACTATTTATCAACTACATATAAAGATCATTGTGATTTAGTATTTCTGATTGATAAACAACAATGTTGGTATCATAAAGGCTTAGCAGGTATAACCAATAATATTGAAGAAACTGTATTATACATCAATAATATCATAATAGAAGGAAAATATGATAAAGTATTATTTATGGGTACATCAGCCGGTGGTTATGCGGCTTTATTATTTGCTTCATTATGTAATAATGTTAATCATGTGGTTAGTTTTATTCCACAAACAATACTTAAAAATCCAATAGATCCAAAATATACAAATTTAAAAAATTTAATTAATAAAACTACTACATATATTTTGTATGGAGATATAAACCAAGTAGATGATTTACATCATATTTCTCATTGTACGAATATAGATTGTTTTCCTAATGTGAAAGTTTTTAAAAATAAAGGTTGTAATTTAAAACAATTGAGAGATAGCGGGTTTATAAAAAAACGAATAAATAATGTTTTACATATATATGTTTAAAAATATATATTTTCCAAATCTTTTAATTTCCAATATTCACACCCTCCATTCGGTAATGGTCTTCTAATAATAAAAGGAATTTTTTTTGCTTTTAATTCCATTTCTGCTATAATATAACTATCAATAATTTCTTTATTCACTTCAATATAAGGTTTACTTCCAGATAATATTTGTTTTGCTCGTTGGCCTAATACTCTTGTTTTCTCATATTTTGTTAAAAACGGAATTGTTTTATGTAAATCATCAATTACATTGTTGTATTTATCACGAATAACAATCGTTAATGATTCTATTTCTTTGCTATTATTAACAAAAGACATAGGATGAAATGTTTCTACATAATTTTTATGAATATCTTTGTTGAATTTTTGTAAATAATTTTCATATTCTTCTTCTTCATCTTCTTCTTCTTCTTCTTCTAATACTGGCTCATCTAATAATATATCATTTTTTGCTTCTTTTTCTATTTCTAAACTTTCATCTGAATCAGAATCATAATTTATATGTTTATTCTCATCTTCTTTCCCTTGAGCTAATTCTTCTTCGCTTTGAGAACTATTACTACTTGTTGTTGAATCTGAATCAGATGAATAATCTTCTTCTCCTTCAAAATACATCTTATATTAATAAATAATAATATATATTTATATATCAATTTTATTTATTGAATATTTGATGTTTTCCATGTAGTATCACAAATACAACATAAATACAAGTATTTTATATTAGTTTCATCATACCGAATATAAATATTTTCTCGTTCTACATCTTCTATATTAGTAGGACATTCTACATTCGGACATTTAATTTTATTATTTCTTGGTAATGTTGGATCTAATTTGGTATATTTATTAATAATATGATTAAATTCATCATGATTATTTTGTAAATTTGTTTTGCTTACAGAGATACCATTTGTAATCAAACTTGTATCTTCATTTCCACAATTACGACAATAATAAACTAATGTATTTCCTTCATCTTCCTTTAAACGAATATAATACATATTACTACAGATAGAACAGAAGTGCATATTTAATATATAATACTATTATTTAATATTTATATTTCAATTTTTAAAATAATTAATGGATAAATCAACTTTTATTAAATCAAATATATCTCATACATACTATTAGTATTATTAAATTGTGAATTATAATTAGTATTATTATTATTATCTGATATATCTTCTATTAAATCAGGTATTTCGTCATCATCATAATCATCATCATAATCATCATCATCATCATAATCATCATTAATATTACTTTCAATTCCACTTAGATTAACTAATCCAGAATTATAACTAAATATTTCACTTACAATCCTTATATTTTCTAATAATCTACTATTACCAGAAATAAGTGTTTCAAAACTTTCACGGCTATTACGACAATATTTTTCATTAGGAAGTAAAGTACTTCTACATATAGGACATTTATTTTCTTGTTGAAAATGAATTAACATACATTCTAAACAAAAAATATGATTACATATTGTAGTACATTTATTTTTTTTTGTTATTTCTTTAAAACAAGTAGAACAATTATCTATCAAACACATACTAATTATTATAAAATATTTTTAAATAATTGTTATATTATAAAGTAAATTTATTTTTTCTTCTAATGAATTATAATTAATCTCCTGTCTTAAATTATAAACATATGTTTTTAATGAAATTGCCGATGGATAAACATTTTGTTTTTCTTTAATAAAAAGCATTATTTGTTCTTTATTTTTATGAAAATGTTTTAATATATTTTCATAAAAAATTTCATATTTAGGCAACATTATTTTTTTATTAACAATATCTATAATTGCGGTATTTATATTAACATAACTAATAATTTCATTATAGGATTTAATGTCTTTATGTGTTTCTCGAATTCCAGGTTCATTTAATAAAGGATCAGTTGTTAAAATAGATTGTAATGTTAATAAAATAGAACGAATTGTTTGAATAGAAGACCATTTTTCTCCTTCCCAAGTATTTAAAATAGATAGACATACTTTTCCATTGATATATAAATTTGGATGAAATCGTATATTTCCATTATTAGTTTCATATGTAAGTGAAGGAGGAGAAAATGGATAATTTGTAGGAAAAGAAAATTCAAACAAATAATATCCTCCAAAATAAGGAGTATTTTCTGGACCTATTATCATTGCGTATCCTTTTAACATATCTTCATCATCATGAATATAAAAAATTCCTTCAGATTCTAATGAATCTTTTTTTATATTTTTTACATCACTAACTAATCTTTTAAGTGTCTCTTTTGAAATAAACACAGACATATTTTATCATATTAACTTATATTTAATACAATTTAATACAATTTAAGTACTCTCTCTTAATTTCTGTAAAAAATAAAAAGCCATTAATGGATAAGTGAATAATTGAGGAGGTTTATTCATTGATCCCGTGGTAGCAGTTAATAGTACTCTTTTATACAGTCTTGTTGAAGGACTAAGAGTAGGTATATTTAAATTTCCAGTTTGTATGCTTCGTTTTGTATTATAAGTGAAAGAATGACTTGGCATTATATTATTATATAATATTTTAATTCTATTAAAATAAAAATGAAATAAAAATAACAGAATATAATAATTAACTAAAGTATGAATATTTATGACGAATTTCTTAAAAGCCATTTTATTAAAAAAACAGTAGGTATACCGAAAGAAATAACGCATACCAAGATAGGTAAAAAAGACTTACAACTGTATGGCGGTTCTTATTCTATTCTTGAAGAAGAAGATTATTCACAATTTATAAATTTGTATTATGATGAAGTAATAAAAAATAAAAGAAAAGAATATATTACTGAAAAACAACTAACGCACAATTCTCCTTTATTAGTAGATATTGATTTAAGATATTCATCAGAAATAACAAGTAGACAACATACTTCAGATCACATATTAGATATGATACAAGTGTATTTAGAAAACATTAAAAAAATATTTGTCTTTTCTAAAGAAACAGAATTTTATATTTATATTATGGAAAAACCAAACGTAAATATTTTATTGGATAAAGATATTACAAAAGATGGAATACATATGATTATTGGTATTCAGATGGACCATACTATTCAATTGTATTTAAGAGAACAGATTATAAAAGAATTGGCTACTACATGGAATAGTTTACCTTTACAAAATACAATCGATCAAGTGCTAGATGAAGGTATTTCTAAAGGTTCAACAAATTGGCAAATGTATGGTTCTAGAAAGCCAGAACATGAAGCATATGAATTATCTTATTTATATAAAATAGGTTATGATGATTCTGATAACGAATTTACTATTTTATTACAAGAAATTAATAAAACAGTTATAAAAAATCATTTTTGTAAATTATGTGCTAGATATTCTAACCATCCAGAATTTCCTATTCAAACTAATTTTGTTTTACCTATTAAAAATAAAAAAATAAAAAATGTTATTCAACTTCCTTCTTCTATATCGAATACGACAAGTATGTTTAAAGACTCTATGGAAGATATTATATCGAAAATAACAAATTTAAAAACATTACATGAAACAATGAATTTAATATTAGATAATTTTAAAGATACAGAATATCATATTAAAGAAATTCATCATTTAACACAAATATTGCCTAAAAAATATTATGAACCCGGTTCTCATTTATTAAATAGAGAAGTATCCTTTGCGTTAAAAGATACACATGAGGATTTATTTTTGTCATGGGTAATGTTAAGGGCAAAAGCGGATGATTTTGATTATGATGATATTCCAAATTTATATAAAGAATGGGTGAATATAAAATTAAAACACAATGGAAGGACAGGACGTTCTATTATTTATTGGGCTCAACAAGAAAACAAAGAAGAATATTTAAAAATAAAAAATAAATCCATTGATTATTATATAGATTTAAGTATAAAAAATTCAACTGAATTTGATATTGCTATTGTTTTGTATCATTATTTTAAAGAAAAATATATTTGTACTAGTATTTCAAATAAAAAATGGTATACATTTCGAAATCATAAATGGGAAGCAGATAACGGACAAAGTTTGAGATTAAATATTTCAACCGAGTTGTATAAATTGTATTCCAAAAAATTAGAACAATTCTTTATTGAATTACAAAAATGTGAAGATGAGAATGCTAAAGAAATATTAACAAAAAATATAAAAAATTTAGGAAGTTTAATGAATAAATTAAAAAAAACAACAGACAAGAACAATATCATGAGAGAGTCTATGGAATTATTTTATGATTCAAAATTTATACGTTTAATGGATGCGAATAAATATTTAATGTGTTTTAGCAATGGTGTTGTAGATTTTAAAAAGAAAGAATTTAGAAATGGATTACCTCAAGATTATATTACAAAATCTACCAATGTACCCTTTTTAGAAAATGATTTAGATAATAATATTATAGAACAAATAAATCAATTTATGAAACAATTATTCCCAGAACCTACTGTTTGTAAATATATGTGGGAACATTTATCTTCTAGTTTAATTGGAGCAAATATTAATCAAACGTTTAATATTTATTGTGGAAGTGGAAGTAATGGTAAATCTATTTTAGCGGATTTAATGTCTTTGTCATTGGGTGATTACAAAGGTACAGTACCTATTTCCTTAGTAACAGAAAAAAGAAATAAAATTGGAGGTACTTCTTCAGAAGTTATACAATTAAAAGGTATTCGTTATGCTGTTATGCAAGAACCATCTAAAGATTCTAAAGTGGATGAAGGAGTAATGAAAGAATTAACAGGAGGTGATCCTATTCAAGCAAGAGCATTGTATTCTGAGAGTGAAATATTTGAGCCTCAGTTTAATTTAGTAGTATGTACGAATAATTTACCAGAAATTACAAGCAATGATGATGGCACATGGAGAAGAATACGTGTAGTACCTTTTATTTCTAAGTTTATAGATGAAACAGATAAATTTTTAGATACAACTTCTCATATCTTTAAAAAAGATAAAGCATTAAAAGATAAATTGCCATTATGGGCTCCTGTATTTATTTCTAAATTGGTTGAAATAGCTTATAGGAAATGTGGAATAGTAGAAGATTGTGAAATTGTATTATCTACTTCTAATAAATATAGAGAAGAACAAGATTTAATTTCTGCTTTTATTCATCAAATGATTGTAGAAAAAAGTGGAGAGGTATTAAAGAAATCTGTATTACAAAAAGAATTTCTAAAATGGTTTCAAGATCAGCAATATGGTACAAGAAAACCGCCTAAGACAAATGAATTAATTCAATTTATGGATAAAATATATCCTAACTTTAAAAAAGACAAAGTATCTTGGAATAATTTATGTATTTGTAATTTAGAACAAGAAGACGATGATACACAAATGTTTCCTTAATTTATAAATTGCTATAAATATGAATAGGCAATTTATTGTAAACTTTTTGTAAAAAATTTACACTATTATTAACTACATAAGAAATATAGTAAGGATAAAAAGCTAAAATAAGCACTATAAAAAATTTTATATAATAAGATATATTATTTTTTTTTATAAATAAAATACATAAAATAATAAAAAAAATATAATAAAAAATATAATAATAATGATAATAATTATGTAAAGAAGTATAACCTTCTAATTCATAATATGATTTCCTAGAATTTAATGTAATTTGGTTTGTTAAATTTCTTGTTATCAATTCTTCTTCTTGTTGGAGCAGTTCATTAGATTGTTCGAATGTTATATTATCAAATCCTTCTAAAAAATACTTAGCATAAGTATTTGGCATTTTTACTTTTGAATACGATTGTAATTCATCCAATTGTTTAATATTGGTTGATATTTTATTGTATTGTTCGTTAAACTTCACTTCTAATTTTTCTTTTTCAATACTTACTTCTTTTTTATATTCTTTTTCTAAAATTTTATTATATCCATTTAATCCGTATTTAAAAGTAAAATAATCTTTTCTGGTTTTTTCATATTCATTAGGCGCTGATTGTAAACTACTTTTTGCTTTATAATAATTTTGTTGTAATTCATTTAATTTTTTTTTTCTTAAGCATTCTCTATCACAAAGATTAATATTATTTATACTATTTATTAATCTAGGCATCTTAACATTAAATATACTACTCATTAATATATAATAATACTATTAAATTGAGATTTGTGTATTATTACTTTTATCCACTATAACTAATCCATCGGAAGAAGAATTATTTGTTTCTTCTTCTGTAGCTGTAGGAGGTAAAGTTTCACATTTTTGTAGTTCATAATTAAATATTTGATTCTCGGAACAATATTTACTACCATTCACATAACATGTCGAATTTGCTTCACTCATATTTCCATTCACTGGCATAGGTTTTATAGGATATTCTAATATCGTTTTGTTATAATTAAAACCATAATTATATTCGTCATAGTTCATATTATCTCGATTATAAGAATCTCTTATCATATATGTAATGACAATAATAGATATGGATATAACAATAATATTTATCCAATAAAATAGATCTGATGGAATAATGTTTTTATTTTTTAAAATAATGGTTATTAAAAAAAAAATACATAAAAAAATAATATATAAAATAATTTTTTGATGGTTTGAATATTGTAAACCATAATAATTATTAATTTCAATTTGTCTCAAACGATTGTATTTTTCTTCATTTAATAAAGCTATTTTTTTCTTTGATTCTTCTATTTCTTTATCAGTCGCAGAAATAGCATTCATTGTTTCATCATATGCTATTTTTTGGGAAATAGAAGTCTGTTGAGCATTTGTATTCATTTCTAAATAATTTTTAATTAAAATATCTTTCACACGAGTTATGGATTCTATACTATTAATTATATTTTCACTATTAGTGGAAGAACTATTTGGATCTGTTAAAGAATCTTCCAAACTTGTATATAAATCACGTAATATTTGAGATATAGTCGATATTTGTTCTAATTGTGTAGATGATTCATCCGTATATGAATTCATTTATATGTAATTATATTTTATTTTTTTATTTTATACAATACTATTATCAATCCTAATAAAATAACTAACAAGGTAATAATTATATAACTTTTTTGAATAACGAATTTTTTTGAATTAGATAATAAAGTATTTAAATAGGTTATATCATTCAGTTGATTTTTATTTTCAAAATTTTCTTTCATAGAATTATATAAAAAATTATTTTCTTTGTTTAAACTTGCGGTATTATTTACTAAATTGGTTGTTTCTTCAAATATACTAGAATCTAAGTTATTTAATTGATTCACTAATTTATCTTTATTATTTAACAAGTTTGTTGAATCTCCCATATTTGGATTTAACAAATTATTACTACAATTATAATTTTCAGTCATATAAATACCATTAAAAATATCAGGAATATAGTGATCCCACGTTAAATTTTGTATACTATTTATTTTAGAACTACAATTGGAGCCATTTGATTTAATCTCAGGTTGACGAATATATAATTGACCTCCTAAAATTGCTTGTCTTTTACCTTTTGGATACATATTACTATTTTTAAAATAACAAACACCACCTACATATTCAAATCCAGCACAATCATCATTTTTATTACACCATTTTTTTCCTTCTGCTGGACTCATATTCTCGGCATATATATCATTACCAACACTATCCCAACCAGGACGCATTATGTATTCATCACCCTTTTCTAATAAATCAGGAGGATATTCTTTACGTAATCCCATAGCATTCACCCATGCTACTTTTCCTACATTATTCGCTGGAGGTAAATTTGTTATTTCATAAACAGTCGATGTGTTATTTAACCCATAATTAATATCATCTACTTTCGCTACACTTTCAGAATATGTTAAAAAAACCAATTCAATTGTTGAAGGATCACATGTTATAGCTAATTTTTTATTAGGCGAACATATACATATTTCTGGTGCTAAATAAACACCTACAAGTATAAAATTTCTTATATAATTTATAGATTCATTTGATTTATCTATTTTATCAGAAAAATCCCATGTATAAAATATTTTAGCATTATCATTTAATTTCGCAAAGTTATCATTTGTAATAGTACAATCACTTAATTTACAAATATATATATAGCCTTCATCAGTTATAATTAATATAGGTATACAGCTTGCGTATTCTTTAGTACAATCTATTGAGCCATATTGTAGCCATGATTCTCCCAGTATATCTTGACTTTTTGGATTACTTCCACAGTTGTATTTTAAAGAAAAATTTTTACCACAACCATAAGCGACATCTTCTATATTTTCTTTAAAGCCATTAGTTCCTATTTGATATGATAAAAAAGTATTTGGTAATTTTAATAAATTATTCGTTTGGTCTCTATATATATCATGAATATAATTTAGTACATTATCAGGTTGTACGTTATACCCTTCAGAATTACAATTTCCTCCCCATGTAGCTTCAACTTCATCTATATTGAAAGTACCGTTATTATAACATTCATCTGTTTTTTCTGTATTATAACTCGCTAAAATGATTGGTTCCGACCACCAATTATTTACTACTTTATATATGCGAAATTCTGATCCAAATACATGTATCAACAGAAGAGGCATTTCTCCAATAATTGCGCTTGACACACTTGAAGAACTATAAACAATATTACCCGCTATAATAGATTGTTTAAAAACACTCATATCGTTGGAGACAACACATTGAGAATTTGTCAAACTTTTATTATAATTATTTAACCCAAAATAACGCATTCCCTCATCTATTGCTCTTGTTTTACATAAATCAAAATTATATAAATTAGAACCATTATCTACATTGGGTATAGTCGATGTATAGGCTCCTTTATAGTCTGTATTATAATCATTTAAATCTCCAATACTATCAACAACTATATTTTCTCCTTCATATCCACATGCTTGACCTGGAATCATCGGAAAAATCATATTAATAAGTTTTGGACTTGTTTCAATTTCAAATAGGTTATTTTTATTTAATTTAACGTTTGTTTTTGGTACATTGGTGGTAGATAAGTTTGTAGGACATCCATTTTTTCCCCAAGTAGTTGATCGATAGTCTACATTTTCCATATAAGGGCGTAAAACGCCTACATTATTTACATATCCAAATTCAGTGAAAGGATCTGAATCATTTGCGTTTAATTCTATTTTTATATTTTTATTTTTTAAAGGATTTTTCACATCTATTCTATTAATTGCTTCTGAATAATCTTTTAACAATTCATCCGTATTGTTGTCATAATCATCTATTTGAGAAATTAAATCAAACCCTTCTTTTTTTATTTTTTCTTTTTTATTTCTATATAAAATACCTTGTTTGATCTTCATATTATAATTTATTAATATTATATTCTTGGTAATATAATTTTTAAAACAAAAATAAGTATCAAAATACACCATAATAAATATCCATAAGGGTTATTAATATTATAACTGGCTAATATAATACATATAATTAATATAATCCAAAAGAGATTATTAGGATTAGATTTATTAGGGATAAACATATTTTTTAAAATCATAATTATTAAAAAAATTAAAAATATCCACATTAAATAATAAGTATTCACATTTCTCATAATAATACTAGATGAATTAGTAAGTTCAGATTCTAAAGATTGGTATTCTTGTTTTTGTTGTTCTAAATATGTTTGTAATTCTTGTATTTCTTGTTTTTGAATATTATATTGATCTAATGTAATTTTATTTTGTTCCAAAGATAATTCATTCTCTTTTAAAACAGTTGTTGTATTCGCATGAATTTGTTGGATAATATATTTTAATTTTGAATTCAATTCACTAATAATTAATAGTTTTCTCTTATTCATAGGTATAATTGTTTCATCCTCCAGTGTTCCTTTGTCTAATGTGCCAGGCGATGTGTAAACAGAACAAGTACTTAAGGAAGAATTAAAAACAGCAGCACTACAATTGCTATTAACACATAAGTCAGCGCATTGACTAGAATTTAATATATCCGTAATTTGGGGATTAGAATTACTAATAAATTTTTTTTTTAAATAAGTATCATGTTCTTTATTTAATAATTCTACTTGTAAAGATCTATATGTCATATCAATTTCTTCGTTACTAAAGTCATTTGTTTTTGTACTCATGTAAATTTTACTTTCTCCATTAAAATTTGTTTCTGTATACAAAGTTATTATCAAGCCATCATAAATATCAATTGATTTTATTTTTTCTGTAAAATATGTTGATAAATCAGGATATTTTCCTACATAAAAAGATTTTGTTAAACCATTTTTTAGTTGAATTAATATTTTTTTTTTAATATTTTCTTGATTTTCTATTTTATATTCTTCAATAGCTTGAAGATATGTCTTGGATAATATTGTATATTGTGAAGATAAATTAGATAAAGAAGAACTCATTATATATATTTATAATAGTTTTTTTTAATCATTCGTTTAATACTTTCTTGAATACTTTTTTGAATATAAAGCGATAGGTTTTTTTCAACATGTTTCCATTGTAAAGAAAGAATATATATTTTTAACATAATATATATTCTTTATTTTCTTTATTATTTTTCTTATTTTTTAATAATTGTTTTTGGTAGTTCTTTTGTTGGAGTTTGAGGAGGCGCTTCAGTCATTTTTGTTATCTCTTCCTGTGCTGTTTTTATATTATTTGAAACATCTTCTTTTATATCAACCATTTTTTGTTTTGTATATTCAATAACTTGTTTTGTATCATAATATTTTCTATAATACCAAATTACACAAATAAAAAGAAAAAACATTCCAATAAACATTTCCCAATTTAACAAAATTTGATAATTATATAAATTCATATTATCAATTTTCATATCATTACTAGCATTTTTTTTATTAAATAAAGCTGGAATTATTTTAGTATAATTATTTGAGCTATCTAATTGAGATAATAATTCATTTAATATTTGATTTGAAATAGTTATATTATCATTAACTTCAGTATTTAATGTCGCCAAATTTTTATTACAAGTATAACTTGCAGCCATAAAGTTGTCATAATTACTACTGAATGTTTGATCGTCAGGATATAATTTGTGATTTACAATAGTAGTTTCCATATCAGACATTAAATTTATAAATGTATTTTTTAAATTTTCTAACTTTTCACTAAATATATTTGCTGAAGTACTAGTCATATATATTATTTTATATTTTAGTTATTGGTACATAATCTATAATATTTTTCTACAATAGAAGATTTATTGGGACGAATAATCTCACAAATTTCACCTGGTTTTATACCTATAACTAACATGACCGGGTCAAAACGAGATATTTCAGGCCATTGAGAATCTTCCATAATATTATACTTTCTTTTAACAATTTCTGTTTCTTCTGAACTTATAATTCGTTGAGGCGGAACTAATGTATGCTTTAAAATATTAAATTGTAATTTTTTTAATGTTAAAACAATAATAAAGACTTTATCTTGCTCCCATACTTGCTTTAAATGATTTTGTATTGTCTCATTCACTTCTTCTTTGGTAATAATCAATAATGTATCTTTCTTGGATAATACTTCTTCTGTATAAAATAAATCTTCTATCATTTCATCTATATAATTAATTCGTAAAGCTTTTAATAAAAAGTATTTTATATAGATTTTTCTAGAGGCATCTGTTTTCGTTAATAACATATCTAATTGTTTTGTAGTATACATAATATTCACTTCACTAATACTAAATCCTAAATAATCAGTTATAATATAATTTTGTGATTCCATTAATTCAAGAATAATATTTCTTGATTTATAAATAGAAGAAATTTCACTGGAAGACATTTGTTATATATAATTGTTTATTTTTAGATTATTTCATTCAATTTTATTTAAAATATTCCAAACATTTTTTTTGTCTTTCTTTTCTTTTTAATATTTTTTTTTGTTTTTTTTTTATGCTCCTTCTCAATTACTGGCTCTTCCATATTTTTTTTACTTTTATGTATTTTATCAGGACGATAATTTAAAAACCATTCTTCAAATTCTTTTAAATTTTTATTGTTTTTTAATTCTTTAAATTTATTTGATTTTTCTAATTTCATTTCTTCAATAGATTCTTGATGTCCGAAGCATGATATAGTAAATCTTTTTAATAATCCTATTTGTTGTAATTTATTTTTTTCTTGTATATCAAATAAAAAAGTTGCCATACATAAAATACGATCTGTATCATAATAAGGTTTATTCGCATACAAAAACGCCAAATAAAAACTTAAAATAGTATCAATTGTAGCTATTTTAATATTTTTTTTATTAACTCGAATAACATTATAACTATGACAAGCTTTGGGTTCATAAATAAACCCTACTGTATCCTTACCAATAACAATTTCATAATTCACACCAATTAATTCTCCTATAGCTTTATGTTTGATAATTGAAACATTTTTAATACCTTGACTTATTAATTCTTCTTTTATATTATCTGCTGTTGTTTTTGGATTTTCTGCTAATATATCAAAATCAGGAATATGTCGAAATTGTTTTTTTATAAAATCTGGCATGTATCTTGAATATAAACTTAACGCATATCCCCCAAAAAATACTACATTTTGACTTGTTAATATGTTTTGAAGTATATAAAATAATTCCTCTTGTTTATATTCATTTTGTGTTGATAACTCTCTTTGAAAAGAAGTATGAAAACATTTTTTATTATACAACGGATAATGCTTATTTAATAATTTTAATCTTTTAAATACTTTTTCCCATCTTGAAACATCTCCGTTGGGTCTAGACAATTCTAAAAACATACTCATGCGTAAATAATTGGGTGGAGCATAATAAATTCCACTTATTTTAATAGCTGTTTTTTTTAAATTAATAAATAATTCTTTGGGAATAAAAGTAATGTCAGCAATAGGCATAAAATTCACAAATACTTTATATGTACCATGATGTTGTCCCGATTTTGCTTCTACTTCAGTGAATCCATTTTTATAATAAATATTAGATAATTCTTTTGCGTCTTCAATTGGATTATATGAAAAGAAATCATAATCGGGAACTTCAATGTTTTGATCGTAAAATTGCTCTGTTTTAGGTAATATATTATTTATAGCTGTACCACCATAACAGATTAGTCTTTTTTGTTGAAGAAAATCTTCTAATAAACTAATAATTTGTTTAATTTCACTTGATTGTGCTACTTTTGCTCCTAATCTTTTTTCTGATTTGTCTACAGACAAACGAATAATTTGTAATTCACAATCTTCTATATTCATATCTTTACAAATACTTGGCTTATTTATATTGTCTTTCATAATATTATAATATAAATTATATTTCTCCACTAACTCCCATGGGAAACGTAACAGGTCGTGGTGCCAAGCTCATACTAGGTTCTAATGGTGGTGGATCTGGATAGGATACTGGTACATATCTTAAATGTAGTGGTTTTAATACAAAAGCATGACCGTAATTATCAAAAAATTCTTCATTTATAATTAACATAGTTGTATTGGTTGTATTATATCTCATTCCTACGCATTGTATTCCTAAAGTCATTGCGGCCGTACTATCCGGACAACTTGGACTATAATTATTATCTGGGATTTCAAATGTCATATATTGCTTATTATGTTCTTTTAATTCTTCTATATCAGGATTAAATTTCACATCATATTCTGTTAAAATATTACAATACATACTATCACTAATTAAATTTACATATTCATAAAAGGGTGTATTTATAAAATAATTGTTTTGCTGGGAAACAACAAAAACAATTTTATTCATGAGTTCATTTAATTTAACTTTTCCTAAATTTTCTTGATATACGGGAATATCTGGACTTGTATTTAATACTTGATATCCATAACTATATTTGCTATCCAATAACCTACTATTACTTATATTATCTTGGACGATTTTTGTTAAAGAATTATACATTTCTGTATTATTGCTTTTAAAACGAATATGAATAAAAATAGGATCCGCTGGATTAGGTGAAAAATCACTAAAAGCATTTTGATTTATACATGATAAAAAGTCTTGAAAAGGAATAGAATTATATGTTTCTTTTTCAAAATAATTATCTGTAGTAGAAGCCGCTATAACTGGTTTATTATTGATCGAAAAAACTTCTACATCTAACCATCTCGTTCCTTGTTTTAATATATCTTTTAACGCACATAATTCAACAAAATCATTTCTATAATTCCCAGGACAACAACAATTATACGCTGACTTTATATAGTAATCTCTTAACGCTAAATTATAAGTATTATCTATAGATACTATATGAGTATTTTTATCTCCAAACATGGTATCGAAATTCGTACAATCACCTTTTTTTTGTGTCGTCGCAGCATAAATATAATATGAGACAGGAACAAGAATCATTAAAAAACAGACTAAATAAATAAATAAAATAGTAATGTTAGAAGTATCTGATTGGACCATATTTATATATTATAACTTAAAAATATTCGCTATATAATTTATAATGGCTGGAGGATTATTAAACTTAGTATCTGTAGGACAACAGAATGTAATATTAAATGGTAATCCTACAAAAACTTTTTTTAAAAGTTCTTATTCTAAATATACTAATTTTGGATTACAAAAATTTCGTGTAGATTTTGAAGGCGCTAAAACATTGCGTCTAACAGAACCTTCTTATTTTCAGTTTAAAATTCCTAGATACGCTGATTTACTAATGGATACTTATGTATCGGTCCAATTACCAAATATATGGAGTCCTATTTTCCCTCCTATTCAAAATAATTATTATAATGGAGAAGTTTCTCAAGGAATGTGGGCTCCTTATGAATTTCGCTGGATAGAAAATTTAGGCGCACAAATGATTTCCGAAATATCTATCACATGTGGAAATACTACTATTCAAAAATTTTCTGGTTCTTATTTATTATCAGCAGTACAAAGAGATTCTATTGGTACAAAAAAAGTGTTATTTGATAAAATGATTGGAAATGTTCCAGAATTAAATGATCCAGCAAATGCTGGAGGACGTGTGAATATGTACCCAAATTCTTATTTTAATAATACTCTCAATGGACCTGAGCCTTCCATTCGTGGTTCTATTTTATATATCCCTATTAATACTTGGTTCACAATGAAAAGTCAAATGGCTTTTCCATTAACTTCTTTACAATATAATGAATTATATATTAATATAACATTTCGTCCCGTTAATGAGTTGTTTCAAATCCGTGATGTATTAGATGAAGTGAATCAATTTCCATATGTATCACCCAACTTTAATTTGTTTTATATGCAGTTTTATCGATTTTTACAACCTCCTCCTGATGTTGAACTAGGAGTTGATTCTTATTCTGATTTAAGAGTATTGTGGAATGCGGATATACATTTAAATTGTACCTATTGTTTTTTATCCGATCAAGAACAAAGATTATTTGCTTTACAAGAACAAAAATATTTATTTAAGCAAGTTCATGAGTATCAGTTTTTTAATGTAACAGGATCAAATCGTGTTAAATTGGATTCAGTAGGTCTTGTTTCAAGTTATCTTTTTTATTTTCAAAGAAGTGATGTGAATTTAAGAAATGAATGGAGTAATTATACAAATTGGCCTTATAATTATTTACCGAATGATATTGTACCTGCTAAAGCAGAAGGAACTTATCCTATCGTACGAAAAAATGGTGATAGTTCCACACAAGTATTAATAGGACCTGGTGTGAATCCAAATGGATTGTTAACAGGATGGATGATTACTAGTAATTACTCATTTGAGAATGAAAAAGAAATATTAGTTTCACTAGGAATTTTATTAGATGGGGCTTATCGAGAAAATACACAACCAGCAGGAATATTTAATTATATAGAAAAATATACTCGCACTTCAGGTAATGCTCCTAATGGATTATATTGTTATAATTTTTGTATTCATAGCAATAATTTAGATTTACAACCTTCTGGTGCTATTAATATGAGTCGATTTAATGTTATTGAATTTGAAATTGTTACTGTAATTCCACCATTAGACCCATTGGCCCAAACATTAGCTATTTGCGATCCCTTATCTGGAGGTATTATTGGTGTAAATAAACCTACTTGGAGAATATATGATTATAATTATAACTTATACTTATTTGAAGAAAGATATAATTTATTAACTTTCATGTCTGGCAACTGCGGGTTAACTTATGCTACTTAAACATATTTTTTTATAATAATATAATGTTCGATCTTATTATTATATGTTCTAATTTGAAAATAGTATTATGATTAATAATACTAAATTAAATAATTTGGTTCATCGTGAATCATGAAAAGTAATAAAAGTCTTTGAATAAATAAGTAGGAATGGATAGACCGCTTGCATCTATAAAAGTAATATGTTTATAAACTTTTCCTTTATCTAAACTTATGCGCTCTATCATCTCTTTATCTTCTTCCTTTTCTACAATTAATTCGTCCCAACCAAAATTTATTATTTTTCCTTTCCACGGCTTATGAGTTCCATTTATAAAATCCTTGAAGCTTTCAACATCAAATATATATTCTTCGCCAATTATTAGCTCTTTACAAGGCTCAAACCAAATGTTTTTATCTATATACACACAATTATTGTCTATATCATACACTTGAGCCTTCCAACAAATTGACTTTATCTGTTGGTCTGTTTTTGTTTTGATTTTTATATAAGCTTTGTAATTGCTTGATTCTTTACAAAAGAAGAAATGAACTCTTGAGACATAGCCAATAGAAGATAATAATTTTGTTAAGAATTCTTCGTTATCTTCTACAGAATAAATAGATTTATAAGGCACATTGGAAAGAATATATATGGAAAAACTCATTTTATTTTATCATAATACATAATTTATTATAAAAAAATGTTTTCAATTTTTTTATAATATTATAATTACAAATTAAAATTCAGGCACATGTTTTTTAAACAAACATCCTTGAGAAGATAAATTTTTTATATCATTAGTTACCATTGTCGGATTTTGAAAATTACAATTATTCAACCATATTTTTATTATACAAAAATTTTTTTTGGGTGAAATAGTTATTCCTGTAATACTATTATTAAAGGACTCATTTGTACTAATAGAATTACCTACTAATAAATATGTTAATTTTTTCCAAACATCATAAACATATTTATTAGTTATTTTATAAGAAAAACACCCACCATTTCTATTTTGTGGATCTTCCCATGTTGGAATTATACCTTCTTTCATAATAAAGAACATACAATTTTTTACTAACTCTTCAGGTAATAATTGAATGATTGCGACTACTTGTTCGACTTTTTCAAATCTACAAATATTTTTATAACTTTTAGAAGTCCAATCAGGATCTTGCGGAAAATGAGCCCACAATATCCATCTATCTTTTAAAATATAAGATTCTTCCTTTATTTGTTCCATGTTTGAAGAAATATCCATGTTATATATAAATTCAATTTTTTATATACTTATTTTAATTCATATTTATTTTCATGAAACAGAATTGTATCTTTAATTGTTAAATTATTTATAAATTTACATTCGTTGTCTATAATTACCAATTCATAATTTAAAATAGGTTCTTTTATTTGTAAATATTTGTAAGCATAATACTTTATAAAATTATGGTTTATTTTATTACCTACAATATAATAATTATAATAAAAATTTTGTAATTTTATTTCATATTCTTTTTCATTTATATATATAACTATTAAGCTAAAGTTAAATTTACATATATTTAATCCTATATCTCTATGATGAGGCAATGCACTCTTTTTAATCATAAAAGACATGGTAAATTTTGAATACTCTTTTTTATTATCTATCAACATACATTTTCTATTATCTTCAAATACCAATAGATCAAATGTTTTATTTGATATATCTATTCCTTGTAAATCTTTATTTACGTATTGATTGGATATCTTTCTATTCTCAAAAATAACTATCTTATAGTAATCTGAATAATACAAATCATAAATATATTCCATTACCATCAATATTTTGATTTCTATAAAAGAATAAACTTTTAAATAAAACATAAAACATTCTAGAAATAAATTATGAAAGTACATAAATTATTAAACCTATAATTTTTAATTTGTTTTTATAATTTATTTATTCATCCAGATGGGCTTCTCCATCTTTAAAGTACCCTACTTTTTTCCCTACTTTATTCATTATATTCTCATAAATATCTCCTTCTTGTAAATCATTGGTATAATAATTTGTATCGTCTAATTCTACCTCAATCATCTTTTTTATTAATTTTACATCTTTCTTTTTTACTTCTACAACTTCTTCCTCTTCTTCCTCTTCTTCTTCCTCATCTTCCTCTTCTTCCTCTTCTTCTTCTTCTTCTTCCTCTTCTTCTTCTTCTTCCTCTTCTTCCTCTTCTTCTTCTTCTTCCTCTTCCTCTTCTTCTTCCTCCTCCTCTTCCTCTTTTTCTTCTTCTTCTTTAGTTTTTTTATCCTCTTCTTCCTCTTCCTCTTCCTCATCATCATCATTCACTTTATTAAAAACAATATCTTTATTCATAAATAATTTACTTAATTGTGGTAGTAATGTTTGTAATTGATTTGATTGATTACTTTCATTAATAATTAATTTTACGTTTTCTTTGTATTCTTTTTCTTCTGTTTCATTTTGTTCTCTTTCTTCTTTATCTTGTTCTTTTTCTTCTGTCTCATTTTTTTCTTCTTTTGGAAAAGTAAATAGTTTATTCACTTTTTTTTGTAATTGTTTATTATATTTAGCCAAGTACAATAAATGAATTTGTTTCATAATGCTTTCTTCTAATAATTTTAAATCGGTATTCATTTCATAATAATATATTATTGATTTTAATATGATTTAAAAAATTATTTATTTATTATTTATGGACGATTTATCAGAAAATGAACTTATTCGAATAATTTGTATTCAAACCAGTTATACAAAAGAAGAAGCAAAAGAAAAATTAGTGTTATTTGATAACAATCATATTTCAGTAATAAAAGATTATTTAAATGTTCCTATTGAGAAAAAAAAACCTATTGAGTCAGTAAATCAAGAAATTTATAAACAAATACGGTATAAACTAAACGAATCTATAGATATAATTAATAAAATTAATTATGAAAAATTAAATCAAGATAATTTTTAATATCTTTGAATAATATGAAAAATCAAACTAAAAAAAAAAAAATAAAACATAACAAAACTAAAAAAATAAACATGGAAGATGATTTTTATACTTATATAAATAAAAATTGGTTAAAAAATTATACAATACCATTAGACCAAAATTCTGTTAATTTATTTTCTATATTACAAAAAAAAATAGATCTTCAATTATTAGAAATAGTTAAAAAATGTGAAAAAAATCCTAAAAATATACAGGAGAAAAATCTTGTAAATTTATTTAAAAGTTGTATTACTTATAATAAACCTTTGGCAAAACAACAATTATATTATTTTATTCAAACATTGAATGATTTAATACAAAAAAAGAATATATTCGAATTTATTACATGGATGATTCAATCTGGATTTAAACTACCTTTTCAAATACTTGTTAGTAATAATATATATAATTCGAAAAAAAATATATTAAATATCGTTCATGGCGAGTTTAGTTTTAATAATAAAAATATTTATTTAAAAAATAATAAAGTATACAAACATTATAGAAAAGAATTTTTATTATTTTTAAAAATAGTATTTTATATAGTTTTTGGTAAAAATCATTCTTTTCAAGTAGAAAATATTTTAAAAGTAGAAACGGAAATGGCAAAATATTTATATTCTTCAACAGAAGATAATCAGTTAGAAAATAAATTAAATTTTTATTCTGTCTCTCATTTACATAATTCATTTCATTTAGATTTTTCAAAAATATTTCATAATTTAGATATTAAATATGATAAAAAAGTTCAAGTTGATAATCCAAGATATTTAAAAAATATATCTAATATGTTTTTACATAAATGGGATTCTAAAGAGTGGAAAGAATATTGGATATATCAAATTATAAAAGTGTATTCATCATTAGATAAAAGTATAAATGATGTATTTTTTAATTTTTTTGATGTAATACTTCAAGATAAAAAAAAGAGATTTCCTATAAAAATTACTTGTTTAAGTACAATTAATAGCTACATGAATATTTATTTAAATCAATTATATTTACAAAATCATAAAAATGAAAAAGAAATAAAATATTGTATTTCATTGGCAGAAAAAATAAAATTTGTTTTTAAAGAAAGATTAGAAAAAAATACTTGGCTAGAAAAAAAAACAATTGAAAAAGCTCTTTTAAAATTAAGTAAAATAAATTTTGTTATTGGTTATAAAAACAAATGGAAAGAAGAAAAAGAGTATAATAAACTTATTTTTTCTATTAATGATAAATATGGAAATTATAAAAAATTCATTGGAATTTATTTATCTAATATAAATAAAGAATTAAATGAAACCAATAAAAATAATGTCTGGGTTAATAATGGAGTAAATTTATATGATGTGAATGCTTATTATAATGGCATGAGTAATGAATTAATCATTCCAAATGCTATTTTACAACCACCTTTTTTGGATTTAAGTAAATCATTTGAATATAATTTGGCTTTTATAGGAAGTACATTAGGTCATGAATTAATTCATGCATTTGATGACGAAGGTTGTAAATTAGATGATTTAGGAAATTATATTAATTGGTGGACGGTATCAGATAAGCAAGAATATAAAAAAAAACAAAAAGAAATTATTGTAAAATATGAAAAAATGGCAAAATTAGATAATATTCATCTAGATGGTAAATTAAGCTTGGGTGAAAATATAGCAGATATTTATGGTGTATTAATTTGTGAAGAAGTACTTGAAAAAGAATTAATCCAACAAAATATATTAGGAAAAGATCAAATTTCTCATTTCAAACAATTTTATGAATATTATAGCAGTTCTTGGAGAAATAAAATAAATAATAAATCATTACATGACCGAATTTTAAATGACGTTCATTCTTTATCTAAATATAGAGTGAATGGAGTTTTACAGAATTCAAAAAAATTTCAATCTATATATGGTTTAAAAGAAGAAAATAATATGTTTAATAATACTTTTATTGAAATATGGTAAGAAATGATTTAAATATATAATACAAATAAATATAATGGATTATTTATTAAAAGAAAGAGAAAATATATTTGTCTCAAGTTATATAGAAACAAATAACCAAAGCTATATTCATCAAATTTTGAAAGAACATCAATTAGAGCCATTAGAACCACAAATAAAAAAGAAAATAATTTATATATTACCCTTAAAATCGTTGTGTAATCAATTATTTCATTATTATTGTGAATATTATAAAGGTATGATAAGTGTTGGTATTATAACAGGAGAAAGAAGATGTAATATTGATTCCGATTTAATTATTATGACTCCTGAAATCTTATTACGTTTATTGTATCAAAACGAAATTCAAAAAGAAGATATTGATTTAATTATTTTTGATAAATTTCAATATATAAACGATCATGAAAGAGGAAAAAATATTGAAGAGTTATTAAATAATATTTTACCATTTATTCAAACGGTTATTTTTTCATTGCCTTTTTCTAATATAGATTTTTTAGTAAAGTACTTGGGAAATATAAGTAGATATCCATTTCATGTTATTGAAGATAAAGAAAAAGAGAAATTAACACATTATTTATATTATGATTTACATCCTAATTATTACAATTCATTGCCTATTTCTAATACGCAAAATGTATTACAACGAATTCAAAAATGTATTCCATTAACGGATGAAGTTATTTCAAAAGTATATTATGATATATATAGTTTTAAATCATCAAACGGGTATGTGAAGAGAGATTATCTAATAAATCACGTATTGCTAGAATGTAAAGAAAAAGATATGTTTCCTGCTGTTTGTTTAATATTGTCTAGAAGAAACTTAGAAAAAACAGTAGAAAGTATTCGTATTTCTTTATTAAGCGAAACTGAAAAAGAGGAAATAGAAGAAGTATGTTTAAGTATTTTAAAGAAACTACCAAATTATACAGACTATACAAATTTGGTAGAATATAAAATATTATTAAAGTTATTTAAGAGAGGTTTAGCCATTCATCATGCTGGAATGATTCCGATTTTTAAAGAATTAGTAGAAATAATGCTTCAAAGTAAATATATAAAAGTAGTTTTTTCTACCGAAACATTTTTTACATCTACATTCCAATCGGTAAAAACAATTTTATTAACAGAAAATGTAAAATTTGATGGTTCAGAAGAGAGAGTATTAAATTCTAGTGAATATATATCTTATTTTCAAAGAATACATGATTATGAAGGTAATATTATACATTTGCCAAATAGTTATTCTTCATTAGATTTGGATTTTTTTCAATTGAAAACATTTGAAAAAGATGTTTGTTTTTCATCCAAGTTTTATGAAACAGTTCCTTTTGCACTTCAAAATAGATCATCGGAAGATTCTTTAAATAAAATGTTAATATTGAAAGGATTTATAGATGAAGAAAATAGTTTAACAACAAAAGGAATCATTGCGAGTAAGATAACAGAAGTATTCCCATTATTCATTGCTGAATTATTTAGTGATATAATTGATTTATCCGGAAAGAAGTTAGTATGTTTACTTTCATGTTTTCTTTACATAAATACAAATATATATGTACCTTTTCATTTTTCTAAACCATTAGAAAAAGATTTAGTATCTATTATTGGTAAAGTGAATATGATTATGGATGAATACGAAATGTATGGGATTCAAGATAAATATTATTTCTATTATTATTTATTTAAATATGTTGATTTATGGTATGATGCGACAGATGAAGTAGAATATAAAATAGTGTTAAGTATAATAAAAAGAGAGAAAATTATATTTGTAGGAGATTTTATCAAAGCGGTATTAAAAATTATGAGTATTGTTATGGAATTGAAAGAACTTGCTATAAAATTTGATAGAGATTTTGAATCAACTTATAACGATATTCATTCATCGTTATTAAAAAATATAGTAAATAATTATTCTTTACATATTTAATATTTTTTACAAATACCAAATGTTTTTCGATGATATTTACTGATTCCATGTATTTCAATTCCTTGTAAATGTTTTTTTGAACCATATCCTTTATTATTTTGTAAATCATACTTTACTATTAAATCTGGTTGTTCTTTACATAAATCTTCTATATATTGATCTCTACTTGTTTTAGCTAAAATAGAAGCAGCTGCTATATTAATATTTTTATTGTCTCCACTAGTTATACATTTATAAGAAAAATACAAAGGCTTTTTTAATTCTTTGTCATATAAAAATACAGGCTTAAAATAACTACCATCTATACACAATAATATATTATTAACATCTTTTATAGATAATTTTTCAATTACTTTTAATATAGCTATATGCATGGTATCAATTGTAGCTTGTAATATATTTAATGTATCGATTGTGTATTCATCGGCATATTCAACAGCCCAAGCTAGAGCATTTGTTTTAATAAAATCGGCAACTTCATTTATTTTTTTTTTTGAATGAAATTTTTTACTGTCTTTTATATTTGAAAAATCTAAAGAAGAGTTTTTAGGCATAATTACAGCAGCACAATAAACTCTACCGAATAAAGGGCCTCTTCCTGCTTCATCCACTCCAATTTCAATAATTGTTTCATCAGTTTCAAAGTTCAACATAATATATTATATAAAAATTTATATAATATATTTTCACATTATAAATTATGAATAAAGTATTAATTATATTTTTAATAGGACTATTGATTTTAATACTTTGTATTTATTATAGTAAAAATTCTAAAAGGGAAGGGTTTGTAGCTGGAGATGGTAATTTTCCCAATTTTGAAATACAAAAAGATAATTCCTATTTAGGTGAAGAATATATTCATAACGCATCTAGTACTAGTGTATATCAATGTATGCAACAATGTGAGAGTTTGGAACCTCATTGTACCGGAGGAACTTATGCGAACACTACAAGCGATTCAGAATGGGGTGATGGATGGTGTTGGATCCAAAATGGTTATGGAAAAGGTTTCGTATACGACCCGGGTTATGGGGCTGATACAATAGGTCCAGATGGTAATCAGACTGCTAAAGCTGTATATGGGTTTCAATATTTTCCATTAGTTAATGATGGCCCAAAAGGTGATAAAGGTGATAAAGGAGACCCAGGACCACAAGGACCACAAGGACCCGAAGGACCACAAGGACCACAAGGACAACCTGGGTCTATAGGACCACAAGGACAACCTGGGTCTACAGGACCACAAGGACCGCCAGGCTCGGATGGCGCAGTTGGATTAACGCCACCTCCACCACCACCACCAGGACCCAATCCTCCACCCCCACCACCACAACCAAATCCAAATAGATGGAATAATTATAATCCTACAAATCAATTAAACTACAATATTCCTACTTCAAGTATAACATATGGAACCTATAACCATTATTTAGGTGTTGATTTACCAGTTATATTTTATGGCCCAAATAACCAAACATGTAAAGTTGTATATAAAAACAATACATATTATGTAATTGTTACAGATGCGAATAGCCAAACAACTGTATATTCTTTAAATGAAAATAATAATAATTTAAATACAACTGATATAACAAGTTTAACTTTTTATGGAGATAATGGTAGTTATGTAAAGATAATTAAAAAGAATAACAAGTATATAATAGTAGTAGTAGATAAAAGTAATGTAGAACAATTATTTTATGACTATAATTTTTATGCTAGTCAACCAAGTAATTTTATTCAGGATAATATATCTCAAGCAATAGAAGATAATATTACTCCACAAAATAATGATAATTATGAATGTGATAATAATAATAACAATAATAACAATAATAACAATAATAATAGTAAATTATCCATGCCACCCGATAGAGATTTATATATGTTAAAGTCTGAAATTGTTACTCCCACATGCCCTGTATGTAAAGAATCTATTAATTACAATAAACAATCTAGAAAAAATAACAATAACAACAATAATAATAATAATAATAATTATAATAATAACAATAATGAATTAATAACAACAACACCACCAGAGAAATGTCCTCCATGTCCTGCGTGTGCTCGTTGTCCTGAACCATCATTTGAATGTAAAAAAGTTCCTAATTATAAATCAACAAGCAATGATTATTTGCTTCCTGTTCCTGTATTAAACGACTTTAGCAGTTTTGGAATGTAAAGGAACAATGTTTAATTTACATTTGTACTTTTTTCCTTTTAAGGGGTTAGTACATCCGTGTTCTTTTTTTGTTTTATTTAAGCATCTAGCTCTATAATTTTCAAATTTATTTCTTACCATTTTATAAGTTAGATTGCTTTTTTTATGTAGCATTTTATTCACATCTTCATGTAAATCATAGACATATTTAGAGAATGTATTTCTATTTTCCATTTTTGCCATAGTTAAAGGAAATTTTTTAAGATTTTTTTTTAAATTAATTCGACAATATTTACAAGGTAAAACATAAGTTAAATTTAAAATAAAATCTCTATACTTTTCTTTATCTAATTTTGTAGGCTCAGTTGGATAATTAAAAGAAATGGTATGTAAAAAAAACCACATACAAGGACCCCATACTTTTGTTAACATGCCATCGCTACTATTTAATTCTTCTTCTGTATATAACATTATATAATATAAATATAATATTATAATCAATTCGTTTTAATAAAATAACTTATTTATTAAATATATATTATGGATATAACGAAATTAAAAAAATATTTTAAATACAGTTTAATTATTTTTATTATTATAGGAATTATATTGGGAGGTGTTTATTTTTTCTATTATAATAAAATAAAAGAAAGCTTTAAAACTAATAATGAGTTGATATACGATACAGGAGATAAGAAAGAAGCAAAAGTATGTTTTTTTCATGTGGATTGGTGCCCTCATTGTAAAACAGCTTTACCTGAATGGAATAAATTTAAAGCAGAAATGAATGGAACTCAGGTAAAAGGCTATACCGTACAATGTGTAGAATATAACTGTACGAGTGAATCCGCAGAAATAACAAGTTTAATCGATAAATATAATATTGAAGGATATCCAACAATTAAATTAATTAAAGATAATGAGGTTTACGATTATGATGCGAAACCTACCCATGCTTATTTAAAACAATTTTGTTATACTATGATTTAATATTTGTTAAAAACAACGTTCCTATTTCAACCCCTTTATCAAAAAATAATTGTCTTTTTTCAAATGAAGATAAAAATTCAATAACATATTTTATATCTTCATCTATAGAACATTCATATATAATTTCATTTTTGAATCTTTCATTTAACTGATTATTCTTTGTAATGTTATACATAACAATCGACGATAAATAAGCAAAAAAATTCGTATCTTTTGCTACCGAATAATTTAACTTACTATAATTGATTTTAAAGGAAAAAATATTTTCTTCTTTATAATTTTCCAACGCATATTTTATGGGATAATTCGATTCCATTCCTCCATCAATATAGACTTCTTCATTCCATATAAAAGGTTTAAAAAAAATAGGAACACAACAAGACATATAAATTGCTTTGTATAAAGGTAAATCGGGAAAATTTATGTAATTTATTTTTACTGTTTCACATAGAGTAAAATTAAAACTAAAAAAATTTATTTCAATTTTGGTTATTTCAAAAAAATCTTTTAAAGAAATGTCTTGAGGTAAATCTAACGCATCTAATATAGGTTTTATAAATTGTAAAGAAATATTCTCATCATATATTCCATTTGTATCAAATAATTGAAATATATGAGTAGATTTTATTTCAAATATTTTATCCCAAGGTCTTTTAATCATATAATCATTAATTGTATCCCAATCTAAATTAACTGCTATTAATACGGCTATAACCGTACCAATTGATGTCGCATATATACTTTTAACTTTTTTTCTATCCCAAAATTGTTCTTTTTCTAAATGATATAACGCTCCTAATTCAATAAATCCGAGATGTCCTCCACCTGATAAAACTAAACATTCAATTTCCATTTATTTTCTTTTTTTATGTTTTTAATATATAAAAAAAATAATAAATAATAATATGTCAAATATTTTTACTTTGGAAAATATAAATGATGATTTTTCAGAAAAACTTAATATAGATGAACTTTATAGTAAAAAACAGGAGAAAGATTTAAAACAATTGGAATTATTTAATAAACTGTTAAATCGTATTCATGTTAAAATCAGAACAACCGCAAAAATGAGTATGGATCAGCCTTATTGTTGGTTTGTTGTCCCTGAAATTATTATTGGCGTACCTAAATATTGTCAAGCTAATTGTATTGCTTATTTAATGGATAAATTACAAGATAATAAATTTGAAGTAAAATATTATCATCCTAATATGTTATTTATTTCATGGGCGAAATTTGTACCTTCGTATATTCGAACAGAAATAAAGAAAAAAACAGGTATTATAGTGAATGAAATGGGAGAAAAAATTGAAGAAGAACAAGTACCTTCTTCGATGCCTGAAACTTTTATAATAGATAAAAAGAAAAAAGAAAAAAAGACAGATTCTTCCTTCAAATCTATTAACACTTATAAACCCTCGGGTAAATTTATGTATGATGATTTATTGTTTTCTACGAATAAAGAATCATAATTATTTTTTTTTATTCATTAAATTTTTCACATATAAAAAAATAAAATATAAAATTAATACTACACAAGCAATAAGAATAATAATATTCACTGCTTTCATTATTTGGCAATAATACGATGTATCTGACGCATTACATACAATAGTAGTTCCTAAAAATCCAAATACACCACTTCCAAACATACCAGAACCGGAAGTTTTAGCCATATAATATAAATAAAGAAAGAATTATATATTATCAAAATCATTTCCCAAGTTTCCAATATTTTCTCTTTCACATTATTACATTTTTTTTTTAAAAGATGATATATTTTCCAAAATTTATCATCTTTATCCCTGGAAAAACATTCTATTAATATATTATTATTTGATTTAAATAATGATATTTTAATTGATGTATGAATCTTATATCTTTTATCTATAATTAACCAATAATGGTCATAACGATCAAAATATGGGTTATAATCTAAAAGTATTGTGTAAATATATTTATATAGTACTTCATATTCATAAGATGAATAAAAAGAAGTAATATTATTTTGGTTAGACAAATTAATATTGCGTAAAGTGAAGGGCGAAGGAATATTATATTCTAAATCAGAAGGAATAATTAAAGATAATTGTTCTAGTTTATGTTCTTCTTTAATACTTAGTGTTGCTTCTTGAAATAAATCTATTTCAGAAGGTACCGGTAAAATTTTAATAGATTTGAATATACCGAAAAAATATTGAAAATAGCTCATTTATTGTTAAAGTTTATATAAATATTAAATAAATTCAATTTTTTCTACGTGTTCTTCTTCTTTTATTTCTTGTTTTTCGTTTGCTTTTTCTTTTTCCTGCTTTTTGTATTAATTTATAAGGATTTGTAGAACTAGAACCTGTAAAATTAATATTTTGATTATTAGCTAAAGGATACGCATTTGTAAAATAATATTGACCCATATTATATTCTAGGAATAAAAGTTTCTCCAATAGCATTCATTGTTTCCAATTTACTAATTGTCTGGCTTAAATTATTTTTGCTATTAGTATTAAACATGAAATCCATATTAGGGTGTTTTTCATTTTTTTTAATTTCTTTATAAATAGTATTTATTTTTTCTATTATTTTATTCATTTTTTCTTTGTCTTTAATAATTTCTTCTTCAAAATAAATATTTTCAATTAATAGCTCTATTGCCATGTATAATAAATATTTTTTTTTCTTATTACAAGATGTTGTATATTTTAATATAAATAATTCTAATAAACTATTCATTATTTTTTCTATTAAAGGACCTTTTTCTTTTGCTAAATAAAGAAACATTTCCCATAAAATCCAAATTAAATTTAATTGATATTTTGCTTCTTTACAATATAATCTTCTTACCATTTTATATTTTGATAAACAATCAAATTCTATTAACCATTCTAACCAATAACAAGCTAATAAATTATTTTTTTCCTCTGTTAAATGATATGCTAATTCATTCAAAGCAATATAAATTTCTTTAGGATCTCCTTCTTGAAAAATGATTTCTCCAAAGTGAATATTAGGAGCTTTCATTTTAATAGATACAATGGATAAATCAAAATCTTTTTTATTTATTTTTATTTCTTCAAAAGTATGTTTTTTCTTACTTTCTGCTAAAATATAAATAATTTCCGCAAATAAATTTCTTATTTTCATATTATTTCTCATAGATAATTCATATTTAATATATCCATTTCGATATATTTGTTTAAAAGCATTTAATTTTAAATGTAAATAAATAGATAGTTTAGGATTAGCCAAGTGTATATGTTTTGAATAAAATAAAATAATACATTCCCATAAATCATTGTACTGTCCGGCACAAATAAATTCACAAGACCAATAAAAGGAAGCTTCTAATTGAGAGTTTTTTAAACATGAAAACAATTCTTTTTTTACTTCTGTTTTTTTAAATTCAGAAAATGTAATAGCTTTAAAATCTTTTTCGGTTCTTATATCATTAATTTCTATTTCTAACATATAATAAAAAATATACAAAAAAAAATACTATAATACATATATGAATAAATTTAAGAATATTTTTAACAAAAAATTAAATATATTTTTACTTTTTCTTATTATACTTGTTATTATTATTGTTATATTTAATTATTTTCCTGAAAAGAATATAGAAAATTTTCAACAGTCTTCTGAAGGATTTTCAAGTTATAATAATTCAAATTTATATGATGACTTTTACTCTAATATATATGACAAATTAGTTTATTCTAAATTAAAAAATAACTTTGAAGTGGGACAAATTATAAATTCTACAAAACCTGACGAGCACAGCTATATTTTAGATATTGGTTCTGGTACAGGTCATCATGTGAATTTATTTGAAGAAAAAAATATCAAAGTAATAGGAGTAGATAGTTCAAAAGATATGATTACTTTTTCAAAGAAAAAATATCCTAATTCTAAATTTCAAAAAGGAGATATGATGGATTCAATGCTTTTTTCACCAAATACTTTCACTCATGTTTGTTCTTTTTACTTTACTATTTATTATACTAAAAATAAATCATTGTTTTTTCAAAATTGTTATAATTGGTTAAAACCTGGAGGATATTGTATCGTTCATCTTGTGAATTCAGATATGTTTGATCCTATGTTAAGCAATCCATTATTATACGTCTCACCACAACGTTATGCGAAATCTCGATTAACACAATCAAAAATAGTTTTTGATAATATGACTTATAAAAGTAATTTTGAATACAAACCACAAGAAAATTTAGCAATTTTTCATGAAAAATTTATTCATAAAAACAAAACAAGAAAAAACGAGCATACCTTATATATGGAATCTTTAGAAAGTATCGTTCAAATAGCTCAACATCAAGGATTTATTACACAAGGAATTGTTGATTTAATTGCTTGTAGTTATGAATATCAATATCTATATATATTTGTAAAACCAAATTAAATTTTCAAAATAAATAATAAGTTTTTTAAATTATTATTTATTAAAATAGAAGAGGGTTGTTTCGATCAACCGTCCTTTGGATTATGAGCCCAACGCGCTGCCTCTGCGCCACTCTTCTACAAATATATATATTATATTTCTTTTAAGTATTTTTTTTAATAATAAATTTATATATATAATGCCAAGAGTACAACCAGAATCTATGCCTATCGATAATAGAGTATATCCGTTTATATATAATCATGAAGAGAATGATGAAGATGAATTTAGTGGAGAAAACCCAATGAAGTCCAGTGAGAAAAGACCACCTTCTTTACCTTCTTTACTTGTTCCAAATGATCAAGACTCTTCAGACATTTATGAAAATAAAGGGACACCCTCAACGGTACCCAACTCTCCAGCATCGGCATTAGTTAGTGAGGATGAAGAATATCCTGATATTCCTGTTAAAAGCAAAAAACCCTCTTTAACTAGTCGCTTTATTAACATGTTTAAAAAAAAACCCCCAGTTGCTACAGTAAAAATTGTTGGCAGTATTAAAATAGGTGAATTTAAAAAAGAGTCTTTTGAAAATTTTATTGATACATATCCACATCTAGAAACTGTAGAAGGATTTAAAAGTATTATGTATGCTTGGGAAAGGTCAATAAAAGTATTACGTAGTGATATTAGTGGTACTAAGCCCTTAATCGATATAGCAATACTGATTCAAAATCATATTAATTCAGTATATTCAATTTACAATAAATTAGATAAAACAACAACTCATACTCCTCTTACTATAGAAAGATTACCAGGTTTTCTTAAATTTATAAATTTAGAACTAGAATATTGTTATGGTTGGGATATTAGTGAATTTGAACCAATAGAATCAGATGATCCTAGAGTAAGATTAGAACAAATAGAAAATGAAATTCCCTATCAAATATTAATATATATTTATTTTATTATTATATTATTTCGGTGGGTTTCTCGAAAGTCTGATGAGGCGGTACCTAAACTGTTTGAAAATGAAAAAATACAAGAATTATTTGACTACTTAAATGGTACTTATAGTCTTAAACATTCTAATACTTTTCATATGCCTAGAGATATTGCAACCAATTTTCCAAAATTAAAAAACAGTTTGGATGTTTGTGAAGAAGCTTATCAATTTCATAAACCTACAAGCTGGCATATTTTAGGTGGAAAAACACAAAAAATAAAAAACAAAAAACAAAAAACAAAAAACAATAAACAAAAAAATAAAAAAACAAAAAACAAAAATACAAAAACAAAAAAACAAAAAACAAAAAACAAAAAACAAAAACACAAAATCTAAGACGAAAAAGTTAAAACACTAAAAAGGAACCATTCTCATAATTTGTCTTGATTTTTTATTCATGGATTTCACTTTACTAGGTCTTATTTTACTAGCATTTCTTTTACTAACCGTTCTTCTTCCTTTATTCGCAGACCTTCTTTTATTAATTGTTCTTTTACTTTTTAATACTATTGTATTTCTTCTTGTATATTTATGAGAAATTTCCTTTTGTACGCTTTTATATATGATATTTTGATATTGTATATATGAATTACAATTACTTATTACATTTGGTAATGTAGCTATAGTTGGCGAATATTGTGTTAATAATGATAGAGAAATAATTTCTAAACTAAGAAATATAGGCTCAAATATTAAATCATAATTAGTAAACATAATATTATTATTTAGGATCTTATCATTACCTCCTCCCCATATATTAAACCATCCTTTTTTAGGAGGTTTATAACCTTTATCTTTAAAAAGATTTTTAGCACGTTCTTGTTCTGCGAGTGAGGCTATTACAGGTTTATCCGGAATACTCCACGCATCAGATTTACTAATTTCTCTTTCAGCTAGCCTATTTAAGATAGATTCGTTATCATCAGCAAAAAGGGTTGGTTCTTCAGGTTGACTTTTAACTGGTTTCGAAGGATTAGCAGGTTTCTTTTTAAAAAGATTTCTAGCACGTTCTTGTTCTGCTGGAGAAGCTACAATAGGTTTTCCCTGTACTACCCATTCATCTGTATTACCAATTAGTTCCTCAATAGGATTAGCTTGAATAACTTGTGTAGCATTATCTGCTGGTATATTTAAAACAACATCGCTAGTATTGGAAATAGTTTTATTGGGTTTTGAAGCTGTTCGATTTGATTGGAGAGTATGTCGTTTAGCTGAATGTCTAACAGAATGCTTTGGTTTGGAAGATTCAGTACGATTGCGTTTAGGACAAGTTGGTTGTTTTATTTTTGAAACAACTGTCCGATTTGTTGGTGGAGTATAATATTTTGGAGATGCTGTAGGATTTGATGGTGGTGTATAATATTTTGGAGAATCTAAATTTTCCAATTGAGAACTTGATTCTTCTTCTACAGGAAATATTTCAGGTGGTGTTCTTAAAATAACACTTAACATATCTTGTAAAGAAATGCTAGGTACTAACGAAAAAAAGTTAGAGGCACCTTGACTGCTAATTTCTGATACAAATACATAAGTATTATAAACAATAACTTTACTTTTTTTATAAATTTCTTCTATTTTTTTCCGTTCAAATTCTAAAATAGAAGATATTCGTTCTTTCACTTTTTTACCAGTTTGAGAAGTGAAAGATTCGGCAAATCGTTCATTAGATAATTTTTTACCAGTTAAATAAATTTCTTCATCATCGTCATATAAATCATCATCCAATTCCGTAGCCAACTCATTATCTTTTAACATTTTATTTATACTTGTATTACTAAATATATTTCCAAATATATCTGTCATTTTATTCTCTTCTATATCTAATTTTTGAGTTGGGTTTTGTGCTATAATTGGTTCTTGAGGAGTTATATAACTGCGTTGTTGAGAATATTTTTTTCTTGGTTGTTTAAATAATCCACTCTTACTAGCTTCACCTGTTATATCCTCTTGAGTTGGAAGATACTCTTCTTTTTGTTTTGGTTGTTTTGGTTTTTTTCTTTGAGAAGCTTGTGTAGTATCTTCTATTTGAAGATTAGATTTAGATTTACCATAAAAAGAAGCAGAAAAAATTTGTGGAAGCGCACTTCTAAATGTACTACCAATATCTTGTTTTAGTTGTAATATTCTTTCACGAGCAAAACTAGTAGATTGTGCCAAACCATATCGAGCAGCACTAGTCGCATATGTGAAACCTTGCGTTGCTCTAACGCTTGCTTCTTTTATACCTTTTAAACCCTCATCTCTTACAATTATCATCATCGTCATAGTAATATTATATAAACTTTTCATAGCGATAGAAAATTGATTTTCGCATATTTCATATAATTCAGGGAGGTTTAATAGTTTAAAAAAAAAATATATATATTTTTTCATCTTGCTATAAAACCATTTAAATATATTTAATCCCCTTATTAATTTATATAACATAGATTTTATCTTGTCGACTTGCTGGAGAATATAGTTTAATTCAGCACCTTCTATTCCGCTACTTGTATCTACAAGTCCTAACTGTGCTACTAAGTATTCTAACGATGCTACTATTAACCAAAATTCTATAAAAAAAAATAATATATAAAAAAAATAATTAATTATTAAACCAAAAATAGGAGTAGTGAATGTAGTACAACTAGTCCATATCCATGAACGTGTTTGAATAATAAAAGTAATTGTTTTAGTTATCAAAGTAATTACAAAAGAAAATGTATCCATCATCCTCTTCATTATTGTATTTTGTTCTAATTTAACAATTATATTAGTTTTCATTTCATTTAAAGATTCACGAAATGAATCAAGTGTAGCTTGAATTCCGATTGCTGCTCCTGCTACTGCTTCTTCGGTTCTTTTGGCTGTTTTTTCTGTTCTTACAGCTGTTTTTTCTGTTCTTTCCGTAGTATCTCTAACCTCTTTAACTGAAGCTTGAATTGTTTGACCTTGTACGTTTAATAAATTAAGTTGCATATTTACAAGACCAAACATTTGAAAAATTTGTGGTAATACATATTTTATCATCTCTGATTCTGTAAGGTTAGATTGTGGAACAACTTGTGTATTCAAATCACCATGTAATCCTCTTGACTTGGTAAATAATTCTTCCATTATTTTTTGTAAATCAGTTAGTTTCATAGTTATCATATCTTCCTCAACTTTATATTTAGTCATTATTAATGAATTCGCATGTTCTAATTGTATTTTTGATAATTGTTGGCCTGTGAAAGGTATTATCGCATCTAATTCTGATTGAATAAAATCCTCCTCAGGATTATCTTCAAGTAATTTATCTTGTAAAAATAAGTTTTCTATTTCTCGCATGTCATCTTCAGCTTCTTCTTTTGTTAATTCTACTCTTCCATCTAATCGACCACGTAGACCTATAGGGAGTCCTGTATTTGCTAAAGCTTCGGTTTTTTCGTCTATTTCCCCTTCTTCTAAACCCTCATCTACATATTCTCGACTCATATTATTTATAAATATAAAATTAATTGTAATAGAAAAATAATAATTCTAAAGAATATAAAATTAGTTGATATTATTAATTATGTTTTGTAAACGTTGTACTCATCTATATTCATTTGATTTAAATCGTGATAATTCTGTTTTTTTAAACTGTTCTAATTGTGGAGATGAAGAAAAAGTTTCAAATTATATTCAAACATCTTTTGAAATTATTTTCTATATACATAAAAAAATTGAAATCTTTTTTTGTAAATAAATTTTTTATATTGTATAACTGAAATTGTATATCTTAAAATGCCATCTACTTCAAACGATAGAATTACACTTGTTGATGAAATGAAACAAGAAGAAGGAAATAGATGGGGATGTCTTTTGATAACTATTATTATTTGTTGTGTTGTTTTACCAATAACAATTAATACTGAGCCATCTTCTCAAAATAATAATCCTAATCATATTAAACATCATAAGCCAAGTTCCCAGCCAACATCTCAACCAAGTTTTCAACCAAGTTTTCAACCTACTTCACAACCAAGTTTTCAACCTACTTCACAACCAAGTTTTCAACCTACTTCACAACCAAGTTTCCAGCTTACAAATTCTTCCATCGTCCAAACAATTATAGAAATTGTATTTAATAATAATACTTATCTTCGTCATAATTAATGAATGAATAAATAATAAATAAATAAATAATAAAAATTGAAATATTTTTTATTGTTAGTATAAAATTATTAACACTAAAAATGTCTACGGATGAAAAAATGCCAACTGATAATGAAGTAATTAATGAAGAGCCAAAATGTTATGGAAATGTTATGTTTATTATTTTATTAATTATTATTTGTTTATGTATCATTTTGCCATTAGGCTTCACTTATAAACATAAATCACAATATTCAACTTACGAACCTAATCCAACTCCTATTATTTATTATCCTACTTCCCAACCTACTTATCTTTATCTTCGACATAATTTTTAGTAATTTAGCTAGATACTGAATATTCTATTAGCCATGTATTATCTATATCTTGAATATTATTTAATTTATCTTTTAATTTCTTATATATTTTCCAAAAATTTTCTTTTTTATTTAATGAGAATACTTCGATAACTCTTATTTTATTTAATTCAAAGATAGATATTCTTAAAACAGTATTTTGGTCTAATTCTAATAACCAAAAATTTCTAGACTTGTCAAATATATATTTATATTTTCTTAATTTTCTATTTATAGTATTCACAATACTATAATAATCATAAGTTGTTCGAAAAGAAGTACATGATATTTCGGAAGGTACAGGACTTAAAACCACAAAAGAAGTAGCTTCTATTTCTTTTTCACTATCACTAAAAGTCTCTTCTTCATATTCAGGAAAGGAAGCTGGATGAATTAATGATAATTTTGGAGATGATTTGGGTGATATTTTATGATGTACTACATCATTTTCAGAAGTAGATGAAACTTTTGAAAAATGAAAGAATGTAAACAAATTTGAAAAAGATAAACTCATTTTATAAACTTATACAGATTAGTTATTTAAATATTTTTCAATTTTTTCTTAAAAATATAAACAAAAAAATAGGTAATTTATTATTTAATTATTAAATTATTGCTTTACTTCTGAATAGACCGTTTCTAAATACGACTTAACAAATTTATTAAAACCATTTTTTTCACCATTATAATTTGTTAAATATTTTAAAACATCTTCATATTTTTTTAAATCTAACGGTGATTGTTCTATAATAAACTCGTCAGCGATATGATAGACAAAATGTTCGCACCAGGTATCCAATTGTTCTGGAGTTATTGTTTCAAGATCATACCATTCTGGCGCAATAAATTCGTTATCTAATGTACGAAAGCTATTCTCATTATATAAAACCATTACTTCCCATAGAAATACATGTTCTTTATCCGCATTTATTTTTTCTTGAAGTTTCTCAATAATAAATTGATTTAATTGATCGGTTTGGAGAGTTTCTGTCATTTTACTTATAATAATCTATCTTATCAATAAAAAAGATTTCAATTTTTTAATAATTTATTCTTCTAATATTTCACCTTCTTCTTCGCCACCATCCCATACAGGAATTTCTGTTGTTTCCGTATCAGTATCACTAATTAAATTTTCATCTAACCATTGTTTTATTTTTTCTTGAATATTGTTATATCCAGCATAAGCATGAGCGTAATTAATAAATATTTTATTCATAGTTAAATCTTTCACATCTGGACCTCCATATGTTTCTTCGAAATAGGTATTAAAATAATTACACATTAATGGTATATCTTCTAATAAGGGTTCCAAACTAGTATAAATTTGTACTTCCATATAATAATCATAATCAAATTGATAGTCTTCATTGTTTTCGAATAATATATCCCATATATCTCCTGCTAATTCATCATGGTCTAATGTTGTATCCAATTCAAAGAAATCCTCAGTTGTTTCCAAAATATGTTTCCAATATCTTTCAATTTCTCCATTCACCATACCTAAATTAGAGCAAATTGGAGAAGTCCTATTTATTCTACTATTCATTTCTTCAATAATAGCTTCCATTTGTTTTTAAAAAAATATATTATTTATATTTATAAAATAGTTTCAATTTTTTAAATATAAAATTGAAATTTGTTTTTTATATTAATAAATGTATATGAAAATGGATCAGTTTATTGAATCTTGTGAGAAAAGTGAAGAAATCAAGTTTATTCTTTTAAAAATATATGAGATAAGTTTAAAAGAATTTAATAAAGAAAAGATAAGAATCCAAACCAAACGCAGAAGTGAATATACTTGTTTTGAAAGTGCTGAATGTTCTGTAGATACAACAAATTTTCCTTATTTAAGGTCATATGATTTTGATTTATGGATGAAGTATTTTATAATATATTTATCTGAATTTTGTAATATAGAAAATAGATTAAAAATGTATATGATTGAAATATTTAGTGGTCCACCACATACAATTAATGAAAGTATAATGGAAGAAACATTTATTATAGAAATGGTCCATTATATAAATTATTCAACAAAAAGAACATTAGGGTATGAATATGATAATACAGATTATTTATTCAAACTATTTATTAAAACATTAATAAAAGATTTTACACCACAAATAATAGAAAATATAAAAGCTAATTTAGTTTAATTTAATAATTTATTGATTTTTTTACAATTTGTTTTCATTTAAAAAAAAATTGAAATCTTTTTTAACAAGTATAAAAGGTATATTCCAAAGGAAGTCCCAAAGTTAATTTTAAAATGTCATCATTCTCAAATACCGTTTCCAATTACGATTACAACATGTTAGAAGATGGATTAATGAGATCTTTTACTCAAAGATCTTCATCCAGAAAAGATCAAAAACAATTTCGTCAAAGGCACAATAGCAAGTTAGTTAGAGATCTATCCATTCGTGAAACAATTGGAAACATTACCAGAAAAGAACAAAAATCATTGAATTGTCTACAGAAGCATACCATCCTCAAGCAATTTGATAAGAAAAAAACACTAACCGACAACGCAATTGTTAGACATAGAGATACTAAATGGAGCGGCCTTATTTACACTGGCGAAATCTACACCTACACCCAAGATGAAATTGCCGAGAGAGATGAAATTCCCGAACCTGAGCCAGTAGATACAGAACGATGGCCCACAGAATCATATGACACAGATGACGAAGATTCATCCTATCATAAATATTTGAGAGAGAGAAAGCTTAGGCATTTTGAAAAAGCGACTAATAAAAAAAGAGTTCATTTTGATGATGATTTACCCGTTTATATTATGTAATAAAATCTAAAAGATTAATACTTTAGCCATCAATGGTCTATCTTTATCTATATTATTAGGAATAACTAACGGTTTAAAATATTTTTTATAATTTTTTATTACATAATCAACAGATTTATTTTTTGCTTTTGGATATAATCCCAATTCATACGCATCCGAAGATTGGCTACTAGAGAGTACAGCAATAATATTATCATCATTATCCAAGTCATTAAATAATTTTGTATATTTTTGTGTAGTTCGTTTTGGTAAATTAATATATTTATATTTTTTATCTTTATAAATAACTATAACATTTTTACCAGATAATTCTCTCCAAAATTTTTCCAAAGGTATATTTTTACCCCATACAGAATCAATATTTATTTTGGAAGTTTTGTTGTTTTTTATTTTATTTTTTGTTGATTTCATTATAATTATAAGAGAAACAAATAAATAATATAAAATGTTTTATTTAATAAATTTATGTATTATTTCTATCTAATCATTATTTTTTTTGTGATACTATATTTAATATATAAAAAACTAATAAATAATTTCTGGGTAATACAGCCAGTATATCATTACTGGGATATTTGTTATTGGTTTTATAATAAAGGAATAATACAACATAAATTACCAGAAGTAAATAAATATTATAATTCAACAGATATTATATGTTCTACATTTGAGAAATGTACTGAGATTCAAAAAGAAGAATATATTCGTTTAATAAAAAATCATTATAATAAAAATGTATATAATCCAACAATAAAAACGATGAACGCGCACATGAAAGGTCCATATCCTAATTTTTGTTCTTTTTATTTAAAAGAAAATACTTTAAAACATAAAGATAAAATATTTTCTACAAAAGAAATAATTGGAGGTATGTTAACAAGAGCAGTAATTGTGAATATAATAAAAAATGATAACCCAATAAATGTTTACTATGCGGATTTTTTATGCGTTCATAAAGAACATAGAAAAAAAAATATCGCAGCACAAATTATACAAACTCATGAATATTATCAACGGCATTACAATGATAAAATTGCGATAAGTTTATTTAAAAGAGAAGGAAAAGTTCAAGGTATTATTCCTGTATGTTGTTATTCAAACACATTTTTTGATTTAAAAGAATGGAAAATAAAGCCAATATTTTCTCAAGAGAAGAAAATAGTAAAGGCAGATTTACAAAATATATATTACATTTATGATAAAATAGTTAAAACAAAATTATTTGATATATTAATATATAATTCTTTAGAAACAATCATTGAATTAATAAAAGAAAATGTGTATATTTTGTATGTAGTAATGAAAAAAGAAGAAATAGAAGCAGTATATTGTTTTCAAAGATATGAAAATTATATTCATGAGAAAGAAATTATAACATGTAATTCTTCTATTTTATTTTCTTTATCAACAGAAGAATTTATAGATTATTTTAAAAAAATCATGTTATTGATATGTAAAGAAAACGATAATATACAATTTTTAAATATAGAAAATTTATCATTTAATTCGATATTAACAAATCATTTGTTAACATTACACAAACCATTCACACAATCAATTAATGCTTACTTTTTTTATAATTATGCTTATAACATATTTATAAATGAAAAAGTTTTTATATTTATCTAACATATTTACCAACTCTTGTGAAAGAGTCAACTAAGAAAATAATAAAAATTCCTAGAAAGGAATACAAAACAACTTCCTCAATAACATTGTTTGTTTTTTCATCTTTTGATTCTTCTAATAAATGAATCATGTAATTTAATTTATTTAAAAGAACACTATAATTATTAGATTCTAATTGATCTAGTTGTTGTGAATTATTATAATAATTATTTTTAGGAGTATTAGGAGCAGATGTTGTAGAAAAAAGATTTTTATAATAATCATTTGCTTTTTCTTGGGTTAAAAAATTACTATCTAAATTATTTAATTCTATTTTTTCATTATAATTTTCTTGTATAGTAGTATTTTTATAAGGGTTAAAGGTTTTTTTTTCATTTTGTGGTTTTTGTTGTACGGTAGGAGGTGGTAAGGGTGTAAAATTAGTTAAATTATCGTCTTCTTCATTAAAAGAATGAATGGTGCTTAAAGCATTGAGAACTTTTGAAGAAGAATTATTTTTTAAAGTTTTATTATAAGGTTTTTTTTCTTTATTTGAATAATTATGATCGTTGGAAAGAAAGGGAGCAGCACTCATAGCTAATGACATTCTCTTATTTAAAATTTAGATAAATATTTTATAAATACTACTATAAATATTATATTACAATAATTTATAATGTATCAAGAAAAATATACAAAAAATGCTATTCTTTTATTTGTTGGTATTGTTTTTATTTTGTTTTTATGGAATCCGAATATATTAATAAAACTTTATAATAATATTTATGGAAAAATAATAATAATTTTATTATTAATTATGTTTTCGGTCCATACTATTTATTTTGGTTTAGCATTATTAGTTATTATTTTATTAGTAATACAATGGGAACCCTTAAGTACAAAAGAAGGTATGAAAGAAAATATGAAAGAAAGTATAAAAAATAAAAATGAAAATGATAGTTTTACACAAAGGATAAATATAAACCCATTAATTGATGAATTTAAACCAATGAATTCTAAAGAATTTAATATTCCTAAAACAAATTCTTCTCATGTGGAACCTTTTATATTTTCTTCTTTAATAAAAAATTCTCATAGTTTATTTATATAATGGCAAAAATTATTTTTTTATTATTTATATTTTTATTAATTATACTTTACTGTTCTTTTTCTAGAGAAGGCTTCACATCTTCATCCTATCATTTAAATAAAAAAGTTAATTCTACCATTCGACATTTAAAGACAAAAAAAAAAGAATATATGAATAAATTGAATAAAATATTTAAATATCCATTATTAATATGGCAAAAAAAACAAAAAAAGAAATAAAACAACCACACATATTTAGCCAATTAGTAAATTCATTAAATACAAATAAATTTTTTGCGGGTATTATTATTATTTTATTAAACATTGGTTCTAAAGTAATTAACGTCCAATTAAGTAAATCCGCAGAAGAATACTTAAAAATGAGTGTTTCTCAACAAATCTTAGTATTTGCTATGTCTTGGATGGGAACACGTGATATTGTTGCTTCCTTAATTTTAACTTTTATATTTGTTATAATTTCTCAATATTTATTAAATGAAGATAGCATGTTTTGTGTTATTCCTAAAAAATATCATATTTTGCCTACATTAAATTTAGATACAAATAATGATGGAGAAGTATCTGAAGTAGAATTAAATAATGCTATTAGCTTGTTAGAAAAGGCGAAAAAAAAGAAAAAAAATGAGACACAGCATAAGAATTATTTAAGTTTTAATTCAAATTTAAATAATAGTTGATTATATAAATGTCATTGATACCAGATACACTTACTATATTTATTACTACAAAAATTCCTAGTTATATGAATTTTATTTATAATAGTAAAAATACTTTGCTAAATACAAATACTTCTATTTTAATGAGTCCTATAATTTTATTAAAAAGTACTATTACAAATCCAAATATTTTATTTGATAAAACATTGTTTGAAAATCAATTGAGAGAAGATAAACTAACTACTTTACCTACTTTGATAAAAGCTACTCGTGATGATTATATAAATAAAAATATAAAAACAATATTAAATGTATTGTTTGCTAAAGGAAAAATAATTTATTTAGGAGATTATCCTTTCACAATTCATACTATGACATGGAATGGAAATTGGATGATACAACATAAATTTTCTACTTCATTAACAAATATAAAAGATTATTTATTAGCAAATGAAAATAAAACTATACAAGAAAATAATTTATTAAATTCATTACCTCCAGAAGTCAGAACAAATAATGATAAAGATTACTATTTACAATATTTAACTAATTTATATTTAATAAAAGGAAGTATAAACGAACCAATTACAAATACAGAGTTATTGGCAAATGATAATGACATGGGAATTAATAATATTTTAAAATCTATAAAAATAAATAGACTTCCTATTAATTTACAATTTATAATAAATAATTATCGAAGCAATTATTTAATATATATCTCAGGTATTTACTATAATTTAACAACAGATCCATTTATTCTCATATTATTTTATACAGATAAATCAAATTATGATAAACCTGATAATTATATAAATATACCCAAATACATTCATCAAAATGCTTATTTGGAAGAATTATTTAATATTTTTAAAGAAAAAAGAATTTTATTAAACACATCTAATTATAATTTTTGGAATATATGGAAAAATTTATCTTATCAACAAAAAACATTAGAAGATTTATACAGAAAACTTTCGGATATTATTAAAAAAACACCTAAACTAAATTATTCTAATGTAGAAAGTATCATGAATACTATTGAATCTTCCCAAAAAGAATTTTATAAAATATTTATTATTTATTTTCAAAGTTTTTTAAATACTTTATACGCTCAAAAAACATATTATAAAAGTACACTGCTTTTTTTGGAAGAATTAAATAATGTGTATAGTGGAAATATTTTAAAAACGCAATTGAATATTGAAAATGAGAATTTAATTATTCAAAAAGATATTGCTATTTTTCAATGTATTGTTAAAAAATTTGAAGATAATTATGAACCGCCTTTATCTCCATTACCTTCAGTATCTACTTCTAGTACAAAAGCAAAAAATATAATAACTTACTATAAAGAAGTTTATGATAGATATATAAAAATTATTTTTAACTTGATGAAAACGAAATCTTTTATTTTATTTGATAAAATAAAACAAGATAAAGAACTAACAGATTTTTATATTTTTCAAAACTATACATTGAACTTAATGATATTAAGTAATTATGAATATTTAAAAACATATATAAATGATTGTTTAAAAGATTATAAAGATTTATTAAATAAAACAGACAAATCAAATTCTTCTAAAACTTTTTATATAAGTCCAAATTCTCCACCAACTACAAAAATAGGTGGAAATCCTTTATTACAAAAAATATCTGATTTAGGTTTACCAGAATTAGGTATTAAATTAATGGATAAAATAAAAACAAATATTAAATCTCTTATTGAAAAAACAATTTTAGATAATTATATAACTTCCTTAAATAAAAATGCGGAGTTATATTACTCTTTAAGGAGTAAAAATGCTACTGATGAAGAATTTATAAAGAATGTTAATAGCATAAAATTAAAATCTAAATTATTGGTAAAAGATGACAAACAACCCTATATTAAATTTATTACAAATAGTATTTTAACATATTCCATGATAATATTAATTATTTATATAATTTTAATTATTTTATTTCAATATTTAAATTACAAAGGAGCATGTTTAAATTATTTTATAATACAAAAAGAGTATTCTACATTTGACTATTTATATACAAAATTATTTTATAAAAAATTACAACAAGATAGTACATTTTCTATTCCTTTCACTATACAAAAGTATGAATTTAATAATGATATAAAAATATTAAAAACACAAAATATATCTTATTTTTCTCAAATTATTTATTGTAATTCATTAATATGTGAATATTCTTTAGTTTATAATAATTTAAATTCTCAAGTAAATAAAATATTTAGTGCTATAACACCAGAGTTAAATGAAAGTATTATAATTAATTTCTGTAATGCGACATATACAACTCCTAATTTAAATATCGCAAAAGAATTATTTGAGGAATACGATTTTAAAAATAATATAATGGATATTAAAAAAGATTTTTTAAATTTATCTGATTATGAAGAAACGATAAAATTTCAACAATATTTATTAGATATAGTAGATAGTGGAGTATATTTAAAATTTTTACCTAAGCAAGAATATATTTCAGTTAATAATTGGTGGTTAAAAAACATAAATACTGAAAATTTAAATAAAAGTTTTGATACAATAAAAGATAATTTAAACTCAGTTATTGATATTTACCAACAGCTATTTCAAGAACATTATTTGAAATCATCCGATGATCCTTATATTTGGCTAAATTATGTTTTTATATATACAGAAATCAAATTACAGGGAGATTTTAATTATATCGAAATGTTAAGTGATATCAAATTAAACAATAAATTATTTGATTTTTGTAAAGCATTTATAATTATAGAAAACAAATCATCATTTGGGTTTAATGATATTGTGTCCGGTGAAAATAGTTTTGTTAAAACAATTATTAGTAAATCAGATGATAATACAAAAAAAATATATGTTATAAACAATTTATATAATTTGTTATTTCCTAATTATTTTGATGAAAATGAAAAAATTTTTAAAGAATTATATTCTATAATTACAATTGATTCGGATGAAAGTATGTATAATTCTTTAATAAAATCATTATATGATATTTTTAATAAAGTAGAAAGTTTAAAAGATTTGGAAGAAAAATTAAATGATATATATTTACAAATAAGAATAACAAAAGATAGTGTTATGTTTAATATTTTATTAGAAAAAATGAGTAAATTAAATATTTATTGTAATGATGGATTATTAGAATCTGTATTATCCATTCTTATATATTTATTAAAAAAATGGCCTGATACAATAAAATCCAAACCTACTATAGATTTATCATCTTCCAATATTCAATTTGATCCAGTATATTATTTTTTTTATAACAATTTAATAGATAATAATAGATATTATTATATTTTGAATAAAGATTCAAATAATTATAATATTGGAGACGAATTAATTCATAAAACAAAAAATAAAATATATATAATATTAAATAAATTTAAATTTATAAATGAAGTTAAATTCCAAATTATAGAAGCTGAATATATAAATAATTCAAATTTAATGATTTTTAATTCTAAAGTAGAAATTATTTCGCTAGATTTAACAAAATATACCTTAAGAAAAACATTTCCATTAAGCATTTTAAATAAATATTATAACCAAGATATAAGTAAAAAAATAACTTTTATTTATGAAAATAATGGTAAATTTTATTTATTAAATAATTTATGTTTATATTCAGATGAATCAAAAACATCAAATGTAGAAAATATGAAAACAAGATTTCAATTAACCAATTTAGATACTTATATAATTTATTTTCTATTTTATAAGTTAGTTCTTTTCAATAAATTAAATAGTATCCAATATAAAAATTGTATTAAAAATTATTGTTTGATAGGTTTAAATAATGTAAATTTAGTTGAGTATTATAGTGAATTTTTAGCTAATAATAATTATTTTAAATATATTAGAACATACTACCAAAATATATTATACTTTTATATAATTAATTATTTTATTAAAACAAATGATACATTGGATGTGAATAATATTGATTTATTACTATTATATAAACAATTTAAAGGACAAAAAGAAAATATATTTGAGAAATTAAAACCAAAAATAGAAGCAAAACTAATAGAAAAATTAAAAGAATTTTTATCATTTAAAAAAAGAGGTGGTGCTGGAGAAACCAATCCTCAAACTATAAATATTAGTGATCCTATCGCAAAAGAAGATAAGGAAGATAAATTAAAGAAAGTAGAATTAATAACCAAATCTCCTTTTAGTTATTATATTCATATTGAATTAGATTTATTCCCAGGTAAACTTTCGGATAAAGAGCCGGGAGAAATACAAGGAGAAAAAGGAAAAATTCCTTTTATGAAAAGTTTATATTTATCCTGTAATTCTACAAAAGAAAATATAAAAAAGAATATAGCAGATATCCGTCATGTTCCTTATAAACAAAAATCTTTTACACCGGAAGAATTATTATCTATGAATCCTTCTTTTCCTGTGAATAAATTTATTCCCAACTATATACAACCATCGAAACCCGAAGAACAAAAAGAAGAACAAAAAGAAGAACAAAAAGAAGAAGAAAAAAAGAAAGAAAAAGAAGAAAAAAGGAAAGAAAAAGAAGAAAAAAAGAAAGAAAAAGAAGAAAAAAAGAAAGAAAAAGAAGAAAAAAAGAAAAAAAAAGAAGAAAAAAAAGGTGGAGGATTAGAACAAATTCCTAATCCTTATACACTGTATCCTTCTTTTATAAATGAATACTTAAAGGCTTAAACTAATACCTCTATTTGATTTTCTTTTTGATTTTTTTGGTAAATTACCATCCGATTGTAAATCTTTTAAATCGGAAATACTAATAGTACTACTATTGTTATTATTTTCATCTGATTGCTGAATATTGATTGTTTTTGTTTTTAATCCTGAAAGTATATCATCTAAATCAGATGGTCCTTTCATTTCAGGTCTAACTCTATTTGACTTTTGTGCTTTTTCTAAATTTATAAAACTATCTTGGTAATTTTCTTGAATTTGAATTCCATCATTAAAAAAAGTATTTTGTGAAGTCTGTTGTGAATGATATGTAGGTTGTGGAGGCGGTGAGTTAGATCCCATAACATTATTCATAAATCCAGAAAACCCAGGATTTGTATTACCCATACTATTCACAGCAGCACTTTGAAAATGTTTCATTAAATCAGGATTTTGCCTGAATATATCATCCATACCTGGCATTGCGCTTTTAAACATTGTATTTGTCATGTGGACCATTAAAGCACTACCACCAAGTTGAAATAATAATTTTAATTCAGGAGCAATGGTTGCTTTGGACTTATATTTTTCATGTAGTTCTCCAAATATTTCATCATAATCATTAATATTTTCACCAATTTGTTCTCCCCATCCATCTAATTTGACATCAAAAGGATCAAATTTATTATTTAAAAATTCAATTCCATTAATTATAGCCATCATCATATTTCCTTGAAATTTAACAGAATTTTGTTTACCTTTTTCTTCCATAATCATTTCATATTCTCCAATCATTTCTTGTAGAGAAGAATCCATGGTATATTTTTTTGTCAATTCAACTCCTTTTTTCTCTAAATTTTCTAATTTTCTTAAATATTTTAATTTTTCTCTTAATAATTCCTCTTTACTCATGTTGGATGTATGTGTTTCAGTTTGTACTGGTATTTCATTAAATTTTTTATACCCGTCCCATGTTTGTTGAGGAGCCGTTGTATTCGCTGTAGCTTCACCTAAATTTTCAAAACAAACATTCTTTACTTCTTCTGGAAAAAAAGAATTATTAGGTGTAGACAAGTTATTTAATTCTTCTTCTAGTTGATTTAAATCATTCATTTCTAAAGAAATATTTTCTTTTTGTTTATCATTCATTAACAATTCAATGCCATCCCCAAAATTGGATGATTTTAAAGAAAAATTATCATCTAAAGAAATAGGTGTTATATCAATAACTTCTTCCATTAATTTATTAAAAGATGAATTATTTTTAAGTGCTACGAATTATATATATTAATATTGTATAAATGAGTAAAAAATTAACAAGAAAATTATCTTTTCATAGAAAGCAATTATACAATGATTGTTGGTTATATTCTACTTGTACGTTGATTTCAAATTATTTATTTCGTTATGATTTAAAAGAAAAAATTAAATATTCCAATTATAAATCTTTATTTGAAAATAATGAATTTGATTGTTCTTTTATATTTAATAACCAACAAAAATTTACTAATTTTAATGAGTTTGTGAATGATGATAAATTAAAAGAAATATTAAGATTATATTCAATTCATAAAAATTGTCGTTCTGAAATTTATTATTATTTTTTATTCTTTTTTTTATATTTTATTGGAATGAAAACAACAAAAATAGAAAAATTTGTGAAAGGAAATAATGTATTAATATTTGTAAATACTATAATAAATAATTTAAAATATCATTTATTATTTTATAAACAAAAATTTATAAAATATTTATCAACAAAAATTATAAAATCATCTTATTCTCCTGATAGTTTTCATTCTCCCCCTATTGTCGAAGCATTAGATTCACCTGATACTCCAGAATCAGCTACACCTGAGTCAGATGATGAATTCCTTGGTGGAAATGGAACGTATTTAAATACTAATAAATTAGCCAAAATGATATTACCTAGTTGGTTTTACTCAAGAAATTCTCCAACTCAACCATTACAAATATTAACACCTAAAGAAGCATTGGAATCTATCGTTAATGATATTTATTTATTAATACAACGAATGATACTATTTGAAAACCTAGAAATAAATTATTTTTCTTTTACTAGTAAACAATTTAATAATATTGATTTAGTAAAAGAAAAATTTGAAAATGTATTAAAAAATAGTTATATACTTTCTGATTATACATATTATTCTGATCCAAATGAGAAATCATTATTATCTTATCAATACCCTTGTTATGAAAAAGATAAAACGGATAAAGACGATTCTTTTGTTATTGTGAATGAAGATCATGTTTTTACTATACAAGAATTTATTCCTTCTATAACAGATGTAAATGATTGGAGTATTATTGTGAAAGATAGTAATTCTTCATGTAGAGGCGAATTAAAGAAAAATCAATGTCAAGATTTTGAATTCGATCAATTTGTTTATTTAAGTTCTACAAACAATATTTGTAAATTAGCACTTCCATTTCAATTTGAAACAACCTATTCTCCTTTAAAAACAAATATAAAAGAAATAAATCCTTCTTTTTTTACAACATTTCATTCTCCTGAAAAAATAGATGTTTTATTTTATATACAGGAATTTATTCAGCCTATTGTTAAATATATATATGAAATCAAACAACGTAATTTTTATCTTCAATTACGTTGTATTAAAAATAAAATTCAAATGAGTATGATTACTCATAAGTACAAGAAACCTGTTTATACAGAATTAGATGTCGCAAGAGGAAAAAAGAAATCAAAAAAAAAAAATAAAGATAAGTAAACTAAATAAATAATTTATTTCCTTCTTTTCGTTTTTCTATTTTTTGTTTTCCTTTTTGTTGTTTGCTTTCTTTTCTTTTTTCGACCCTTTCCTAAAGATGTTAATATTCTTAATAATTTTTGTAAAAACCCTATATTTATTTCTTTCATAGATTTTTTTAATTCTAATATTATTTCTTTTAATTCATCATTGTATATACCCATTTTAATAACTTCTTTTAATACTTCATTAGCATCCTCTATATCAACATCATGAGCGTTAAAACGAGTAGTTTTACTCATTCTTCCAAAATCTATAAGATATAATTTATCATGCTCGTGGTTAATCATTATATTGGTTATTTGAATATCATTATGAAAAACACCAAATCCATTAAGTATTTGTATATTTTCATAAAATACTACTAATAAATGTAGAAGGTTCATAAAGATAGAAGTTGGAATGATAGGAATTGTTTCTCTTTCTCTATATCTATCATTCCATCGATTGGTTTGATTATCTTCTGTTTTAAATTCATTTAAATAATTTGCTAATTCTAAACCATTAATAAATGTAGAATTTAATATTTTATAATTCGCATACTTTGGTTCTAATGGTATATCTCTAACTATTTTTTCTAATTCTTCTTTTGTTTTTTCATCTTCACATAATTCATAAAATTTATAGTATAATTTATTATCTAATTCTTCTGGTAATAAATTATATGCGCGCATTTCTTCATCTAATGTTCTACGGTTTCCAATTAATTTGGTAATAAATAATTCAGGATTTCTTTTTGTTTTTTCAGAACATCCAATACAAGGATGAATAACTAAACCTGAATTACCTTTTCCTAATATTTTATATTCCATATATTAAAAACAGAAATAATTTATTGTGAGCCGCAACCAATTTCTAATGGAGGACGCATAAAATCAGGTGTTATCGTAGATTGATTCCAGGGACCTGTATTTAATTGAGGATTAGGTGGTTCTGAACGAATTTGTAAGTTAGCATTTTTCAATGTTTGACCTATAGTATCAATACCTAAATGATAACCCGATTTTAATAAGTTAATGTTTGATAAATCACCACTTCCTTGAGGATTTAAACTAGCCCAATTGCTATTTGTATCTTTGGGTAATAAATCAGATGGGTTTTGGGAATTATTACAGTTCGTCATGGGTGTTGTATTATTATTAAAATTTACGGAAGAATAAACTTCATTTTGACCTAAAGGCTGGGAAGCCTGAGGAAGAGTATTTTGGGAAGATTTAGGTTGATTAGAATAAGCGGTATTAGGAGAAGAAGTATTACCTTCATGACCTCCTTTCGATTTTTTATTAATATAATTATAATAATAATAAATACCCAAAATTAAAATAACAATTAAAAAAGAATATAGTAAAAAATTTTTTTCAAAGTCTTTATTAAATTTTTCAAGTGAGAACTTCATTATATAAAATAAATTATAAAATATTTTTTGAAATTTATTTAATTCATAAATTATCAAAATTATCTTCTTCTTCATTTAAATTTTCTAACATATATAATTGTTTAATATTTTGTGCTGCCAAATAACTCTCAAGAGCTTGTTTTTTTAATTCTTTTGCTTTTTCTAAAGCTTTTTTATACATTGAAAAATAAACTTCATCCGGTTTTTTTAATTGTATAGATTCTATAAGTTCTGGTTCTCCTAAATAATTATCTTCTATTTCTGTTATATTTTCTAATTCAATTTCTTGTAATTCTATATTATCTGGAATAATTTCTGTTATATCTTCTTCTAGAAATTCATTTTTAATATCAGGTGTATTTTCTAAAGTTTCTTCTTTATTTTCAAGTGGTTCCTCAAGTGAAATTTCTAAAGGAGTATTTGTATTTTCTTTTATAGAATTTATAACTTGAGTAGTATTAATGATTTCTTCTTCTTCCTCTTTTGTTTTTCCTAAATATTCATCCTTCTCAAAATTTAATTTTATTTGATTGGAAGAATTAGATGTTTTAATAAAACAATTGTCTAAAAAGGGATCAGGTTTAACGACCATACATTGTTTTAATTCCATTTCTATTTGAAAATTTTTATTGTTAAATTTTATACCTTGAATCTCAATTATTGTTAAAAGAGGATTATCTTTTATTTCTTCTAAGTTTATTATCATTTGATCTTCGTTAAATACTTTTATATTAGGTTTAATATTCACATGAAGTAAAAAAAATTTACCTGATTTATAAAGTTTTAAAGAGGGTATAAAAGCATTTTCTATATCATGTTTTTCTAAAGATTCTTCAAACCATATATTACTTTGTTTATAAATATGTTGAATACATGTTTGTTCTAAATTTTCAATCCAAGCCATTAAATCAGTTTCAATAATTTCAAAAATCAAATCAGAATTCATTTTTTTCTGCGTTTTGGTAATAAATTGTTTTGTAGAACATTTAGGACATTTAATATATAATGGACTATTATTAAAAGAAATTTTTGAAAAAAAATAATTTTGTAAAGGTGTAGGTAAAGATAATTTTAAATTAGTAAAGTCAAATTCAGAAATTGGTTGAATAATATTTTCCATATTTTAAAAAGAATATATATTTTTTAATTCCGATTATCACGAATAAATAAATATTCTTAATAATTATGAAAAATATATTAGGTACACAATGCTTAAATATTCTTAAAAAACCAGATATTCAAAATGAATTAAAAATAATATTTCAACCTATTATTGAATTATTATTAAATAATGTTTATCCTTATATTTATTTAATTATTTTATTGGTATTATTAATTTTTCTTCTTATTTTATTAATACTCATATTACAAGTATATATTTTACTACGTTTTAAGAATATATAATATTATTTTCTTACATATTAATATGAGAAAGTATACACGGACTAATAAAAAAAAAAGAGGTGGAAATGGAGGCGGCAATATAGGACCTATTCAAGGTACAAGTGCTGGAACTTATGTAGCAAAAAATTATGGAACTCAAGACGAACAAGTTGCACGTGTGAATAATAATTATTCAGATACAGTAGCTGCTAGTTCAAGTTTTTTAACTCCTCCATGGGATTTAACTTTAGGTAGTTCAGGTCTTATTCCTAATCTCGGACAGTTTATGTCCGGAGGTAAATCCAAAAAAAGCTCCAAAAAACAAAAAAAACTCACAAAAAAAAAAGGTGGTTTTTTTTATGAGGTAATAAAACAAGCTGTTGTTCCTTTCACATTACTAGCTATGAGCGATGGGCTAACTAGAAAAACTATATATGGAAAACGCAAAAAAATAAATTAAATAAAATATTTTTTAATAAAAAAGTATTTTATGAATGAATTAAATACGGACGAATTAGTATATTATAAAAAAGATGATAATTTTTATAGCGGGGGATTTAAAATTCATTCTATATTAAATAATTCTTTACATGATTCTTCACAAACAGGAGGAAGTTCTTTTTCTTCGTTGGCTATTCCTTTAGGATTATATTCAAATGATTCAGTTAACCAACCTTTTTTAAAAAAAATATATACTTCTTCGGAAGCATTTATTGAAAATAATTCACATTCGAACAACCGAAAAACAAGAAAAAAATATTAAAAATACGTCCATTCAGTAGGTGTTTGGCAATCATCTTCATTATAATATTTATTACTTGAAACACATAAAGCCGTTAAAGGTTGATATAAACCTATTTGTAGATTACAGTTTGAATAACAAGTTAGACAAGGTTCATTAAATATAGAGAACTCAAATGTATAATTAGGAGCACTACTTTTTAACCAATGTACTTTATCAAAATTATAATTATTCCAATAAGGATAATATTGTGAATTTGGACCAATACATGCTGGTAAAGTTCCACTTTCTCTTTCTATATCGATATTATAAACAGAATCTCCATTTCCATTAGAAGCATTATTATTCGTAGATTTATAAAATCCATCACGACAAAATTCTTTTTTGTTTGATGCTTGTTTAAAAAATTCATCACCAAACAATGGAGATCTACCAAATTCATCAACGATAACTGAATCTATAATGTTGCTAGGAATACGTCCAAGGGCACCTGCTTCATTTAATATATTTAATGTTAATTGTTGAATAGCTGAATGTTCCCAAACCATTAAAACATTTAGTCCATCAAAAATGCCACTATTGAATAAATTATCTACAACATTAGCATAATCTTGCGCGCCACCGTAAATGAACATTGGAATATTTAACATAAATGATGGCATGCTAGCAGTTTGAATAGGTCTCATTGACGGATCTTTTGAATTGTACGGACAAGAATTTATAGTTATGATATAAGAAATAGGCGTACCTGCTTCTGCTAATATATTTACAAAGTTAATTAATTGACAAGCTCTATATATTCCATTATTGTCTAAACAATAATTTGGCTTATTAGAACTTTTTTCACCATGTCTTATTATAAAAATATTTGCGGGTCCTGTTGTCTCTGGATCTTTCGGAGCCTCACTAGCATTTTGACTACGTGTGAAGTTAGCGCCAATCGTCGACTGATAAGATACCCAAATACTATATAAAACTTGCCAAGATGGCGCACCATAACCTGTATATTTAGCAATTGGATATCCACCAGAACAATTTTTAGCTGGAATAGTAGTTGAATTAGTTTTTTTTGGTTGTTTTGCTTTCTTAAAGTCAAACATAAATTTATCTCGATCTTCCATTAATATAAATAATTATAATAATTTACACTATCATTTTCATATGTAATGTTTCATTACATTTATAATCTATTATATCAAAATCTTCTACTTGATAATCATTTATATTTTCATATTTTGAAGAAATAACTAATTTAGGAAAAGAAAATGTATTTATATTAACTTGTTTTTTTAATACTTCCATATGTTCTTCGTATATATGAGCGTTTCCTATAAAATATACAAATTCAAAAGGTTCTAAATCACAATGATTCGCAATCAAATGTGTTAAAAAACTATAGGAAGCAATATTAAAGGGTACTCCTAAACCAACATCACCACTTCTTTGATACATAGCACAGGATAACTTATTATTATCATGTACGTTAAATTGACAAAAAATATGACAAGGTGGTAAAGCCATTTCATCTAATTGGGTTGGATTCCATGCGGTTAAAATTAATCTTCTTGAATTTCTTGTCTCTGGATTTTTTAATAGATTTATTATTTCTTGTAATTGATCTATTCCACCCGTTTGTTTTTTATAATCTCCATTAAAATGCCTCCATTGAAATCCATAAATAGGACCTAATAAACCTTCTTCGTATTCCAACCCACGTGATTTTAAATATTCCGCACTTGAATTACCATCCCATATCTTCACACCTTGTGAATTAAGTATTTTATTATCTGTTTCTCCACGCACAAACCACAACAACTCTTTCAAGCATGTCTTCCAAGAAAGTTTTTTAGTTGTTAGAATAGGAATGCTTTGATTTTCTAAAGAAAATCGCATTGAATAACCAAATATACTATAAGTGAAACCATTTCTCCCTTTTTCATAATGTCCTTTATTCATTATGTTATTAATTAAATTTAAATATTGTTCTTCTTCTCTATTCATATTCAATATATGTTAATTTATTTAAATTGTTGTTGTCTTTTATTTAATCTTTGAATAGTTTGTCTTGACAACTGAGTATAATGTTCTCTTTCAAACTCCTCGGGAGTATTATAAAATGCTGTTACCGGAAAATCAAATTTTCTATGACACAATCTTACCTTGAAAAGTGCTTCTTCTTCTTTTGAACCCACTTTGATATTATAATAATATCCAGTTACCGCATCACGGATATATGTACCAGTTTCTCCTGAACTATAAAATTTTGTTGTCTTATGTTTCATCCATTTATTGGTTTTATTGTTAAAATATGGTTCTACCGCATAAACAATCTTGTGATAATGTTTATCATACACATATTCACCAGTTTCGCTTTGATTGTTTTCATCGTTCCAAAAATCATTATCATGTTGATATTTGGTATTTGGCTTGTTCTTCATCTACTAATACAATATATTATATTATATCTTTAATTGATTTATATAATATATTATTAATTATTATTTAAATATGCTTATGGGAATAGGTCTTATTTAAATTACAATTTTAAAATTCTTATAGAAATAAAATTGAAAAGTTTTTATTATATAATATATTATATACAAACAAGCAAGTTAAAATGAATTCTATCCAAATAACGCAAGAAAACTCACGCAAATATATTGGGTATGATATATTATTTAACCATGATTCACATAATACAAAAAGAAGAATAATTAGACAAATTTTAAGGGTATCAAGGTCAGGGAAAACTATTTATATTGACTATCCAGCTTTAGGTAATAAATTATCAGTTGATTCAGGAATAATTAAGGTAATTTTAGAGGATGATGAAGTTCAAATAATGAAAAGATTGGAAGAAATTCGTCGAAGAAGAGAAGAACAAAGAATTGAAAAAATAAATTATTTAAAAGAGCAGCATAAAGATAAAATTCGAGCAAAAATACGCTATTTAGAATATGAATTGGAACAGATTGATAATCTTTCGCATGAAGAATTTATGAAAAATGAACTTTAATAATTAGACAACCTTATTTATTTTGAAGCTTTTTAAATAATTCCTGTATAAGTTTTTCATTATATTCTAATTTTTTATTTTTTTCTTCTAACAGTTGTTCTGTCATTTGTAGTTTTTGGGATATTTGAGAAATATAATTTTGATACATTTGTTGCATATTTTCACTTCGAGTTTCTAATAATTCATTAATTTGTTTTAATACTTCCGGTTTAAAATTAATTTTTCCTAATTCATATTTTTCCAACACACTATTTAATTCTTTTGTATAAAATGTTTTTAATTTTTTGTCTTTAATAAAATTATTTAATGAATAATTAGATTCCTTCACACCAGAATTTTCTTTTTTTAATAATTTTTTTTTATCAAATGTATTATGAATATGAGCTAATACTAAAATAGTTTTTGTAGTATTTAATTGTATAAGTGGAATAGTATAATCTTTTAAAAAATGCTTTTCTTCAGCCAACATAGCATCTTCAGAAAATGATGTTTGTTCTAATAATTCTTTTCGAAAAATAAATGTTGCGGCAGTAGCATGATTTTCTTTATAAGGTCCAAATTGATATAATTTATCAAGATCCGAAAAATAACAGTGCATTTCACTTGAGCCTGCGATTAAATAAGTAGGATTTTTTTGTAATACTTCTACCGCATGAGAAATTCTATCCGGAGGATAATAATCATCATCATCCATATAAATTATAAAATCACCTTTGCTTTTTTCATTCATAATATTTCTTTTTTTACCCAATGAAAGTACTTCATTATAAGGCAAATAAACAACAAATGATAAATCATCTATCAAATCTTTTATTTTATCTATGCCATCATCAACAATTATCCATTCTATACAACTTAACGGATAATCTTGTTTCAAAATACACTTTTTTAAATAAGGAATAAATGGTCTTCTATTATATGTAGGAGTACAAATACTTATAAATGGTTTCATAAATAAATAAATATAATTTCTTTAAATAATTATTTGACATCATTATTCAGTTTTAAAAGTTAAATACTCTTTTAAATACGCAAAAATAGCTTGTCCGAAATTAGGATTTTTATTCATTGCTTTAACCAATTGTGGAGGTGTTAGATTAGCTCCTGATGCTGTTGAATTATACATTTCCGCAAGATTTGTTTGTACTTGATGGATAACTTTATAAATAAAATAATAACATATACAAGCAAAAATTAAAAAAGGTACAATAACATTTGAACCAAAAACTTTTTGTGTTGTAGGATAAATAATAAATATAATATATAATAAATAATAAGTTAATGTATATTTTAAATATGTATAACTAATAGATTCCATTGTATTAAATTTTTTATCTCCTGTGAATGTGAAAGATTCATTGGAAGGAGAATGAGAATTGGGTTCACAATCTTCTACAAAATATCCTCGGATACATGTTAGACATACCCATAAAATTCCATAACCTACAACTATAAAAACTCCCAATGAAACAACAATCATGTAAAATATATAATAAGCCATAATACCTAAACAAAACATGATAATCCAGAACAATCCCAACCCAACTACTTTAACTAACCATAACATAAACCCGGAAAAACGTGTAGGAGATATCCCCCACTTAATCGTACCTTCAGTAGTAGAATTATAAACTTCATTAGCACTTTTATATGATTTCAAAAAAGGTCCAGTACATCCATAAACCAAAAATAATATATTATAAAAAAAGTAATACAAAAAATATATCATAAAACATATACTAATTGCAAATATTATAGCAGCCTTTATCCATTGTAATAAATCATTTATAACAAAAACTAACAAAAGACCTCGCTCAGTAATTATACTTGTTAATATATTTAAAAAATATATATAGCAATTTGTCATCAATAAAGAAAATAATAATAATTGTAAATACGCATAACTAAAAAATAAATAATAGGAACTACAATTATAAAATGTATTAAGTATTTTTTGTAAAAAGTTTTTAATAAATTTTTCATCAATTTTATAATAAACTAAATAAAAATTTTTTTCACCTTTATTTACAACTAAGTCAAATTTTATTTTTGTATCCGAGCCAGTATCAACTAATTTATTTATTAATTCATTATCTAAATTTAATTCCTCTATTATATTATTATCATTTATCGTACAGAATTGTGCTAATATTTCTTTAATTTTATCATTTCGTTGTAAATCATCATACGGGTCATAATCTTCTTTCGAACTAGTAATAACATTAATGATATTATTATTTATTAAATCTAAAAATTCACTAATAAGATTTGACGATGAAATTTTAGATAAACAAATAGATATATTCCCACAGATTATACAAACAAGAACAAAATATATAGTATTTTCTATTAAATCTAAAGAATATTTTTTATATGCACTAAAAGTAAAAATATCATCTGTTACTGTCATAATTTATAAGAAGATAATTATAATTATATAATACTTTATTAATCAAAATTAGGTCGTTGATGCGGTTCAATATGTAAAGGCATGGGAATAAAAGTAGGTCCTTTTTCTATTAAAGATTTGGAACTTAAATGATAGAGATCCGGAACAATTGGATCAGCAGGGTTTACTAAATTAGTAGAATTAATTCCAAATAAACCTGATTCAATATTAATATAATTTTTAGAAAGAGTACTAGCAGGCATGTTGCCAGGGTTAAACCCAAATCCTGCTAATTTTGTATCATAGGTAGTTCCATAAGCAGAATGAGGATATAATAAATAATGTAAAGAATTTCTATTTTCTCTTTGTTCTAAACAAAAATTTCCTGGTGTATTTTTGCTACGTGTTGAAGCCATATTATAATAATATAATATTATAATAAAACATTATTAACTTATCTTATTAAACAAACATTCTATTTTTTCATTCATTACATTATATAATTCTTCTTGTATTTCATGATAAATAAAATAATGACATAAGATTGTATGAGTTATATAAAAAAAATCAAAACTAAATAATAGATAATAACCTATTTTATTATCTGTTAAATCAAAACTAACACATCTACATAATTTATCCATTATCTCATTTAATTTTGTATCTTTCAAAATAATATAAAGGAATTCTAATTTTTCCATTATTATTGCTTCATCATATTCATTTTCATTCATTGCTTCAAGAAATTGCGTTTTATAAAGTAAATCGGTTTCTTTAGAAATAAATGAATTTAATGGATATTCCTCAGGTATTTGTTCATAATAATTAACATCCACATAAATATTATACCCTTCAATTTGCTCTTTTTTGGCTTCTTCCATAATATATAATATTTATTGCTTTTAATATACTATTCATATATTCCTTCACATATACCTCCCATAGAATTCTTTACTTTATTATTCCAACCACATTTTATATTGTGAGTTGTTGTTGCGTTATTACAATTTGTTTGTCCATAAGGTGTCATCTTATCACAATCTGTTATTGCGTTGGTAGATGGAGGCGGTATATCTGGATATGGTTTTGGCATTCCTATAGGATTCGAATTATTTCCAAATCGGTTTTGAAGTGAAAAGGGCATTTCAAATCCTTCCTTATAACCCTTATAAAAATATATTCCAATAATAATAATAATAAATAATAAAACGAGAGTATTAGATAAACACAATTTGTTTAATTTCATAGAATATAAGAATATTATTTTTTACAATTTGTTTGAAAATTACGATCTCTTGTTAAATCACGTGAAGGTACACCACCACGGACCCAGCCATCAACAGCATAATCTTCTACTAAATTACTAGGATTTGTAACCGTATTTTTTACTTCCGGAATTAAAGGTGTATAATGATTATTTAAATAACTTTTTTCAGAAGAATTTACAATAGATTTTTTATTGGTATTTGTTTTGCCTTGTAAAATTTGATATTCAATGGCTGGATCTACATTTCCTCTTCCTAAAAAAGGAATAGTAGCAAAAGGACGATGAAATAAATCTACTTTTCCTGAGGAATGCGTTTGTATAGTTCCAATTAATAAATTAGAATTATCATCAATATTACATCCTCCTGCTCCTACATTAAAACTTCCTTTGTAAAAAATACATGGTTGTGTTAAAGCTAAATCCATCGGCTTTTTCATAGAACAATCTTGTAAAAAATAATTTTGTAAACTATAATTACATATTTCTACATTCTGTAAAGAAGTTTGGTCGATACAACATGAGTCATTACCTATTCTACTCATTTTATCAAATGTATAAGATGAATCGTTAGACATATATATAAAATATAAAAAATATTTTATTAAATAAGTAAATAACGAACATTATCTTGAACTCTGGCAATTCCACTTTCTTTTCCTGAAATCATACTTCCATATAAAAATTGCGCGAATGCTCCTTGATCGTTTGCTACTTTTGTATTTGGATTGGAATAATAATTCCACATAGATTGATCGAATTCAAAATTATCTCCTAAATTACCAAATAGTTGTTCGGAACTATTTTTAATAGTAGGATTTAATTCTTGAATAGTTTTTTTTGTATTTTCATTGATTGAATCATAAGTTGTTGGATTAAAAGCTGGCTGTGCTGCTTTACGTTCTGGCTTGTATTTAATATCTGTTAATAATACATTACCCAAGGGATTCTTTTTTGTACTTTTTTGATAATTGTCTTTTAATACATTTTTTAAATCTGTTTTCACTCCTTGTTTGTAAACAACTGGATTATTATCTTTATTTTCCATACCTTCTTTATTTTTTTTATAATAATAAACACCTACAATACATAATAATGTTATTATTCCTATACCAATATAATTCCATTGGAAAGTTAAAAAGTATCCTAATAAAGATAAAACAATTACTAATCTAGATATGTTATTTAATTTTTCAATAAAAGTCATTGTAGATGTTGGATAAAAATCAGAAATAGAATGAATATTTAATAAAACACTTGGATTGCTTAACCAAAATGTAGAGTTCATATAAATAAAGTAGTTATTATTTTTGATTAAATAATTTAATAATTTCTTCATCATTCATTATTTTATCTATTGATGGATTATCTACTTTTTTATCTTGTTTTTTTTTATCTTCTTTTTTCTTTTCCATTTTTTTATTTAATCTTTCTTTTAGTTTTTCATTTTTTTGTAATTTATTAAATTTTTGGGCCATTCCTTTCACATCCATATTTTTTTTATTTACACCTGGAATATTACCCATGTTATTTAAAATATCCGTGAAGTTATTTAAACCAGGTATGTTCTTCATTTGAGAAAATAAATTCACACTTTCTGATAATAGATCTTGTTCGTTCACTTCGCCTGATTCCATTTTATTGTTTAACTTTTCACCAATATTTTTAATTAATCCATTCAATTGTGAAGGATCTTTGAATAAATTGTCCCACATTTTTAAAGGATTATCAGGATCTATTTCTAAATCTTTAAATGTATCTTGTGCCATTTCTTTTGCTAAATTTCCTAATTTTCCATTTAACAAAGTATCCATTTGATTTTGAAAATCATTCATAGAATCTTTTTCTGTATTTTGAAATAAATTTTTCATATTTTCTACAGCATTATTTAATTTGGTTCTTATTTCCTCTGTATCCATCTGTTTTAATACACTATCCATATTTTCCTCACAATTTGAATTCACATGAATAATAGTTATTAATATCAATTGTAAATATTTCCATATCATCTCTCTTGTTTTATCCGTTAATTCACAATTCCATAAATGCTTAAAATCAATCTGAGGTAAAAAATCAGTTCTTACAGTACTATCCTCATGAAATATATCTACGTTTTGATTTAAAATATCCATAAACTGATTCATCATTAACTTTTTTAAATGAGAATAAATTTCAGATACCTTATCATTCACAAATTCATCAAAGTTCCACCATTTTTTTATAATCAACTCATATTCAGGAAAAGGAATTAATAAATCTTTTAAAAACTCATTCATTACTTTATAAAATTGTGTTAACTGTTTTTCATCCATATTCAAATATTTTTTTTTCTATTTAAATAATAATTTTCAATACATTATTTTTGTTTTGAGTTAACATATATAATACTTAAATTATTTAGTTGTCTCATGTATTGAATCCATTTTTCTTTATCGGAAACATTCATATTAATAATAGATTTTCGCATGTTTTCAATACCTTCAATAATTTGTTTTGATACATTGGAATCGGAAGAGGTACATAACACATCTTGAGTATATTCTTTATTTACAAAATACTCATAATCACCTTTTTGAATAGGATCGTTATATTTAGCTACCACATAACTATGCCAAAATTTTACAATCAATGTAGGATTCACTTTCTTAATATTTAATAATCCATTATAAGCAGATCGAATATCTACACTATTTGGAAATAAATTTAAAATAAATAATAAATATTCTTCCAAACAATTATTGAAAGCTTTACCGTAGATATTTGACATTTTATAAAGTATTTTTTTATTTTTATATTCTTATTTTTTTAATATATCTAATTCTCTTTGTTTTTGTAATTGTTCTAAAGATATATTATTTTTATTTGTTTCTTTGTTTGAAAAATCTTCTGAAGGAGTAGATATATTTTCACTTTGTTGTGTAATACTAAAATAATTATGTAATTGTCTCATGCCTCCATTTCCTTTTGCTGATAATTGTTCCGAATCCATATCTAAAAAACTATAATTATCCGAAGATATTTGGTTAGATGAAAAAGAAAAAGCGGAAGGTTCTAAATTATTCAAGGTAGCCTGTACTTGTTGTTGTGCTTGCTTGGGTTTAAAATAATTATAAATATCTTCACCGAATAAAACTTGATAATTATTCTTTAATAAAAGTAAAGCAGGAACTTTTGTAATTGTTTTAGGTAAAATCATTTCTTTGTTTTGTAATTTAATATAAATATTGCCATCTTCTTTTGATTCACGCACATCAATACATATAAAATGAATGTCTTTTGTTAAATTTGCTTTACTTAAGTGTTGTAATAATTTTTTAGAATGGTCGCAATAATTACTATAATAAAGTATACAACTCATTGTTTATATAAAGTTTATTGTAATTTATTTTTAACTTATAAAATTGAAATAATTTAAAATAATATTTTGTTATTAAATAAAAATGAATCCTATCCTTTCGCAATGGAAAGAAGAAAACAATGAATTAACATTTGTATTATCTGATACATTTAAAAGTGTAGCAAATGGTATTCGACGAACTATTTTATCCGATATTCCTATATTTGTATTTAAAACATTTCCTTATGAAGATACTCTTATACAAATTATTGAGAATACAACTCGCTTAAATAATGAAATTCTTAAACAACGACTCAGTTGTATTCCTATTCATATTTCCGATCTAACAAAAGATATGTCTGATTTTATTTTAGAAATTAATATTGAAAACAAAACCACCAACATTCTCATGATTACAACAGAACATTTTAAAATTAAAAATATCAAAACAAATACTTATTTAAGTATCGAAGAACAAAAGTTAATTTTCCCTCCTTTTGTACCCATATGGAATACAACAGAATATTATATTCATTTGGTTTCTTTAAAACCAAAAATATCCGATGAAATACCAGGAGAAAAATTACATTTAACTTGTCCTTTTAGTATTTCAACATGTAAAGAAGATGGAATGTTTAATGTAGCTTCCACATGTTCTTATGGATTCACCGTAGATCCAAGAATACAAGAGGTAGAATTAGCTAGAGTAGTTAAACAATGGAAAGAAGATAAAATGACAGAAGAAGAAATAGAAAAAGAAAGTAAAAACTGGTTATTATTAAAAGGATTACGTTATGTAAAAAAAGATAGTTATGATTTCATAATTGAAACATTGGGAATATATAGTAATTCGGAATTAGTACAAAAAGCATGTGAAATTATTATTTCTAAATTACAACTGTTAATAGAAATATCACAAACACAAGAATTAGAAATAAAAAAAAGTATTAGTACATTGGCAAATTCTTATGATATTGTTTTACAAAATGAAGATTATACTATCGGACTTTTACTTCAAGATCTATTATATGAGGAATTTATTGAAAAAACAAAAAAAATGGAATATTGTGGATTTAAAAAGTTTCATCCTCATGACGATTATAGTATTGTAAGAATTAGCTATATAGAAAATATTAGTGTAGAAAGTATTCACATAGATTTACAAAAAGTAATTACAGATGGAATTTCAATCTTTAAGAAAATAATAGCTCAAATAAAATAAATTATATATATAAGAAATGGAAACAGATAAAATATTTTTGGTATTAGGTGATATCATTGAGTTAATCTCACCCAAAAATAGTGATTTAAATAAAGAAATTTTTTTAATTGAATATATTGACGATACAAAAATGAAATTAAGAAATGAAAAGATGGAATTGGTATTATCCATTGAAAACAAACAAATTGTGGATAAAGATATTAAAATGATAACAATTATTAGTCGTGCTGAATCACCTAGTTATGCGATTCAACATGATTTTACTATTGGACGATGGATTTCTATTCATTTACAAGATGGTACGAATATAGTAGGTGAAATTACTGATTTACAAGAAGATCAAATTGAAGTACAAATACCTGGAGAAGAAAATCCTATTTATATTGATTTTGAATATCAAGGAATTCCTGAAAACTTAATGATTGAATCTATTGAATTAACAAACCCAGAAGAAAAAGAAGAAGAAGAAGAAGAAAAAGAAATTCTTTTTGAAAAAGGAGAAGAAGAAGAAGATCTAGAAATGGAGGAAGACGATGTATTTTTAGATAAAAGTCCATTACCCAATTTATCAAAACAGATTTTAGATACAGACCATGAAATACAATTAGGAGAGTTAGAAGAAGTAACTCTTTTTATAGATTCAGATGAAAAATCAAAACGATACAATATTGAAATTCAAGCCAATGATTTATTAGAAAACTTATTAAATCAAATACCTATTGAAAAACGTTCTTTATCTGAATTAAACAAAATTCATACTATGATTGAAAGATTTATTCAATTAAGAAAAGAATATGGTATATTTAATAAATATCATCATGTTACAGGATTTCGACAAATTGATAAAGATTGGAAACCTTTAAAAGAAAATTTATTACATTTACATAAACCATTGTATTGGATTGTTCCTGTAGGTATGAATGTTAAAAAGATTTATCCTGATGCAGATGATGAAGAAATAGATGAAAATGTTTCACAAATGAATATTACTATTTTAAATTTAATGGAAAGTTTGAATTTAATAAATGAATATGTAGACCAATACAATTCTGTTTCTAGTATAGAAAATAAATATGATGAATTATATACAAAATTAAATTCCTTATTCACTCCTTTTGAAAATATTTTAGACGATCATATCAAAATAAATTATTTAACTAATCAACAAGTACAACAAAACATGAATATATTATTAAACAATAGTGAAAATTTTAAATCTTATGTTTATTCAAATAATGAAATAAAAAATACTTCTTTTTTATTTGGAACATATAATAAAGGGTTAGAACGATTAAAAACAATTTTATCCAAAGGTTCTAGATTAATTACTGAAAGAATAAATATGACAGAAAATGATGAAATAACAATTACTTCTTTTATAACATGTCCCGAGTCAGTTATTACTTTTTCTAAAATAAATTTGCCAACAACATTATTATTACAAAAATCTAATTTAAATACTACATTTTTACAATATTCCAAGTTATTTCATAAAAAAACACTTATTCAAAAAGTAGAAATCAATTCTTTAAAAGAACAAATTGCTTTTGATAAAGATAATTATGTTAACAATATTAAAAATTATGTATTAAATTATGATTCTATCGAATTAATAGAACAAAAATTTTCTTATGAAAAATATTTAGATACTATTATACCCATAACACGTGTTTTATTTCAATTAATACAAAAATATATAGTTGGAAAATTGTGTATTCTTGAAATATTAAATTATTTAGAACCTTTTTTAATTTATAGTAAAGATTTAACATATAAACAGTTTGAAGATATACATCATTTTTTAAATACTAAAATTAAAGAATTTTATGAAACCATGACTAAAAAAGAAAAAGAATTAAATCAATTACGTTATTATAAATCTTTCACCTCACAAAGCACTTTTTATAAAAATGCGTATACTGATAAATTATATCAACTCATCCATTCTTCTTATCCTCTACCTGAGCTTCATAACGTCCAACATATTTTATTTGAAAGTTATCAATATAATAAATCAGAAATATTTTTATCTAACAGTGAATTATTAAAAAAAATTATATTAATCGATAATGGGTTGTTTTTTAATAATGTATTAAATTTTAATACTTATGTATTAAATTATTCAGAAGATATAATTCCTTTACTGGAGGAAGAAAAACAAAAAATAGAAAGTAAAAAGATAACAAGTGATTGTAAAAATTATATTATAGCAAAACAATATTCTTCGTTGGAAGAATTGGAAATGGATTCAAATAAAGAAATATTTTTTGATAAAAAGTTGGATAAAACAAATTATGATTTATTAAAAAATTATGAAAAAGAAAGAGAGAGATTATCTCCAGAAGAATTTTTAATTTTTTTAAGAAAAACATTAAAATCTAAATATTTTATTGATTCAGATTCAGAATTAGCGGAAACATTAATTTTGGGAAAGAAAAAAGTTAAAAATAACCAATACGCATATTATCTTGAAGAAGGAAATATTCATTTTTATAAAAGATCAAATGATGAATGGAAAAAAGTATCCGATCAAGAAGAATTATTCAAATTAAATAGTTCTGAGGATTTATGTAATTTTCAACCAAAATGTATCTATTTGAAAGAACAATGTGAATCTATGGAAAAAAATTCTCAACAACTAACAGTCGATAGTTTTAATAATATAGTAAAGGAATTTGATGAATTTGAAGAAATAAAAAAAAATGAATTATTACAAAATTTATTATTTCAATATGAATATTTCAAAGAAGTCATTTCTAAAAAAATTATGATTAAAAAATATGAATTATTAAAAAATAATTACAAGGATTATTTATTAGGCCAATCGATTGTAGATACAATGGAAGTTAAACATTCTCCTTATGAAAAGTTATGTAATGCTATTTTAGGTGAAGAAGATTTTATTAAAAAACAAACTTCTATTTTTACATTTTGCCAATTATATACAAGAATAGCAAATGATTTAAACGACCAAATTACAGAAAATAAATTTTGGTTATATTGTATTGAAACTGGAGTACAATTAATTCCAAGTTTTTTATTTCAGTTAGCTTTTGTATTTGTAGAAACGCCAGAAAAGTATAATTCTATGATGGATAAAATTATTAAAGATCAAGGTATTATTAGTGATGATGGTGAGAAATGGGTAGATAAATATTCAGGATATACAATTAAAAACATTGATTTTATAGATGATGAAGGTTTTATTACAGGATTAGCATTATTAGATGAAGAAATAGAGATTGAAGAAGAAAAAACCATTTATACAAAAGAGACTATTTTAATTAAAAATATTATAGATACAATTTCTTTTTTTATGGGAATTTCATTAAAAGAACAATTGGATTTTTTATTGCGAATGATTACAAAACAAATTTCTAATTTACCCAATGAAAAACAATATTCAGAATCTAAGCAAGCAAAAAAAACTCCTTATCAAGAATTTATTCACTTAAATACTTTGTTTTTAACTGTTGGTATAATATTAATAGGTATCCAAACCGCTATACCATCTATACAAAGTAAAAAAACATTTCCGGGATGTATAAAATCATTTTTAGGTTATCCATTGGATACAAAAGAAAATAAAGAAGCAGTAAATTATATTTCATGTATAGTATTTAAAATAAAAAGTAGAACAATTGTGCCATGGAATACCTTGAGTAAATTTAAAACTCAAGAAAGTATAGCTGATACATTGATGATTTATTTGGAAAAAATTATTTTAAAGGATTCAGAAATACTTAGTTTATTAGATGAAAAAAGAACTTATTTAATAAGTAATGAAGAAGAAATAATTNCTTCTGAATATAGTTTAAATAAATGGTTATTATTTCTTCCACCACTTTTTTCTTTTCATATTTCAGAAATTAGTACATTGGATTCTTCTTTTCAACAATCGTTAATTAAAAATATAAAAGATGGAGATAACGCACAACTAAATAAAATACATATTATACGATCTAAAAATATGTTTTATGCTTTAAAAGTTCAAGAATATATCCAAAATATTATACAAAAGAAAGTATTGCTATTAAAAAATAATTACAATGAGCCTTTTATTGAAAACGCTTGTTGTAATGAATTATCTCAAGGTTCTGTTATAGATTATTTTAATAAAGAAAATAAAGAAATACTAATAACATGTGAATATTCTCAAGATTTAACAAATATATTAAATGATATTATTTTGTTAACAAAAGCAGAAATGTATCATTCGAATTTAGATACAAAAATGATTTATCCTCCATTACCTACTCAATATAATGAAACAACTATTTATTTGGCATTTATTGTTTATTGTAATTTTAATAAGATATTAGCTATTCCAAATTATTTAAAAGAAGTATGTAAAGAAAAACCTTCTCATATTTCTATATTTGAAAATACTCAAGAAATGATAAAAAAATTAAAAGAAGATACATTTCATTATTCAGAAGAAAACCTTATTGAATTAATAAATTTGGTTAATAGAAAAAATATAGTATACTTTGTATTTAATAAATTATATGAACCGCAAACTTTTTTATTTTACCAAAATGTTGTATTGTTGTTGGATGAAGAAACTGTTTTGGACGATGATGAAAGCTTATTAAAAAATTTGGTAAATTCTATCGCACAAATTACCAGTTTAAAAACATTGGAGGGAATACAAAAAAGTTCTTCTACAATGAATGATATTAACAGAACCATACAAAATGATTTAATAAAGAAAAACAAAGCATTAAAAACATCTATTATAAAATTTCTTCGAGAGAATAATAAACAAAAACCAAATAAAAAATTATTCACCACAATAGATTCTTTTTTAACTCATTTAACAGAATTTATTGGGTATGAAAGAGATAACGAAGATACTTTTTTTACATATATTCAATTTATTAAAAACAATATTCAATTGTTTGTGAAAGTGTTTCCTAATATTATATTAAACCATGTATCTCCTGATATAGAAATACCGAAATATATGAATGATTTATCTTTTTCTCATAAATTAAAATTAATTGATTATATGAATAACTATTTTACTCCTTTTTCCTCTTATCATCACAATCCAGTTATACATAAAGTATTATCTGAAATTCAACAAAAAGGAGAAATTTTAATAAATCTAGTTAATTCTTGTCCTGTTATCATTAATCAAAAATACAATGTTGAATATTCTTCTTTCGACCAAAAAATTGTTATTTTATTAATGGAATTTTTATTCTTAAAAGTAATTCAATGTTATATTCAATTAACAGAATCAACTTCTTGTATAGTACTGCCTAAAAAAGTACCTGCTAAAAAAGAAAAAACATATACTAGTTTAGATGAAATAGAAGAGGAATATGTGGAATTTTCTGTGGAAGCCAATGTATTTGAAGGAAACAAAAAGGAATTACAAAACAATATTTCGGATATGTTAAAAACATTTTTAAGTATAATGAAAAAACAAAAAGATGATATTAATATTTCTTATGATAGTATCATGGATAAAATATTTAAATTAAAAGAAGCAGAAAAGTCGTTATTCACTTCTGAATTGAAGGCAAAAACAGAAGAAGAAAGAAATGTTGATACAGAATTAAAAAGAAATAAATTAGGAAGATGGAATAAAGGATTACAAAAGGGATTAACAGAATATGATGAAAATGTTTGGGAAGAAGAACAAAACATGAGAGATGTATTAAAAGGAATTGAAGATAGAGCAAGAAAAGAAGGGGAAGAACAAAATATGGAAGAAATTGTAGAACAAATATTAGTGGATGAAAGAGAAGATAGAGGAAATACAGATATGAGAATGTTAAGTGAAAATTTTATGGATGGAGATGATTGGGAAGGATATGAAATGGAAGGAGATGATTGGGACGACCAAAATTAGTTTAAATAATAAAAAAAAAAAATTTGTTATATTAAATGTCATTTAGAAAATATGGGGGGATTCAATTTAATGCACACAATAATTATGTTAGAAGTAAAGTATCAGATGCTGGTTCTTTAAATATTACAGAAAAAATAGGTGAATTTAATTCAAAAGTTATTTGTGAAAGTCATTTGGATTTGGCAGGTTCTTCTCTTTTAAATGTTGGAAATATTTATTACTCTGATGGGTCAAGCCCAGGTGGAACAGGAGGAGTAGGTCCTCCTGGTCCTCCTGGTCCTGCTGGCCCAACTGGACCTCCAGGTGAAACAGGTGCTGCTATATTAGCAAACACACAAGAATTTACAGGAAACAATACTTTTTCAGCAGAAACAACATTTTTAGCAAAAACAAAATTTGAAAATGAGGTTGATATATCAAAAGGTAGTAATATAAATATTAATGGAAATATTATTATGAATGGAGTTTCGGGTACAAATGGTAATTATTTACAATTTCCTGATGGTACAACGCAAAATACAGCTGCTGCTACACCTGATAATGTAGCTATATTAGAAAACAATCAAGAATTTTCTGGAATCAATACTTTCACTAACAATAATGTTTTCAGTGGAAATAATACTTTAAGTGGTGCGAATAATTTTAATGGAGCTAATATTTTTTCTAATGCGAATACTTTCAGTGGTAATAATACTTTTACTAAGGCGAATACTTTCAGTGGTAATAATACTTTCACTGTTGGAAATACCTTTAGTGGTCCCAATACTTTCAGTGGTGAAAATTCTTTTACTAATGCCAATACTTTCAGTGGTGAAAATTCTTTTACTAAGGCCAATACTTTCAGTGGTAATAATACTTTCACTGTTGGAAATACCTTTAGTGGACCCAATAGTTTCAGTGGAAATAATACTTTTAGCTCTGGTAATACATTTAGTGGCGATAATAGTTTCAGCGGTGATAATAGTTTCAGTGGAAATAATACTTTTAGTACTGGTAATACTTTCAGTGGTCCCAATAGTTTCAGTGGTAATAATACTTTTAGTAGTGGTAATACTTTCAGTGGCGATAATACTTTCAGTGGTGATAATAGTTTCAGTGGAAATAATACTTTTAGTAGTGGTAATACTTTCAGTGGTCCCAATAGTTTCAGTGGTAATAATACTTTTAGTAGTGGTAATACTTTCAGTGGCAATAATAGTTTCAGTGGTGATAATAGTTTCAGTGGAAATAATACTTTTAGTGCTGGTAATACTTTCAGTGGCGATAATAATTTCAGCGGTGAAAATACATTTACAGCAAAAACAAAATTTGAAGATGATGTAAAAATTACTGGTAATAATGAGGTTATAGGAAATATTATTATGAATGGAGTTTCTGGACCAACAGGCAATTATATACAATTTCCTGATGGTACTCAACAAACAAGCGCAGCAGCATCAATTGATAATGTAGCTTTATTAACAGCATCTACCCAAACTTTCCAGGGAGCGAATACTTTTAGTAGTAATGGTGATGCTGTTGTTATAAATAATAATTTAAAGTGCAACAATATATATTTAAACAAATCTGCTTATTTACATTTAAATATGGCAGATGATACACTTAACACTATATACCCTGCGTCGAGGGGTATGTCAATAAGTTGGAACTTAATTGATGGTTCTGGTGAAACGGAATTAATAAACTACAGTGAAGGAGTTACAGAGACAGGGTTTACATTTTATTCCTGTTCTAATGATTCCAAGCCTACACTTATTGCTACATTAGCTATAAATTATATTAATTTTAATTACATTCCGTCTTTAACTACCCCACCTACCTATCCTCAAACTACAAATACAAATCAGTTAGCAACTATTGGGTACGCAAATTCAATACCTCCTATTGGCACTATCTTAATGTATGCTGGAACAACAGTTCCTACTAATTATATTTTTTGTAAAGGTCAATCTTTATCACAAATAGGAACATATAAAAATTTATATGACGTTATAGGAACTAATTATGGAACAGGAGATGGGGAAGATACATTTTCATTACCTAACTTCCATAATGGAAGTTATGGCGTATTTCCAGTTGGTTCTGAAGCAGTAGATACGATTAGCATTAAAGTAAATGATACTAGTGTCGTAACTAGTGATAATAATTCATACATTAGTTTATCAGCAATGCCTCAACATAGTCATTCTCTAACATTTAATTCAACCCAATATGTATATGATTTTGGAACTTCCAATAATACTACTACCAGTAGTGGTGGTAGTAGTAGAGTTAATAATGCATCCAAAACCGATGTTCCTAGTAATACTAATACAACTCCAACAGATTCACAAACCCAATATTATCCTTCATTTGTTACAGTAAACTTTATTATAAAATATAATTAAAAACATATTTCTTTATTATTAAAATGGAATTTATAAAGGTTTATAAAAATAGTTTAAATGAAAATATATGTGAACGACTTATTACTATATTAGAAACGAACGAATCAACTAGTGATGGACGAATGCTAAAAGGTGTTGATAAAAATTTCAAAAATACAAAAGATTTAGGTTCAGATATTTGGAAAATATATGAGCCTAATTTAGACCAAGATATTTACAATGAATTACATGATAAATTACATACTTATTTTATTGACATTAATAATAGCAAAGAAACATTTATTCATCCATACAACAAATTAAATGATACTGGATTTCAAATACAAAAATATGTGATAAATGAAGGATTTTATAAATATCATAATGATTTTCATTTAGAAAATAATAAATTTAGAATGCTTACTTATCTTTGGTATTTAAATGATGTTGATGAAGGTGGTGAAACTGAATTTTTAAATATGATTAAAATTAAACCTAAAAGAGGTAGTTTATTAATTTTTCCTGCTTGTTGGGTATATCACCATAGAGGATGTATTCCTATTAGTAACGATAAATATATTTTAACTGGGTGGATATATGGATCTATAAATTAAAATTTTATTTATGCTTATTTAAAAAAGTTATATAAATAACATAAAAATACAAAAACAAATAAAAATTGAAATAAAAAGTTAAATATAAAATAATTAATTATAATAATGCCAATTCCTATCAAATGTTTCACATGTGGAAATACTTTAGCAGATAAGTATGAAGCTTACAAAGAAAAAGTAAGAGAAGAAAAGATGAAAAACAATCAAAGTACAGATAAAATCGTATATTTAACTCATGCGAATACAAAAAAATCCATTGAAGGAAGAACCTTGGATGAATTACAATTTAAAAAAATATGTTGTAGAACAATAATGTTAACACATGTAGATATAAATTAATATTTTATTATTATATGGTGAAGAGAACAAAAAAAAGAATAAATAAAAAAAGAAGAATGACAAGAAAAAAAAGAGGAGGACAAATATCATTAAACCCAACAGGATTTGTAGGAACGCCATGGGGTCCTAAACCATCGCAATGGCCGGAAGAACATAATGGGAATTGGTATACTTTAAATCCATATAAAACAATGATAGGTTATAATAGTTTATCTTCAAATATAAAAGGTGGAAGAAAAAAACAAAAAAAAGGTGGAAGACTATTACCTTCGGATGTTGTTGATTTATATCAAGGATTAAAGTATAATTTTGGAACTTTATCAAGTTCTTTAACAACAGCAAAAATGCCAGTAAATCCCGCCCCTTATTCTCAACCAAGTCTAACAAATCCTCTACCTTATAATTAAAATAATTTCTTTTCTATTAATATATGGCATTTCCTCGTAAAATAAGTAGCTTATGTGCGCCAGCCTTGTTTTATTTTGTTGTAGCAATTATTGCTTTAATTTGGGGTATTTGGACCAATTTAAATAATCATAATAAAATTGTTTTAGGGAAATATTCTGTGAATGTTATAAATACAACCCTGGTATTTGTTATTAAATTAACCTTTATTTTATTATGGACTTGGATATTAAATTTAATTTGCCGTGATGGTTATCCTGTAATTTCATGGATTTTGGTATTTTTACCTTTTATAATCATTTTTTTATATTTAGCTGCTGCTATGTTTTAATTATAAAGTAAATTTAATTAAATAATAAATATTCATTATATAATTAAATATGGAAGAGATATCTTGGAAAATAATAGATAAATATTTTAAAGAAAATCCTTATAATTTAATAGCACACCATTTGGATTCTTATAACAATTTTATATCCACAGGTATTAGCAAAATACTAAAAGAAAATAATCCCATTCGTTTTATAGAACAAAACGAATTAAAAAAAGACAAGGATTTAGAAGAAATTGAAGTAGAAGTTTTGAATCGTAATGAATGTTCGTTATATTTAGGAGGAAAAGAAGGAGATAAAATTTATTATGGTAAACCTATCATTTACGATGATGATCGTTCTCATTTTATGTATCCAAATAACGCAAGATTACGAAATATGAATTATGGAGTTACGATTCATATAGATGTATTAGTAGAATTTGTTTATTTTATAGAAGAAGAAAGAAAAGAACATACGATAACACTGGACCAAATTTATTTAGGAAAGATTCCTATCATGTTGTATTCTAATTTATGTATTTTAAATAAATTACCCAAGGAAGTTGTTTACAATATGGGTGAGTGTTTAAATGATTTGGGAGGTTATTTTATTATAGATGGAAAAGAAAAGGTTATTGTTAGCCAAGAAAAATTTGCGAACAATATTCTGTATACAAAAAAAATGAATAAAAACGATATTTATAGTTATTCTGTAGAAATTCGTTCTGTATCGGAAGACGCTTCAAAACCCAGACGAACAACTTCTATTAAAATCATGCGCCCAAGTAATACTTATTCTAATAATCAAATTCTTGTTTTTATTCCAAATGTGCGTAAGCCTATTCCTTTTTTTATTGTTATGCGCGCGTTAGGAATTTTAAGTGATAAACAAATTATTGAGACTTGTTTATTAAATTTACAAGAAAATAAAAGTTATATTGATTTGTTTATTCCAAGTATTCATGATGCAAATATGGTATTTTCTCAAATCGCAGCATTACAATATATATCTAGTTTTACAAAACGAGGTACATTATCCAGTGTTTATGATATATTAATGAATTACTTTTTACCTCATTTAGGCGAGTTAAATTTTTTAAACAAGGCTTATTTTTTAGGTTATATGGTGAATAAGTTATTAAGAGTCTTTACTGGGATAGAACAAACTACAGATAGAGATAGTTTCAAGTATAAAAGAATAGAAGTTTCTGGAGATTTGTTATCAGACTTATTTCGTGAATATTATTTAATACAACAAAAGCATATTAAATTATTAATTGAAAAAACATATTATTTTGGTAAAATCAATTATGAAAATGAAAATTTTCTTTTATTGATTGAAAACAATTATAAAACTTTCTTTCAAGAACGAATCGTAGAAAAAGGAATTCGAAAAGGCTTTAAAGGAAATTGGGGCTCAGACGTACATACAAAACGTGAAGGAATCGTCCAAGATTTAAATCGATTATCTTGGATGACTTCCATGTCTCACTTGAGAAAAATAAATTTACCTATGGATAGTACTTCTAAAGTTGTAAAACCACGTTTATTAAACAATACACAATGGGGATATATTGATCCATTAGATTCACCTGATGGTGGTAATATTGGGTTTCATAAACATTTAACCATTATGGCATCTATAACAAGTCAAGTTTCTTCTTTTCCTATCATAGAATGGTTAAAAGAGGAAACAGATTTACAATTAATCGGACAATGTAATAATAATACTTTGTATGAATCTACTAAGATATTAGTAAATGGTAATTGGTTAGGTATAACTCAAGAGCCTATTTTATTAACAAACAAATTAAAACTGTATAAAAGAACAGGATTAATACCAATTTATATAAGTGTAAGTTTTCAAATACAAGAAAATAGTGTTTATATTTATACAGATAGTGGTAGATTAGTAAGACCTATTTATTATATAGAAAAGGGCAAAATAAGTTATGAAAAAGCAGAAAAAGATTTAACATGGGTAGAAATTGTTTCAGGTACTTTGGAAAAAAAGGATAAAAATTATTCTTTAAAGAATAATTTATTTTATGAAGTGAAGGAGTTGTATGAGACAGAAGTTAAAATAGAAACATTGATAAAAAATCAAAGTATAATAGAATACATTGATGTGGTAGAAGAAGAATCCGCTTTGATTGCTTTTAATGAAACGCTAGTAGAAAATAATAAATATTATACTCATGTTGAAGTGAAACCATCGTTAATGTTGGGAGTATTGGGTAATTGTATTATTTATCCTGAAAACAATCAATTACCAAGAAATGTATTTTCATGCGGTCAAAGTAAGCAAGCGGTATCTTTATATCATACAAATTATACATTGAGAATGGATAAGATGGCGGTTGTATTAAATTACGGGCAAATACCTTTAATAAAATCTCGTTATTTGGAATATATTAATCACGAACAACAACCTTATGGAAATAATGCAACAGTAGCGATTATGTGTTATTCAGGATATAATGTAGAAGATGCTATTTTAATTAATGAGGGTTCAATTAAAAGAGGTTTATTTCGGACAACGTACTATACAACTTATGAAGCGGATGAAGAAATAGAAAATACAGGTGAAGTGCAAATAAAAAGTTTATTTACAGAAATAATGGTTCCAGGAAAAAATATTTCACGATTAAAACCTGGATATGATTATAGTTTATTAGATGATAAAGGATTAGTAAAAGAAAATACTCCTATTCATGACAAGATAGCAATTATAGGAAAGGTTACAACGACGAGCGATAACCAAAATGTCATGACTGATAATTCTGTATTTACAAAAAAAGGCCAATTGGGATTTGTAGATAAATCTTTTATTACTGAAAATGAAGAAGGAAAACGATTAGCAAAAGTAAGAATTCGTGAAGATCGTGTTCCAGCATTAGGAGATAAAATGGCAAGTCGCGCAGGACAAAAAGGAACATTGGGTTTAATTATTCCTGAAGAAAATATGCCTTTCACAAGTGATGGTGTTAGGCCAGATCTAATTATTAATCCTCATGCTTTACCTTCTCGAATGACTATCGGTCAATTAACAGAATGTTTGTTTGGTAAAGTTTGTTCTATGTATGGAGGATTTGGTGATAGCACAGCGTTTTCGATAAAAGGTCCAAATACAAAACTATATGGTAAAATGTTAAATGATGTAGGATATCATTCAAGTGGTAATCAAATGTTATATAACGGAATGACTGGAGAAATGATTCAATCAGAAATATTTATTGGGCCTACTTATTATTTGCGTTTAAAACATATGGTGAAAGATAAAATTAATTACCGTGCGAAAGGCCCTAATACAGCTTTAACTAGACAACCCGTCCAAGGAAGAAGTAATGATGGAGGTTTAAGAATAGGAGAAATGGAAAAAGATGCGATTATCGCTCATGGTGCTTCCAAGTTTTTAAATGATTCATTTATGAAAAGAAGTGATGAATATTACATGGCTGTATGTAATATTTCAGGTTGTGTAGCTGTATATAACCCTTCATTAAATTTATTTTTAAGTCCCTTTGTAGATGGTCCATTAGTATTCAAGGAAGGTGTAGACAATAAAAGTTTACATTTGAATAATGTAAGTAGATTTGGAAGAAATTTTTCTATTTTACGGATACCATATGCGTTAAAATTATTAATACAAGAAGTATTAGCAATGAATATTCAAATGCGTCTTATTACTGAAGATAATATCGATCAATTTGTTAGTATGTCATATTCCAATAATATTAATAAATTATTGAATAAACCAAATGAAGATTTAGATAAAGTTATTAAATCATTCAAAGAAGAGACATTGAAAAAGAAGAAAGAAATGGATGCTGAAAAATATTCTACTCAAGAAACAAAACATTTCGAATATAAACAAGCAGAACAAGAAGAATATCAAATATTGAAATCTCCTATTCAATTACTTCCCAGTTATACAACTGGAGAAATAGATGAAGATTATAAAAGTCCAGCTTTGGCTCCTTATAGTCCTGCTTTGAATGCTTATAGTCCACCTATGGCTCCAGATGAAGAAGGTGAAAGTCCACCTATGGCTCCTTATAGTCCAGCTGTAGAAGGTGATATAGAAAGTATAAAATATGGAACTCCAGGTGATGAATACCAAGTTCCTGATTATATGAAAGGTTATCAAGCACCAAGATTGGATGATGAAAGTATTAATTATGGTACTCCCTCTGATAAAGAGAATTATATGGTATTAAGAGATGATACATTAAAGGATGTGTATCAAGCACCTGATTATATGAAAGGATATAAAATAGATAATGTAAAATATTTACCTCCAGTAAGACAACAAGCTTCTCCTGATTTTCAAGATGAATCGCAAGAAATTAATGACTCCGCAAAAGGAAACATGACGGAAACAATGGAAGATTTATTAAGTAAAGAAGAAAATATTTTGGATGTGAAAGAAACCTCAGTAGATGAAGAAGACAAAAAAGAAAAAGATAATGCTAGTAGTAGAAGAATTATTACGACATAAAATAAATAATTTAAAAGTATTAGGAATAACTGTATAATGGATACAGTAGAAAAATTTAAGAGAGTTCAAAATGAAGGACTAGAAACATTTCGTAAAAAAAATTCTGATTATGGCGAAGCTTATAAAAAATTTGGTTTAATTGGTGTCTTAACAAGAACAGAAGACAAAATTTTAAGATGTTTAAACATTAGCAACAAAAACGTCCAATTAGTGAATGATGAAAGCTTGAGAGATACTTTATTAGATTTACATAATTATTCAGCCTTGGCTCTTTTATTATTGAATGAAGAAGAAAAAGAAAAAGAAAGTTAATAAGTTATTTTAAGTAATACAAATATAAGTTTATATAAAAAAAATTGAAATTCTTTTTTTATATAAAATAGAAAGTATATTTGAGAATCGAGAAGAATGAATTATTTTATTTACGCGACAATTATCATTTTTATGATGGTTATTTCACAAAGAGTCGAAGCGAACGAATTGGAAAGAAAATATTTAAGAGGTAAGGAAACAACAGTTATTTTAACAGAAGCAAATTTATCGTTGAGAGGAAGCAATTTAATCATTGAAGCAATGACAAATCATGGGGATGTGGTCTATCATGAAGAATATCCATTTGATTCACTCATTTCATACGATTTCATTTTGAAAGATCAAAAAAAAATCGAATTGCGGGTTCAACCGGAAGAAGAAAATGAAATTTTGGAAGAAGAACAAATTAGTGGATATACTGCGTATGAATTTTATGACAAAAAAGATTATCGATATATTTATTACGTAAGTCATAATTATGATTTGTACGAGTTCGGGCATCACATATTAAAAAAATACTTTCAACAAAAACTTATTTCTGTGTTTGCCTTTTATGTAATTCAGGATATTAAAGAAGTTTAAAAATAATTACCTAACTCAATAGTTTTCATTAATAAATAATAACAAAAACCAAAAGAAACACTCATAAAAATTAATCCTTTCAAATTATAATTGTGGTCGTGTTTAAATAATACTGGTAAAAAAACATATAATTTATTTTTAATAATAGGAAGTTGAAAGATAAAATATAAAATAATTAAAATAATCGTTGAGTGGAACTCAGTAAAATAGTCATCTAACAAATGGGTATTTTTTTCTTTAACAACAATATTTTTAAGATCTTCATGAGGAATATAATTTTTAATAGCTGGGCTGGGAATATAATTTGGTTGTAATTTTTCATCAATAACAATTTGATCTGTATTCATAGTAATATCTCTAGAAGGTAATTGAGTTAGTCCAGATTCACTAATTTCTTGTAGTCCATTTACTAAACTGTGAATAGTGTTGGAATCTAAAGGAGGAATACTATTAGAAGAGGGAATATTTATAGAGGCTTCGGTCTCATTTGGTTTTCCAGGAAGTTCAAATAAATTAGTTGTATTAGACATAGTATGTATTCATATTTGATCTTTATTAAATTTACGCAATTAATACATTTTGTGCTTCACATTTCACAGGAGTAGAAGAATACTTATAACATTTATCATTGTATTTGTAAATTTGATCGTTGATTTCTTTCATGGGAACAGATTTTGTTATAATACATTTTTTTCCTTTACAAGCTTGCCTAAATAAAGTAGCTAACCCAAAACCTAAAAGAATAGATCCTACAATTTTACCTGTTTTATTATTTACAAATTTTTCAAATTTCATACTATAAGAAGATATTTAATCTTGAATAGGTGTTTGTTTAATTAATAAAGGATTCACAGGACAAGAAACTTCTTCTGCTGTATATTGAAAACAACTATTTGTTTTATCTTTCACTACAAAATCTTTTATATTATTCGGATTTGGATAAATATAAACTATCTTTTTTTCAGGACCTAAAATATAAACAAAAAATAATCCAATAGCAAAACTAATAATAAAATACTTTATATCAATATATTTATGTATATTCATATTATAAATAAATATTAAAGTTTTTCTTCATTTAAATTCCCATCAAACAAATCTCCAATTATAATAGGTTCCTTTTCATATTCATCATCCTCAAAATCTTCCTCATCTTCTTCTTCTTGATGAAAGTAGTCGTCCGGATAATCTGTCGTTCCAACATGAAAAGTATTTTTATCTTCCATGATTTGTATTCTTCTTTTTTCTTCTTTTTCTTCTTCTTCTTCTTTTTCTTCTTCTTCTTTTTCTTCTTCTTCTTTTTCTTCTTCTTCTTCTTCAGCTTCTCCTTTTGCTTCTTCTTGTAATTGAATTGTTCCTATTTTTTTTTTCACAATTTTTTTAGGTTTAATTGGTTTAACAAGTTGTTCTTCCGTTAATATCTTAACAGTTTTATTTTTTTTTGGTTTTGGTTCTTCAGTTTTTTCTTTTTTTAATTGTTTTTTAGCGGGTAGACCTTCAACCCAATGAATAATTTCTGGTGCTTCGATCATCATTTCAATATTTTCAATAGTATATATAGTTTTTATTAAATGATAATTATTTCTGTGTTTTTCTTCAATTAATGGTAATATTTGTTGAATATAAATAGTAATGATTTCCTCAAGTAAAGAGCGAGTAGGAAGAATAGAATATTCTTTACATTTGGTTTGAAAGAATTCCACAGCGCTTTGTATATCTAATATCAATTGATTATTAATACTTTCTTTTTCTTTTATGTTTAAAAATTTATGATATTGAGATAACGTGAAGTCATATAATTCGATTTCAGAAGTTAATTCTTCTTTTAATTCATTAAATTTTTTCATGAGATTTATTTTATTACCATAATGAAATAATAAATTATTTTTTAATAAAATGATTTCTAATTTTAATTTGGATATTTTTTCTGTAGCATTTTTAAAATCTTGAGTATATAACAAATAGTATCCCAATTTTAATTCTAAATGTAAAGGACAAGGTTCTTGTGTATCACCGCATGTAGCTTTTAATGTTTTTGTTAATTCATTGGTTTTAATTTCAAAAATAGTTCCTACATTTCGATGGCAATTGATACATTTTGGTTTTTTTTCTAAAAATAATTTTTGTTTTTCTTTTCTAGATAATTTATCTTTATCAAATAACTGTGTTTTTAATTTTTCTATATTTTCAAGATAATTATTTTTTAAAGTATAATATTTTGTTAATTTTTCATCAAATTCATTCATTTATATATGGCTATACAATCTTTTTATTTAATATTTCGTATTCATTTTCCCACCGAGGAAGACCTGTAATTAATTCTTGTTGAGCTTTTAGTTTATCTGTTTTATATTTTTGTATTTTGTCAATAATATATTTGAATTTTTTATTATCTTTTTCTTTTTTTTCGACTAAAGATAATTTTCCTTTGTAGTGATACCATAAAAAAAAGAATAATATAAAAGAAAAAAAACAAAACAAAAATACATTTACCAATAAATTATGATAATTACTTTTTATTGTAATACATTTTTTTAAAGTAGTTTTAAAAAAATGTTTTGCTTCCGGTTCAATTAAATTTGGTTTCATTATAATAAAAAGCTAATGAAAAAAAAATGGTAAATTAATTTATATTTATTTAATATGGATAGTACTGGCGAATATTATCAATATATGATATTATTTTTTGGTATTTTGTTTTATTTAACTTATTTTTGTGTTAAATATAATGTGAATGAAACATTTTCTCAATATCAATCCAAAGATTTAATAAGATCAATGTATTTTTTATTAGGTATAATTTGTCTAGAATTAATTATAATTTTTAGTGTAATGATGAGTAGATGTTCGAATATATCTCGAGTTATCATTTATCCTATTTTAATATGGATATTGATATTTTTAGGAACAAAAATCATTTTAATGTCAAATCCAGGGTTTAAATCCGCATTTTCAGATGTTATAGGTTATTATTATACTTACGGACACAAACAAAATAAATTTATAGATGATTTATTAGATACAGAAAATCCTACTCATGATACTGTTGTAAGAGATATTATTAGCAATAAAGGATTATTATTTAATTCTATGGTTCCCGGAAATTTTGAAAAAATTTGGGAATCATTAAAATCTAGCTCAAAACCATCTATGTATAATGATGAATCAAAACAAGAATTATTAAATTGGGTAGTCCAAAGAGATCATATTGGAGAAGGTTGTTGGTTGTTATGGTCTGGAATATTATGTATTTCAATAATATCATTGTATGTATACTCTTTTCCTTGTGAATTAACACCCGCTCAAGTACAAGAAAATAAAGCTAATTATGATAAAAAAGTACAAGAGGATTTAGATAATTCAAAATTAAATTTAACATTTATGAACGGTTAAGAAAAACTCATCCAAGCACAATAATAAATAACAAATAAATAAGATAAAATTCCTAAAATAATAAAAAATAACCAAATAGGTAAAATTGTTTTATTTTTATAACCTATACCAAATTGTTTTAAACTACCATCATCATTATAAAAAAAATGTGGTTTATAAATTAGTATTAATGTGAAAAAGAATATATACAATATAATAGAAACCAATACGATATGAGAACTAATAAATTCTTTCATTTATATTGTATTTATATAATAAAATTATTTCTTTAACATAAATATAAAACGTTATACTATATAATGGCATTAATACAAGATTATTTTATAAAAACAGAAAATTACATAAAAGAATATGGTGAAAATACACTTGTATTTATTCAAGTTGGATCTTTTTATGAAGTATATGGAAAAAAATCACAAGATAAAATTATAGGAAGTAAAATAGAACTATTTGCTTTATATTGTGATTTAAATATTGTAGAAAAAAATGTTTGTGTAGGTGAAAAACAAATTGTTATGGCAGGATTTAAAGATTTTTTAATTGATAAATATGTAAAAAAAGTATTAGATAAAGGTTTCACAGTAATAGAGATCGTACAAGATGCTCCAGAAAAAAATACAACAAGAAGTGTAAGGAACATTTATTCTCCAGGAAGTTATTTTTATACTCAAAACACAGAAAATATTTCAAATCATAGTATTTGTATATGGATTTATAAAATCAACAAAATGATATATATAGGATTAGCATGTATAGATATTTTCACAGGAATTTCTTCCTTGTTTGAATTTCAAGAAATTTATTATGCGAGTCCTACAACATTCGATGAATTAGAAAGATATATTTCTATCTATAATCCCAGTGAAACTATTTTTATTCATAATTTATCTTCTCAAGAAATTCAAAATATTATTCAGTTTATTCATTTAAAGTCAAAAACAAATCATATTATTTCATTAGAAGATGACAAAGAATCTATCAATTATAAAAAAGTTATTAATTGTGAAAAACAAATTTATCAAAAAGAAATATTAATGAAATTTTTTCCTATTCAAGATTTTTCTTCTTTTATTGAACCTTATTCTCATGTTATCTTTGCTACTCAAGCATTTTGTTTTTTACTAGATTTTTTATTTTTACACAACCCTCATTTGGTATATAAGATTCAAGAACCTATATTTGAAAACAACAACCAACGATTAATTTTAGCAAATCATTCTTTAAAACAGTTAAATATTTTANAAGATGACAACTGTAAAGGTAAGTATTCTTGTATGTTAAATTTATTAAATAACTGTAAAACAAATATGGGGAAAAGAAAGTTTAATAATATTTTTTTAAATCCATTGAATGATGTAGACAAATTAAATAGACAATATAATTTATTAGAGAGTTTATTAAAATTAAATAATGAAGAAGAATATTCCTTTATCCAATTACAATTAACAAAAATGAAAGATTTAGAAAAAATCAATAGACAAATATTATTACAAAAAATACCACCTAAAACTTTTTATATGATTTATGAGAATAGTTTTATTATACAAGAAATAATAGAAAAAGCAGAAAAAAACAAAATCTTGTGGGATTATTTACAATTTCTTCCAGATTTTCATTTATTAAAAGAATATATAGTCCAAATAACCGATTATATAAAATCCAATTTAAATATAAATATAATTTCTACTTGCGATCAATATTCATCTTTTGATACAAATTTTATTTTACAAAATATAGATGAAGATTTGGATAATGAAACGAGAATTATAGAAGAATCATATGATAAATTAAATGTATGTAAAATGTATTTTCATGATTTATTAGCAAATTATGAAAAAAGCAAAAAAGAGACAGAATATATTAAAATTCATGAAACAGAAAAAAATAATTATTCATTATCTATAACAAATAGAAGATCAAAGATTTTAAAAGATTTATTAAAAAATAAAAAAGTTGTATTGTCTTATTTATCTAGTTATGATAAAATACAAAAAGAATTTGTACTAGATTTAGAAAAATTCTCTTTGGAATTTCATAAGCAAACTTCAACCAATCAATTTATTTATCACGTCCAAATTAACGAATTATGTAAAAATATCCATTATTTAAAAAATAAAATAAAAGAACATATTCAACGTGTATATTCACAATTTATAAAAAAGTTTGGGCCTTTTTATAAATCTTTAGATTGTTTAATTCAATTTATTACACAAATAGATATTTTATGGTGCCATATGTATAATATACAAAAATTTCATTTAACAAAACCAAGCATTCAATCTTCCGAACAATCCTTTTTTAAAATCTCCAATATTCGTCATTTATTAATAGAACATTTTCAAACAGAAGAAATTTATGTAGCAAATGATATAGATTTAGGAATTTCAACACAACAAGGAATGTTATTATATGGTACAAATGCGGTAGGAAAAACAAGTTTAATTAAATCAATTGGTATAGCGATTTTAATGGCCCAAAGTGGAATGTTTGTACCCTGTACGAACATGATATATTGTCCGTATAAATCTATATTCACTAGAATTATAGGAAACGATAATTTATTCAAAGGATTATCAACATTTGCGGTCGAAATGTCAGAGTTAAGAACTATATTAAGAATGGCAGATAAAAATAGTTTAATATTAGGAGATGAATTATGTTCTGGAACAGAAAGTGTTTCCGCAATTAGTATATTTTTAGCTGGTATAAAACAATTATATGATAAAAAATCTTCATTTATTTTTGCTACACATTATCATGAGATTATTCAAATGGAAGAAATTACTTCATTAGAAAATTTATCATTAAATCACATGGAAGTGTTTTATGATAAAGAAAAAGAAAAATTAATATATGATAGAAAAGTAAAAAAAGGTCCAGGAAATAATATGTATGGCTTAGAAGTATGTAAATCATTAATGCTTCCTCAAGATTTTTTAGAACTAGCAAATAATATACGATTAAAATATCATCCAGAATCAAATAGTATATTATTAAAAAAAACATCCCAATACAATTCACAAAAAATTAAAAATTTATGTGAAAATTGTGGGATACAACCATGTGATGAAGTACATCATTTAGAATATCAAAAAACAGCCAATAAAAAAGGTGTTATAAAAACAGATCAAAATATATTTCATAAAAATCATCTAGCTAATTTAATGAATTTATGTAAATCATGTCATGACAATATTCATAAAAATAAAAAAAAAATAAAAAAAGTAAAAGGTAATATTTTTATTACTTCTTAATGTTTACTAGACTTTCTAGATTTTCGAGATTTTTTACTTTTGGATTTTAATGTTTTAAAACCTTTACTTGCTAAACCTAAAATAGCATTACTACTTTTTCTAAATAAGCTATTCATATCTTTTATACTGGAGTTTAAAATTTTTTTTGATTTTGTTAAAACGGAAGATTTCTTTGAACGAGCCATATATAATAGCCCAAGATTATTTATTTTCTAATGTTACAAAAAAATAAGTATTCGGTTCTTTTTTATATAAATTAATTATTTTATGTTTTAAAGTATGATAAGGAATAGGTATTACACTATTCATATATTTTAAAATTAATAAAATAATACTATAAAAATAAGGCATATAAATTGTATTAATGAAATCTTGTAATACCTCTTCTTTATTCTTTGTTTCATAAATAGAAATTTCTGTTTTTATAAAAGTATTTTTATAAAACACTTTGTATCCACCCATTATTTTTCTTTCTTTTGAATTAATATAAAATTTTTTTATATGTTTTTTTTCTACATTTAAATATTGCTGTAAAGATAAGATAGTAGAATCCATATTATCTGTAAAAATACAAATATCAATATCACTTATATTATCAATATAATCAAAACGTTGAATACTTCCATAAAAATATAATTTTGTATCTAAATATTCTTGCATATTTTGTAAGAATTCTTTTTTTTTTCTTGAAAGTTTATATTTTATTGTCTCCATTATTCTAATCAAATATTATTCTTTTTCATTTATAAAATTATACAGCAAGGTTTCTTTATTTGAATTATTTACTTCACCTGTTAATTTTGCGTTTTCATATAATTCCTTTAATACATCTACTGGAGCATTAGACCCAATTTTTATTAATCCTTTATCTACTAAATATTTTTTTATACTTTTTATATCAGTCTTTTTTAATTCTTTTTGTGCGTCTAATACTTTTTGTTTAATTGTTTTATTTTTTAATAATAAACCTATTTTTCTATACATTTTTGATTTTCCTAAAGTATATGTTTTTTTAATTGTTTTTTTAATTGTTTGTTCTTTTGGTATAGATACAACTTCTTTTTGTATAATTTGTTTTTTATGTATTGGTATTTCTTGTAATGGTATTTCTTGTAATGGTATTTCTCTTATTGGTATTTCTTGTAATGATGTAGGATTATTTTGTATAAATGTTGGTTTGATAGGTTTTGTATTTTCTTCTAAACAATTATTTTTTTTTGTTTTAATCCAAGTTCGGTAGTTGGGCTTTAGACCATTTTTTAAACATCCATAACCAACTTCATTATCTATTTTATAATTTAATGATATAGTAGAATTAGATATAGGTTCAGGTATAATTTCTTCTTGTAATTCCATTGATAATTCTGTCATGACAGGAATAATAGGTTGTTCTGTAGGCTGTTTAATACTTTTGTTATAAAGATTTTCTTTTTTTTCATCATGTATTAAGTCTGAAATATATTGTATTGATTTTTCAAATTCATTATTTTCTAATGGATCTTGTACGAATAATTTTTTATTTTTTAATTTATCATTTTTTGAGTTAGCTACTTTTTTTAAAAATTTATTTTTTAATGATGAAGATATGGTTGGAATAATAGTTTTTTGTCTTTTTGTTTTATTATTACTAATTTTGAATAATTCTGGATTAATAGAAATAGTTTTTTTATCAGTCATGCTATAAAGAATTAAATAAAATATTAAATATAACCACAAATCTGAATTTCATAATTATCTTCTGAAGTAATTATTATTTGAAAAGGTTTACCACAACCAAAAATTTTATTGTTTTGTATATAAAAATTACATAATTCTTCAGAACTATGTGGATGAATTTGTTCTCCATTGTTTTTTAATACACCATGTCTAAAAATACCACAATTTATCTTTTCTATCTCTATATATTCTTTACAATGAGGGCATGAAATAATCATTATAAAAATAATAATTTGTTCTTAAATAATTTATTTTATCATTTATTTATATGTCTAAAAGATGCTTTTCACTTTGTAGAAATCTATTACAAACAAAATGTAATACAACAAGAAGATGTAAATACAATATAGGGAAAAAAAGAGAATTTTGTCGTTTAAATATGACAAAATATAAATTAAATAAAGATTGTGTTATAAAAACAAAAATAACAAATAAAAATAGAGTGAATGAAGCAGCAAAAGTTATACAACGAAATATGAAAATTCTGAATAATAAAACAAAAAGAAATAGTGTTATAACTCCAGCTCCAGTATCTCCTGAACTAACTTCCGCAGAAAATAAAGCATTAAAAGCTAACATTATTCATAAATTTATGTTTAAAACAAAATTCAAAAGAAAAGCTGTATATTTAAATACTATATGTTCTAATTCAGGATTTTGTTTAGCTTTAGGAAAAGAAGAAAAAAATATTAGTGAATTTTTTAATAATTTTACTACCTTTGAATATGCTATTTCTCCAGTGAAGACAATAGGAGCTGCCTCTGTGAATGGGTTTATTAAAGAAATAATATATCAACGTGCTAAATATAAATCCTATGCGATTTTAAAATCACAACGTGCTACTACAGCGGATGCTCTCTTTTATGAATATTTAGCTGGAATGTATATGAATACAATATTAACTAGATTTCCAAATTTTGTAAAAACATATGGATTGTTAAAATATCATACTGAAGCAGATTTAAATAAATGTATGCAAACTGCTAATTTAACAGTCCAAGAATTTAAAAAATTATTATCTCCAGTAGAAAATATTAATTTAAAAAATCCAGACTTAGCATCATTAACATGTAATCCAACCAATCATTTAAATTGCTTATTAATCGAACATATTAATCAACCAAAAACTATTAGAGATCTGATGAGTATAGGTAATAGACCTATATTTAATGAGATTGACAGGCATACTATCCAGTATGAAATTATGTATATACTATATCAAGTATATTTTGCCTTGTATTGTTTAAGAGATAACTTTACACATTTTGACTTACATAGTGATAATGTATTATTATATATGCCAAATAATAGAGGTTATATTAAATATCATTACCATACTGGTAGAGGTAAATTTGCGTTTTATTCTCAATATCTACCTAAAATTATTGATTATGGAAGATCATTTTATAAATATGATGCTACAAATAATAGCGATCAAATATATAAACAATTATGTACTACACCTCAATGTAATGATAGTAATAAACATTGTGGAAAAATGTACGGACATGCTTTTTTTGCGAATTCAATTGCGTTCATTAATAAAGCAAAAAATAATATTAGTCATGATTTACGATATGCGAATTCAGTAAAAATACTAACTGAAAAATGGACTCAAGATACAATTAATCAAGAAGCTTATAATTTATTTGAATTATTACAAAAGGTTAAATACGGGGTAGGAGTACCAGATCCAAAGAACAAAAAATATGGAACAAAAGAAAAGTTGGGTGATAAATATACGGCTAAATCAAAAACAATCAATAATATTATTGAAATGAAAAATGCGTTGGAATTATTAATGATGCCTTTAATACCTACAGATAATTATTATGCTATACCAGCATTAGGATTTGTAAAATTGGGAGATTTACATATTTATGAAGATAGACCTATGGATTTTATTCCAGCTTAATAAGATTCTTTATTTTAAAATTGAAATTGTCTAAAGACAAAATAGAATAGTATAATAAGCAAGATGGATTTGAATCAAACACAACTAATCAAGAGTGAATGGGAATCTATTGAAATTCCTAGTTCGGAATCAGAAATAAAGATTTTACAATTAATTAAAAATGGATTTTTAAATCCAAATATTTCTGTTAATTATCATTTATCATTACTCTCATTTTTAAAAGTAGAGGCTACAGAAGTAATGTTTGAGTTTTTATTCATAAAATATTTAAAACCAAAGGTAGATTCATTGGAAAAAGATAATTCACTAACATGTAAAATAGTATTAAGTAAAAAACCAACAATTAAATCAGCAGATAAGATTCGAATACAACAGAATGAAACTTTAATGGCTAAACAACCAATTTATGAGTTTATTTTGTTGGATTACATGGAAAAGTTATTAAAAAATAAAAAAGAAAGAAAGTGGATGATAATATATTATACTTTAATAAAATTAATAAATTATAAAGTTCATAACTTGAATCCAATTCTAATTCAATTTATTAAAGATGTTTTAAAAACATTTGAAGAAAAAATAAATTACACATATTTAATTAAAAATATTTATGATTTATTAGAAAAAAATAACGATTTAATAAAATATAGCGACCAACAATTGTACGATCATCAGAAAGAAATATTTTCCTTATTTAATAAAGAATCAGATACATCCAAATTAGTTTTGTATATTGCTCCTACAGGTACAGGAAAAACATTAACTCCTATTGGTTTATCAGAAAAATACAAAATTATCTTTGTATGTGCTGCTAGACATGTAGGATTAGCATTGGCAAAATCAGCCATTTCTATTCATAAGAAGGTAGCATTTGCTTTTGGTTGTTCTAGTACAGAAGAAATAAAATTACATTATTTCGCTGCTTCGCAATTTTTAAAAAGCGATCGAACAGGTAAATTTATACGTACAAAAAATTTAATAGGTAAAAAAGTAGATAATACAGTAGGTGATAAGGTAGAAATTATGATATGTGATATTAAATCTTATTTACCGGCAATGTATTATATGTTGGCATTTAATCCAAAAGAACAAATAATTACATATTGGGATGAGCCTGAGATTACATTAGATAAAGAAGAACATCCATTTCATGAAATAATTCATAACAATTGGAAAGAAAATATTATTCCAAATATTGTATTATCTTCAGCAACATTGCCAAAAGAAAAAGAATTAACAGATACAATCATGGATTTTCAAATGCGGTTTCCAAATTCAGAAGTTGTGAATATTACAAGTCATGATTGTAAAAAGAGTATCCCATTAATTAATAATAATGGTTATGTAGTATTGCCACATATGTTGTTTGAAGATTACAATGATATTAAAAAAACAGTTAAGCATTGTGAAAATTATTTAACTTTATTAAGATATTTTGATTTAAGAGAGATATCTAGATTTTTGATACTTGTGAATGAAGATAATTATATTCCTTCTCATTTAAAAATAAATTCTATATTCACTCAAGTAGAAGACATATCAATGATTTCAATTAAGTTGTATTATTTGAATGTATTAAATAATATCCTTTCAGGCAAATGGGGCTCATTATTTATTCACATAAAAATGACGAAAGAAAAGAGAATTATTCCTAATCATTCTATTGATATAAAAAGCAATAAAATAATAAAATCATTAAGTGTTGGTCCTGACAGTGAAAGTTGTTTGGGTAAACCTTTAACAAAAAAACTTTCTTTACATGAAGAAGTAGAAGAAGAAAAAGCGGATTGTGGAATTTATATTACTACAAAAGATGCGTATACTTTAACAGATGGTCCAACTATCTTTTTAGCAGAAAATATAGAAAAAGTAGCAAAGTTTAGTATTCAACAATGTAATATTAGTTCTAGTATCATGACAGAATTAATTCAAAAAATAGATTTTAATAATAAATTGAATGAAAAAATTTCTGATTTAGAAAAAGATTTGGAAGATCAATTAAAAGAATCAACAAGCAAAGAAGAAGATACAGAGAAGAAAACCAGTAAAAAACATACAAAAGATATACAAATAGATAAGCAAAAAGGTTCTATTCAAGCATTAACAACAGAAATTGAACGATTAAGAACTTATATTAAATATGCTTCTTTAAATGATGTTTATATTCCAAATAAATTAGATCATTTGGAAAAATGGGCTTCTCATGTGAAAACTCCCCATTCATTCACATCAAATATAGATGAAAAAACAATTATTTCAATCATGTCTTTGAATGGTGTAGATAATAGTTGGAAAGTATTGTTATTATTAGGAATAGGTGTATTCACAAATCAACACAATGCTGCGTATACTGAAATAATGAAGAAATTAGCTGATGAACAAAAATTATATATTATTATTGCTTCAAGTGATTATATTTATGGAACTAATTATCAATTTTGTCATGGATATATTAGTAAAGATTTAAATTTAACTCAAGAAAAAATTATCCAAGCTTTAGGAAGAATTGGAAGAAATAATATTCAACAAGATTATAGTATTCGATTTCGTGATGATAAACATATATTACATTTATTCACTACCGAAGAAAATAAAATAGAAGTAAGAAATATGGCTCGTTTATTTGTATCTTAAGTAATAAATAATAAATAATAATAAATTAACATATTTTTTTGTTATGTAATATTATGAAGAAATGTGCCAAAGGAACAAGAAGATGTAGTGCGACAAAAACTTGTATATCAAGAAAAAAGTCTCGTTTAGCTACAAAAAAAAGATGTAGAAAGGGAAGTAGAAAATGCGCGAATGGGCGTTGTTATGGTAAATCTAAAAAGGCAAAATTTCAATTTGAACTATTAAAGAGTCAATTTTAAAATAAAGTATTCTTTTTTTTCAGAATACTTTTCATATTCCATTAAAATTGGATAATCTGTTAACAATTCTCTAGTCCATATAAAGCCATATTTTTCATAAAAGGTTACTGCGGATTCGATAGAACTCAAAATAATTTTTCTTGAATAATTTCTATTTTGATTTTTCGCATGTTGAATAAAATCACTTAACAATGTAGAAGCATAACCCAAGTTTTTAAATTTTTGTTTCGTACAAATTAATAATATATAATAAGTAATTTCTTTTGTTTCTTTATTTTTATCAAATACATAAACAAATAACGAAGGACAATTTTTCATGTCAAAAGTAGTATCCATACAATGAAATGCGATTCGGTTTTTCCTATCTTTTAAAATTTCTTTTATATATTTTAATGAAATATGTTGATAAGAATAATAAGATAAAATAATTTTTAATTGTTTATAAAAAGTATCTATTTTATCAACAATATTTTCTATATCTTCCGTATCAATAATGGTATTGATTATATCTTCAGAATAAAAGTTCATCTCCATTTTTATTAAATAAATTATAAGAATAAATAAATCAATTTTTATTTTTTCTTTTTGTATTACCTTTTCTTTTTCTTTTTAATTTTTTTGTTTTACCTCTACCAGTACTTTTTTCTTTTTCTACAAATTCTTTTAATACTCCTATATTTAAATTACCTATATGTTTATTTCTTTTTCTTGGTAATACTGTATGAATATAATTATCTAATATTCTTGGAAATGATCTATATTCTATTAACACAATATTATCATTTATTTTCATTTTATTCGAAAAAGCATCAATTAAATTATATTCCAACCAATCATTCAAAATAGTAGGATTATATTCCGAACTACTTGATCTATGAGAACTTTCCGATCTAGCAGATCTTGCGGACCGATGAGAACGTGGAGATCTATGAGAATTTTCCGATCTTGCAGATCTAGCAGATCTAGCAGATCTAGGAGATTTAACTTTTATTGGTATAATAGGATCTTCAAAAAAAGTTATATAACTTTTTAAAGAATAAGCAGGATCTCCATAATTTTCTGAATCTTTTTCTAAATCAGTTGAATCATTAAAAGCGTCAATTTGTACGTGGGTATTTCCTGGATCTTCTAATAATTTAGATATAAGAATATCTGGTTCTAAAAATAATTTATGAATAATTTTTATAGCTATAGTTTCATTCACACTAAAATAACTTATGATACTCTTTTTTATTTCTAGATAACAATCATAACCAGTATGTCTTAAATTAAAGGCAGCTTTATTTTTAAAATATTTTGTAGGTGAACCTAAAAATAAATTATAATAAATATACAATTTGTATAAAATTAATGAAAAATAATCTTTAACTTGTGCTAATAAAATAGAAAATTTACCACCACGTTTATCAAATTTATATGAATCTGTGGTTTCATTATATCTTTTAAATAATAAATTCGTACACTCTACTATTTGGTTTAAATAATTATTTGTTCTTTCACATGTTCCAGAAAAACATTCATAAGCATAATCAGTATGACTTAATATTTCTTTCATGATAGAAAAAGCATTTTGTATTTTACATCCAAATGTCATTTGAATCGTTACTCCTATATTATCTATAGAGGTACCAGCATTAGTTTTGAAATAATATAAATTTGTATCAGGCATATGTAATAAATAACTTTGAGAAGACATATCAACAGTTTCTTTTGGTTGTCCTTCTCTTTTTAACAATAAATTTCCTTGTATAGGTACTAGATGATCTAAATGATAAATAACAATTTCTAATACATTAACTAAAGTATTTAAAATAACATTACTACTTTTGGGTGGTTTATAATAAGTTGCTATCCATTCTACATCTGAAAAACTACTACAATCTAATTTACTTGCTTCAGACCAAAATTCAAAATTTATATCATATGTTTCGCCATCAGAAGTTATATATTCATATATATCATTTTTATCCTCATCATCATCTGTTTTCGGACATATTTTTCCTAAGTGCTTAACAAAAGGCGTTTCTGCGATATCATTTGTTATATAAAATTTGACATTAGGATCATATGAATTAATAAAAGGATTTTCTTCTGGAGTTAAATCATATTTTTCTTGGCTACGAATATCATAAAATTCCGCTTTATTCTGTGGAATTTCTCCAGATTCTAAAATATCTATATCATCTCTTGATGTATCTGTATTCATTAACACTTCATTACCTTCATCATTCGATACTTTAGATAATTTTATTAAATGTGATACCTCCAACTCATACCCTATACTTAATATATTATTAAATACATAACTTTCAGATATTTTCCCACCTAACATATATATTAATTACAAATTATTTAATAATTTGTAATTAATTTAATTTAATTTTTTATTTTAATTTAATTTTAATAAGAAGATGTTTAAATTATTTAAACGGCTAGGGGTGCGGCCTCGCTAAGAGGAGCGGCGTTCAACTTCTGGAAATGAGGACTCATGAAACGCTGAAGGTTAAAATAAGTAAGCTCATCGGTAGGAGCAATCTTTAGCAACTTAGCAAGTGCTGGGTTAGGATTAATCTTGCGACCATTCACACTATCTTGAAGATTGTTAGCACGAATATACTTGTTAATCTCTCTTGTAACCTCTGTTCTAGCCATTTCAAATCCCATAGGCTTTCCTAGAAAGGTAGCCAACTCAGTACTAATCTTTGTTGGCTTTACGAATCCACTTGGTGCGCGGTTTGCCTTGCGCTTCTTGCGAAAGTTCAACTTCTGAGAAGCCTTAAGCTCCTTCATGTATTTACGCTCAAGATTCTTGTAATCCGCGCGAAGAACAGACAATGCGGAAAATACCTGATTCAACTTATTTGAAAACTCTGTCGACAAGGCGACAATTTCATCATTCTCCTGCTCTACCACAACATTCTCAGTTGGTACAACATTCGACTCAACACTATCCGTACTAACAACAAGGTCAGAAGCAATCAATACTTCCTTTGCCTTCTTGGCAGCTCTTGCCTTCTTTGGCTTCTCCTCAGTAGTTGAAGGAACAACACTTGAAAGCTCAACATTTAAAGTTGAAGTTTCAACAACTGGAATATCAGAAGGAACCTCAGCAACCTTTGCCTTGGACTTTGTCGATTTTGTAATCTTAGGAACTTTCATCGAAACATCTTGCTCGTCAGTAAGAATTTGTTTGGAGGTTTTCGCCATTATACTTTATATAAATATTTACTTTTTAAGTTATTTTACGCAAATATAATATATTTGTGATGAAAAAAGAAGTGCGTTTAATTTATTGTCTAATTAAATGCTTGAAACAACCAATTTAAAGAATTAGCAGCATTTTCCGAAACAAGTGTTAATGCGCCTAATACATAATAGCATCCTAAAGCTTGACTTTCTCTATCAGATTCTGAATGGACGAAATTATTTAAAATAAATAAAACATTGGATAAATTTTTATTTCTATTGTTATAAAGTGAAACATGACCGTTTCTAAAAGGGTTGCCTAAAGGAGGACAAATTTTTCTTTTTGTTTCAGCATCAATTTGAATACGATAAAACCAAATATCTGATAATTTTTGAATAAATGTATACAGTTCATAATTGGATAACTCCATAAGCCATGTAGGATTCGTACAATGACCTAAATTATCTATTTTTTGAAAAAATTCTACAATTTTTAATTCATTTATTTTCTCTAATGATAATCCTTCTTGTTTCTCAATTTCTATCTCCATATTCAGTTTAAATTTTTTATTTAATTTTAATAATTTTTGGAAATTAGAAATAATATCACATGAAATAACTTTACGATTATAAGGATTTAAAATATTATTTATATTTTTACTTTTTAAAATTAAATTATGAAAAGATATAACATTGAATCCATATGTAAAATTTTCATCTTCATAACTAAAAAATTGCTTGAAAGAAATATCTGGAATTGATTCGAATGATAAAAAATCTTCTTGATTATTACATAATGCTCTTTTAAATAATGCTTTACCTCTTAATTTATTTATTTTTCTTTGTAAATAACCTCGAATGTATTTTTGAATAATCATAATCTTTTCTGACAACAACAAATAAAAATAACATCTTTTTAATAAAACATCTTTGGGTCCATTTATTCTTAATTTGTATTTCTTAGCAACACTTTTAATATCTTTTAATTTAAATTTATACGTACAAATATCATAATAACTATTAATATAAGAATCCATTTCATATTTTTTTTTTGTTATATTATAAATATTATCATTATATTGTTGTAATAATAAAGTATGTGTATTAATATAATCATCTAAATTAAATAATTTATTCTTTTCCCCTAAAAAAATCATTGTATATATATATAATATATTAATATCTTTTTAATATAAATGATTTAACATTTTTTATCAGGATTTATCATGTGAATATTAAAAAAGTTTTTCATTTTGCTTATAGTTAAAAAAAAATTGATTTAAATATAAACGATTATAATACTGTATATTAAGATGGCAGAAACTATTATCGAAGGAATTAACTTTAACTGTGTCGATGCGATTTATCGTGCGGCAAAAATAAATGCTAATGGTGGAAAAAATATTCGAATTGTGAATAAAAGTTCTCAATCCGCATTAAGACTTTCTACTCCTGTAATGTTAACTTGGGGTGCTTCAGATTATGTAGAACCAGGAGCTTCTCATGGAAATGGTAAATATGAAATGGCACTTCAATTTCCTACAGAAGAATACAAGACACAAGAAGCGGAGTTGTTTTTAGAAAATATTAAGCGATTTGAAGCAAAGATTCGTGATGATGCGTTTAAAAATTCTAAAGAATGGTTTGGTAAACAGCATAAAAGTCCAGATATTATTGATGAACTATTCACACCAATGCTAAAATATCCAAAGATCAAAGGTACAAGCGAACCAGATACTTCTAAAGCTCCAACAATTCGATTAAAAGTACCTTGTTATGATGGCGATTGGAAAGTAGAAATTTATGATGAAGAATGTAGTAAATTATATCCTTCAAAAGAAAATACTCAGATAACTCCATTGGATTATTTGAAAAAGGGAACGAATGTAGCATGTATTATTCAATGTGCTGGCATTTGGTTTACAAATGGTAAATTCACAGTAACCTGGCAATTAGTTCAGGCGCTAGTTCAAAAGCCTAGAGAATCAATTGTAGGTAAGTGTTTTATTAAAATTAATCCCAAGGAAAAAGAAGCTCTTAAGCAGAAAGTTATAACTGAAGAGTCTTTTGAACCAGATGAAGAAGTAGTACAAAAAGCACAACAAACAACTACAAGTATTGATGTAGTGGATAGCGATGAAGAAGATGATGAAACACCCCAACTTAAAGCAGCAGAAGTTCAACAAACAGAAGAAGTTGCTGAAGAAGAAGAAGTTGTGCCAGTAGTCCAAGTAAAAAAGAAAGTAGTAAAGAAGAAAGCAAACATCTAACGCATAATTAGTCTAATAAATTAATAAATAATATTTAATAAATTAATAAATTATTTTTTTTGTAGTATTTTTTAAAATACTTAATGTTAAATAATAAGTATTACTGTGCCAATTAATATTCCAACTAATATTTTTTGTTGGCTACATAATAAAAAATTATAAATGCTTGAATCTATTTCATGCCAAGAATTACCATGTATATGTGTAAAATACTTTCCTCCTTTACATGTGGTTTCATTACATACATTACAATCACCAGCATATTCTTTTTTTGTTAAAATATAACAATTATTAATTTCTCCATAATTATTAAGCATATTTGTTAAAAACGCAGGGCCAGTACTATACATAACATGTAAATGCTTGCCAAAATATTGATAATTATTTATATTATTAGGTAATTCATCTATACAATATTTAAAAAAAGGATGATTAGGAATAACCATAAAAAAAGCATTTGTAAAAGATATTTCAATATTTGAAGAACGTGCTAAAACTAAATCATAATGTAAAAAATTATTTAATTTTTTATTACAATTTATATCCAAATCTAAATAAATACCACCATATTTATACAAAACTAAATATCGAAAAGCATCACATCGTTGAATATCATATTTATATGATTTATAAGTTTTATAAAATTTAGGATAATTATTTTTAACAAATTCATTCATCATTTCATGAGTCCATAAAATATATTCAAAATCTTTATTAATTTGCTTACAAGAATTAACAGAATCTTTCCATTCATCAGGTATATCAGATGTTTTCCATGTTTGATGTATAATTTTAGGTATCATTTATAATATATTTTTATTTAAAAATTGAATACTATTTAAATATTTCTCACAATAAAATCAAAATGTATTATTTATCTAAAAGTCCAATAGTACCTATAGATCATATTGGACCAATTAATAATAATGAAAATATAGAAAATATGGTTCACGCAATTCCGATTTATGATGAAAGTAATGTAATAATTATGGTTCCTAACTTATTAATTACTCAAGATACAAGAAATATTCCTTATAAATATAAAATTGTTTCTACTAGTATTATATTATGTTGTTTTAGTATTATTATTATTACTATTGCTGTTAGTAGTATAAATAATAATAGATACCAACCAATTCCAAACAATTCTTTAGGAAATTATTCCAATATAAAATTTTAACTATTTCTTTATTGGTTTCTTCAGATTTATTTTGTTTTGTTCTAATAGATATTGACCGCATGGCCCACAATGGTCTTCATTAGACAAATCTACTTTTTTATTCATCTTTTTATCACAATATTCCATATTCCATCTACCCAATACTTTTTTATCTTTTTTCATAATTTGTTGAATAATATATGTAATAATCTTCATAATATATAAGCCTTAATTGTTTTAAATATTTTTGATAATTATTAAATCTTACTTATAATATGAATAAAGTTGTAAACAAATTTAGTCATAAAATACGTAATCTTATTCCATTAACAAAAAGTGAAATAAATTCATTAACTATAAACAATACTACTCCAGAACAATTAATATGTTTAATTCAAGCATATAATGAATCTTTAATTATGTGTAATGATATAATTAATGATAATTATAAAGATATAATTAAAAAATAAAAAATTGAAATCTTTTTTTCTTAATAAAATTAATTATAATTTACCAAGATGTCAGACAACAAAGTAATTGTTTATTCAGTAATTGTTTCATGGGCGTGTATCATTTGTATTCTTCTTTTCCTTCAATTTCAATCTTTTCAACAAATCAAAGAACTACACAAAATTTCTATGTCTCAAGCATTTGAGATACAACAATTGAAAGAAGAATTAAATCATATTTCGTTTGCTTCTTTGGGTCATAATATTCCTATTAATTCTAAAAAATTGGTATTAGATAATAATAATAATTATAAATTAGAAAATTATTATAAATTAGAAAAATTACGAATAAGCAGTCAGTATTTTCAGATTGATAATCGTTATGGAAATTATAGAAATGACTTAGATAATAAATTAAAAATAACAAACAACAATGTAAAATTATTAATGATAGAAGGACCTTATGACAATATATTAAATGTTGTAAAACAATTTCCAAATATTGAAGAATTAATAATTGTATTTAATAATGATAACTCAGATAAAAAAAGTTTAGATTTATCCCATATTATTTATCCATCAAAAATAAAAAAAATAGTTTTGATTAAAATGAAAGATATTCCAATTGTTGCAGACATTTCACCAGTTGTTTCTTATTATAGACAACAAAATAAAGAAGTTGTAATAGATGAAATAGATTGGAGTTTACTAGGAGATATATATACAAAATATGATTTATGGAATTAATAATTTATCATAAAAAAATTGAAATCTTTTTTTATGATAAAAAAGTATATTCAAAAGTGTAAAAGTTAAAATGACAGAAAAGTTTTCATACAAGAATATTTTGATTCAACATCAGCAAGAAGAGAGAAAGAAGGAATTAATAAAAATGTTGAATAGATATTCTTTCAAGAATGAAATGCCAGGCGAGTTTATTTATGTATTAGAAATAGACGGACATAATTATTATTATACAAATCACTTTTGTTTAGTTTGTGGAAACTTCACAAGAATAGGTGATGAGATTTATTGTGATTCCATACCAAGTAATATTTCATGTGTGGATGTACATCATCTTCATCAATCTAAGCAATCAGACTATTTTAATGAGGTAAAATATTATTTGAAAGAATATTCAAAAACAATGTATGTAAGAGAAGAAATCTTGGGTTTACCTAATTTTGAATTATTATTAGTAGAATATGATTGGTATCGTATTAATACTAAGTATATGTGTGCGTTTGAGCTAACCCATCGTTATAGTGTAGAAGAATATGATCGATTACAATTTTTATATCCTCATATTCGGAAGAATTTAATTGATCTCAAGTTTTATGAATTGGAATTACAAAAATCATATTTTAAATATCATCACAAATTATTTATTATTTATCCCTGGATTAAACAAATGGTATATTCTTATTTGATTTTAGATACGACAGATTATATAATGGATAATTTAGATAATTTAGATGAATAAAATTTAAAAAAAAAAATTGAAATCTTTTTTTCTAATTAAATAAATTATATTATAGAAAGTAAGAATGAGTTCAATTCAAGTTTCCACAAAGCCTTCCGTTATTGCTGGTTCCAAATTTGGACCAAGAGAAGTTGTAGTTTATCATCTTCCAAGTATTGATGATTGTTTGGCTTTATTGCCAAGACATTTAGGTAATTATATTTTATCTTTCACTTATGCTTGGTTGGAATTTTATTTAGATAATTTAGCGGAAAAGTACGGCCATACTTTTGTGAATAATACTCTTGCGCCCTTGTGTATTATAAGAGGTAGAACTATTCAAACTAGGCTTGTGTTATATAAAAACAATATGACTTATATAAAAACACATAATATTGATCGAGGAAACATTCACAAAATATTTGAGAAAGCTCTTGTTGCTAGAAAAAAAGAAATTGAGGACGAAAAAAGAAGAAGAGAAATTGAAACTTTAAAAAAGAATTTTGACTTACAGCGATTAAATGTCGGAAGTATTTTCATTGGAGGGCAATTATATAACTTGAGAAAATATTTAGTCGTTCAAAAAACTGCCAAAACATATTATTGCGTGAAAGTAGAAATTGAAAGTGAAACAGAAACTCATTATTCTCTCAAGTTCATTCATTACTGGAGAGGTCCAGTGAAATATAATATTGAAACAAATGTTCCCATTTTAGAAGTTGAAGTTCCTATTAAGCCTACAAAAGAACTCATTTTAAAAAACGAACAAGGTCAATATAATGAAGCAATATTCACGCAAAAAACAAAAAAGAAATATTTCATGGGATTATTTGGGTATCCTACTATTTAATTTAGTATAATTAATAAATTTTAATATTATATATATAATAATTTTTTTTTGTATAATGATAAAGAATAAATAAATAGAAAGTTTTATTGAAAAAAAATTTTAGGAAGAGTTATAAAAATATATAAATACCTATTAAAAGAATATATTTAAAAAACAATAACTGATAGAAAAAAATTATATAATTAAATTGAATAACTGAAAAAAACAGTATTATGCGATATAAAGTGATAATACTATTATTATAAATAAAATATATTAATATATTATAATGTCTAAAAAAATATTGAAAAAGAAATGTGATGAGTTAAATAGTGAGTTTAATAGTGATTTAGAAAAAATAAACGATATATTAAAGACAGACACTAACTTAGATAGTTTAATAAATGTTATAAGTGATAGTGTAGATCAACAATTTAATCCTGAAGATTTTATTTTCCTAGGAGAAATTAAAAAAGTACATAGTGCTACACCATTTCCTACTCCTAGAGATGGAGTTCATATATCTGAAGTTAGAGTACAACATATGAATTTATTAAGAGCATTAATTAAAATACAACAAGAATTTGAAAAATTAAAAGAAAATAATAGTTTAAAAGTATTTCAAACAAAATTAGTTGGTGAAGATTATACTTTCACATCAAATGATGAAGGAGATTCATTAATAACAGCTGCTATATTAACGGTTTCTAGTATGCGTGATCGATATTCTAATTTTGATTATCTTTGTTCTGATGATGTATTATTGTTATTAGGAGAAATTATGGCAATTTTATCATATCAATATACAATAGATACAATAGGGAGAATTTCCAAGGCGAAAAGTTCGGTAAGTAAATTAATAGGAAACAAACTTAAACAATTAAATACAGTATTTAATTCTATAACTGAATATTTCAGTAAAATGATGTCTAAACATAATATTGAAGATGATGACTCAACTGATACAAGGTTAGGATTAATAAGAGGTCGTCTTGCACTAACTAGAGATATTCTTCTACGCGAACAAGAACATCAAGCTAGAGTATTAATAACAACAAGGGAAGAAGCAAATTCATCAGGAATAAAATTAGAGGCGGAAAAAATGGAAGTCGAAAATTTAACTGCTTCAAATGCTGAATTAGAAAAGGATATTCAAAATAAAAAAGCAGAAATCACTGGCAGGGAAAGGGAAATGGATGCTATTGATAGAAGGCGAAAATGGGTAAGTGATTTAAATGCCGGAGGTTCTAGAAATAAAAAAAGAAAACACAAATCAAAAAGAAAATCCAATAAAAAAAGAAAATCTAATAAAAAACGTAAAACAAAGCGAAGGCATTAAACAAATAAAATATGAATAATCATATCTCCTTTATCGGTAATATCATAAATATTTTCTTTTGGAATACTGATACCTTTTTTTTTTAAAGTATAATATTGTTCTTTTTTAATAACAATATCATGTAGTAAAATGGAATATTCTAATTCTTGTATAAAAAAAGTATAAGAAGGATTCTCAAGTAATTTTTTATCAAAAGGGATTTCTAATGTTATGATTAAATCAAAATTATCTATAAGAATATTAGAAGGTAAATCAGGAATACATTTTACAATTAACTCTCTTTCATCAAGCATAAAAATAACTTCTGTATTCCATAACGGCACAAAATATGTTTTATCTTCCATTACTAATTTATATACGTTATTACTTAATATATCAGTAATGGTTGGATTTAATGTTATAATGATATCATTTTGATATTTTTCTTTTATAAGTTTTTGAAGTGATTCTAAAATTTCAGAAGAAATAGTTAATACATTTTTATATTTTAAAAGGAAGGAGTAAAAATTCATTAAATCTTCTTTATCTAATTTTTCAATCATAGAGATAGAATCTAAATCAAATTTTGTTTTTAATAATGAAATAATAGAAACAAAAATATCTTTGTATTTATCTTTAAAAATATTTTTTACAAAAAGCATGAGTATATCATCGTAATTTTCTTGTATTTCATTTTCATTAGAAGAAGAAAGATTAGAATTTAATAATTCATAAGCCAATCCAATTTCTTGAAATTTTTCCTTGGCATAAATACTATTATTTTTATCAGGATGATACATTAAACACAATTTATAATATTTTTTTTTTAATTCTTCTTTTGTTATTTGTTTTGTATTTTTGATCTCAAATATATTTAATGCTTTATTATAATCCATTAAGTATTCATAAAAAATATATTTATATAGAATCTATATTATGTATTTTACAAATAATATTAATTAATAAAAGTTCAATATGATAAATAGGACGATAATTATTATTATAATAAAGAAAAAAATCTTGTATATAAGAAAGAATTATTTTCATGTCTTCTTTTTTTAATAATTTTTGAGAAGAATAATATTTTAGTAAATACCAAATAAATTTAGTAATGTTTAAATCATAAATTAATAGATCGTAAATATAATCTCTTAATTTGTAATAATTTATATTTTGTTTTTTATTTAATTCTTGAAGAATTGTTTGATATATATTAGGAATAAAAGAAAGACTGGTAGAAGAAAAGAAATAATCTTTCAAGTTATAATGAGTATCATCTGTTGGAAATGTTTTGTTTAATATTAGACTTGGATTTTTGATAGAAATAATTTGACAAATTTGTAATATATTCTCAGGTAAAAAAGATATATGTTCAGTAATAATAAAAAATATAATCTTGATATTTTTTTGAATATTATTCTGCATATAACTATAAAAAATATCTAATAGTTCATTATGAATTTTATGAAAATTTTTTAAAACAATAATACCTATTTTTTTTGGCTTTATATAAATTATATCCAAGATATGATTATAAATATCATGCCATAATAATTTAGCATTACAACCTAGTAAAGACATATCAATTTCAAAATGAACGTCGCTTATTTTAAAACAAAAGGGCAATTTATTACAAAGAATATTTATTTTTTTTTCATATTTTAAAGAACTAGGACTATATTTTTCTATAATTTTAAGAACTTGAGTATATTTACCTATTCCATTTTTTCCATAAAACAAGATATTATTTAATTTCTCAATATATTTAGGTAATTTATTTATTTCTTTATTTAATTCCGGATGATAATTATTTTTTTTATTACTAATAATATAATCATCAAAATGACTATCAAAAAATTTAATCATTATAATAATTTTTAATAGAAGTTTTATATTATTATTAGTAATTAATATTATGCGTTATATTTTCTTTAGGTAATATATGAAAAATCTTAACAGAGCTAGTGATGGTTTATATCATGTGAAAGGAGGAGCCAAATATGAAAAATTAATAGGTTCTCGCGCTCAAGTTTGGCATGGTACAGCATATAAAACAAGTGGTGGATTAACAAAAACGAAATTATTTAAAAATAAAAATGGAAGAATTGTAAGTAAAAATAAACATATTCAATCTACAAAAGAAAAAAGATTATTAAAATATGGATATGGGTATAAAAAAAAATCATTCACACTTTCTAAAAAGAAAACAAGAAAATTAAAAGGTGGATCTAGTAAAGAACTAATTACAGAATCTCACCAGCCTTCAAATTTAACAGAATCTTCAGGTTTTTTTTCTTCTCTTAATAATATAATGGCAAAATTCACAGGAGGCAAATCTAGAAAAAGACGCGGAGGCGGTGTTGCATCGAATGCTGCCCCTGTTAAAGGTGGTAGGTCTAGAAGAATAAGAGGAGGAATGAATGGTACTTCTCCTAATGGTCTCGGTGGTTCAGATGCAGGACGATGGAATTCCAGTACAGAAGGAAATGACGGACATCGTGGAAGTCCAAGTCTAAATATTGTCGCAACAAATTATGGGGGAAAAAGTAAACGAAGAAAAATGAGAGGTGGATTTTACGGTCAAGATGTAAGTGGATTATCCAACGCAGGAAGTTGGAATTCCAAAACAGAAGGAAACGACGGACATCGTGGAAGCCCAAGTTTAAATATTGTCGCAACAAATTATGGTGGAAAAAGTAAAAAAAAGAGAAGTAAACGAAGGAAAATGAAAGGTGGCATGTACGGTCAAGATGCTAGCGGTTTAGCAAATGCGGGTCCATGGGATGCTAAGGTGAATGGTAATGATGGTAATAATGGTGTAAGTTTAAATTTATTAGCTACAAACTATTAAAAAAATATTAAATATTATTATTATTCTATTTATTAATTAATAAAATTTATTAAATAGAATCAATTTGTTCTTTACGAGAAACTATTAATCTAGATAAGGTAGTAATAATAGGTTGAATATCACTTATTTCAGAACTAGCAACTCCACTCGAAGGTACACCTAATGTTAGATAATTACATCTATTTTCAATATTTGTAGTTAATGAAACAATACCTAATATAACACTTTCTGATTGAAGATGTAGATAAGGAGAAAGTGTATAGCCAACAGGACTACCATTTTCATCACAAGTATATAATAATAAAGTAGGTTGGCAACCAGTTAATTGACATAGCAGTTTACGATGAGGCCACCCAGAACCAATATCTACCGCATGTGTATATCCTAATCCTTGAGGTCCATATTCCAATGCTACTTCAGCAAATGTTTTTAAAGGATGATTTTTTATTTGACTAGGTTCTTCTACAGTTGAATGGTATACCTCATGAACTAGTAATGAAGAATCACTACGATATGGATGGCTATCTCCTGAATGTCTACCTAAAACAGGATTACATTCTCTATTATCTTCTGTTTTACCTACATAAAGCGCAAAATTGTGTACTCGCCATTTAGTAATAACCCCAAGCTCATTGATACAGATAAATAATTTTTGATAATCATAAAATCCTCCAGCATTTCGAAAAGTATTACGAAATACGCATGGCGAATTACGCGCAATAGATAATTCTGTATCCGAAGGAATTAATCCTCTAGGATCAAGTACATGGCCCACTAACCATTGATCTTTCACTTCAATAACATCCGCTAATTGTTGTTGGCTTCTTTGTATATCTATAGTTGCTCGTGGAGAAGCAAATGAGAAAGTACCATGTTGAATGGGAACGAATTCTTGGTAAAGATTTGGACCACCTCCTAAAGGAACAGGCATGGGTGGTTGTAAATCATCGCCATCGTCATCCATAACATTCGTAGAAATATCTACTTCATAACTTTCTTGAGAGATGGCTCGAGTTGATATAGAAGTTTGGCGACTGGCTAAAGTGCTTTGTAAAATACTTTGGCTAAAGGCTAATGGAATGTTTTCCCATCTGTGTAAAACTTTTACTTTTTCTCCCTGAGGTTTTAATTCAACTAATAGAGCTTCGCCATTTGAAAACATCCAAATTTGTTTTCTGGTATAACTTACACTTCCGGATTCTTGTTGAAGCGCTATTGCTGTATTTGGATTAGTAGAATAAATTATTTGGGGACAAGATAAAGGATAACCTGGATAACCTTCAAAAGAGCGACGACTAATGGCTTCAAAAGAATTTGTTTCAAGAGGTGAATCCAGATAAGATTCACAATCTTCTGAAAAGTGTTGCCTACAGATGAAACATTTATTTTGAAAAGATTGATGTTGAATACATTGAAAACAGAAGATATGGCCGCAAGGTAAAACAACTATACGATTTGCTTCATTATTATAGCTTTCTTTACACACCGGGCATTCCACTGTATTTTCAGATGCGATAAGTGCCTCTGAATCCGTTTCCACGTCTGCTTCTGTACCGCTGGCACGAACGGAAAATTGACGATCAGCAGCTGTAGGTAAAGTAGATGTTGAATGTAATTTTAATTTTAATATTTTTTTTTCTTGTTGAGAAAGGGGTTGATGACATTCAGGACAACCTCGACTGCGTGAATGATAATAATTATGTTTAGTCATTTGATGATTAGAATAAATACTATCAGAACAGGATAAAATTAATCCTGATTGATCTCCGCTAACAATGCGAGAGATATCGAATGATGAAAGTAATTGAGATTGAGTAAAGCTTGACATGTTTCAAATAATACATTTATTTCTTCTCTTTTTTAATTTCAATTTTTTTTAATGTCTTGTGTTTTATATTGTGTTTTTGTAAAAAAGATAAAAAGAGAGAAGGAAAAATACTAATATTATTCATAATTGTATAATATTTAAAATAAAAAATATTTGACTTTTCTTGAAATTGAATACTATACCACCAGTAAGGAGGAATAAAAAAGCATTGTTTAGCTAATAATTCTATATCTAAGAATTCAACTTTATCAATATCAGGTTTATATTTATCATGGATATTCCATGGATTAATAGGTGAATAAAATTCTATATTATCATAGTCTTTTTCTTCTAATAAATATTTACTATTTTTAGGAGCACAAAGTTTCAAATTTATTTTACCTTCATTAACTAAAATATAATTACAACAACTAATTTCATATCTTAAAGGTGTATAACTATTTTTGCTTCCTAATAGAATATCATAATCAGAATTACATAATAATGGTGGACGAAACAATTCATCATTAACCATAAAAAACTTATTTATTTCTGTTTCTTTAAAAAAATCAGTATTTTTTTCAGATATATAAATGCCTTTTTTATCTTGTTTTAATAATTCGAATGTTTTATTACAAGTTAGAGGTAAATATTTTATTGTATTTTTTTCTTTTAAATTTCGTATTTTTAAATCATAGTTAGGATAATCTTTAGATAGAGTTGTTAAATTTATTTTATTAAAAATATCATTATTTTCGATTGTAAATAAAAAGGGTTGTTTTAAAGTTAATATTTTTTCTAATTTCTCCTTAGAAGGTAAAATTAATTCATAAATTTCTGATTCATTACTAGTTTTTAGTTGAAATAAAATATGTATATAAAAAAACAAAATAATAAAAAATATTAATAAAGTAAATAATATTTTCATATTTAAATTACCAAAATTTTTTTTATTCTTTTATTTAACATATAATATTATTCGTTTACAAAGATATTAAAAAAATATAACTATATAATAATATGTCATTAATGGCCGTCTTTAATTGCTCGTTTTTAATTACACTCATCTTATTTCTATTAGTTATTGGATTAATTTGGATACATTTTAATCAAAAAATCAACGATCAAAATATTAAAATGAATCAAATGGTCCATTTATTAACTACCATGACTCAAGAAGTTTCTTTACTAAGAAAAAAAGTTGGATTATCTTTTAATGATGAAATTATCGATATTTCTGAAGAAAACATTAAAGAAGAAAAAATAGATGTATCGGATGATGACTCAGATAATGATTCAGATGATTCAGATAGTGATTCAGATGATTCAGATGATTCAGATGAGTCGGATAGCAATTCGGATGTGTCCGAAGAAGAAGATAATAAAGTAGAGGAATCTCATGAAGCATCGTCGTCAATACAATTAATAGAAATTGAAGAACTAAGTAAATTAGAAGATCAATTGGAAGAATCTGAAAAGCAATTAAGTGAATTAGAACAAAAATTAAATAAATTAGAGGAGGTTCCTTCTAAAGAGTTAGTAGAAGTGAAATTAGAAGAAGAACCAGAGGAAGAAGATTCGCATGAGGAAGTATTGGAAGAAAAACAGGAGGATCAACTTGATAAAGAAGAATATAAAAAAATGTCTTTAAATAAATTAAAAGCATTGGTATTGGAAAAAAAATTAACATCTGATGTTTCTAAGTTGAAAAAAAATGATTTATTAACAATTTTAGGTATTGAAGTATAAAATATATTCTAGGAGTATAATAATGAGTAATGGGTTTTTATCAAGTTCAGAATATAGGAAATATTTACAAAAAAATTCTAAAAATATTATCCAAACAAATTCAAACAAAGCTTTTATTCAATTAGGTGTGAACCCCTATAATAATAATAGTTATACAGATAATAAAGTGAAAGCGTTTTATAATCCTTATCTATATCAAAGTAGTTATGATACAACTCAATTAGGAAGAACACTTCCTTTTTCAAAAATGAAATTAAATTATTTAGATAAAAAACAATTAAAAAATAGAATGATTTCTCCAAGTATAAAATTAGAAAATTTTAATATATAAAAAAATAAGGAACTAATATATAATGAAAATAATAAGTATTGATGTAGGAATTAAAAATTTATCTTATTGTTTATTTGAAAATAATATAGATAATAAATTAGAGAATTTTATAATTACCAAATGGGATATTATAAATTTATTAGAAAAAGAGGTTTCTTTATGTAGTTGTGAAAATTGTTTTGCTGAAGCAAAATATATAAAGCAGAATAAATTATATTGTTTGAAACATGCGAAGAAAACAATATTTTTAATTCCTACAAAACAATTAAATCCAATCTTTTTAAAAAAACAAAATTTAGAAAACTTAATTAAAATAGCAAATGAGTTGTGTATAGAAGATCCTCATTTATTAAAAAAAAAAAAATTATTGGAAATTTTATTAGAATTTTTAGAAAAAAATTGTTTAGAAAGTATTTTTAAAATAAATTGTAATAAAATAGATTTAATTGAAGTAGGTAGAAATATTAAATATAAATTGGATCCTTTATTTCAAGATATAGATATTGTTATTATTGAGAATCAAATTAGTCCTATTGCTAGTAGAATGAAAACCATTCAAGGAATGATCGCGCAATATTTTATTATGAAAAACGACAAAACAAAAATTGAATTCATAAGCGCGACTAATAAATTAAAAGCTTTTTTAGAAGATTCACAAACTACCAAGTATTCACAAAGAAAAAAATTAAGTATTGAAAAATGTAAAGAGTTATTAGAAAATGATAAAATGAATAATTGGGTATCTTTTTTTCAGACTCATAAAAAGAAGGATGATTTAAGTGATTGTTTTTTACAAGGTATATGGTATATAGAAAATAAATTAAGATAAATTATATTTTTCTTTCATTTGCCAAGTTATTTTAGTATCACTTGGCAAGGCAATATATTCCCTTCCTCCAGAGATAGTACTCTTATGAGTAGGATATAATTTATATTCCAAGTTTGAATTTAATATATTGGCATTAGTAATCCATTGGGAAGAACCATATTTATCAGATTGATAATTTTTAACTGATAATGAGCTTCCAAAATGTGTATTCATTTGATTTATATATGAAATTATTTTTATATATAAACTATATATGTTTAAATATAATATATTGTTATGGGTTGTCATTATTTTTGTGGTATTGATATGTTTAAGAGTTTATTATGAATCAGATGCTTTTCATTTAAAATGTATTATTTCAGAAAAAGATGGAAATCGTTATTGTGTAAGAGAGAGAGAGAAATTACAATTAGCTGCTGATTTATTAGCAGAAGTAACTGAGAAAATGAAAGAATTGGTTAAATATGTGAAAAAACATCATCCAGACAATCCCAATGTTAAATTATTAGTAAAAAATTTTAATCCCAAAAAAATATCTGAAACATTACCTACGAGTGATTTAACTGCGTATAGTGAAAACAAAGGAGAAAAAATAGCTTTTTGTTTAAATAAAACAAAAGATGGAGATAATTTAATAGATATAAATACATTAACTTTTGTAGCTATTCATGAATTAAGTCATTTAATGACAACATCTTATGGCCACAAACAAGATTTTTGGTTAAATTTTAAATTTTTATTAGAAAATGCGAAAGAAGCTAATATTTATGATCCGGTAGATTATAAAAAAAAGCCTCAAGCATATTGTGGTATGACTATTACTGATAGTCCATATTATGATATTTAATTAAAAATAATATAATAAAAAAATAATAATTATTAAATTATGAGTAAAAAGTTCACTTTATGTTTAAATATGATTGTTAAAAATGAGTCTCATGTTATATCAACTACATTACATAATCTATGTGAGAAATTTGAATTTGATTATTGGGTTATATGTGATACTGGTTCTACAGATAATACAAAAGAATTGATAAAGGATTTTTTTAAAGTAAAAAATATAAAAGGCGAATTATATGAAGATAAATGGATTGATTTTGGTTATAACCGAACGTTAGCTTTAAATAATGCTTTTAATAAAACCGATTATTTATTAATATTTGATGCGGATGATATATTTATTGGAGATATTGTATTGCCTAAAAATATTTTTGAATATGATTCATATTTATTAAAGTTTGACAATGTGAATGTTTATAATAGAAAACAAATCATAAATAATAGAAAAAAATGGAAATATGTTGGTGTATTACATGAATATATAGATTGCTTAGAAAATGATAATACTTCTGTTATAAATGGCAATTATTATATTATCTCAGGTAAAAATGGAAGTCGTAGTAATGATCCTCAGAAATACAAAAAAGATGCGATTATTCTGGATAAAGCATATCATATAGCATTAAAAAATAAGGATATAATTTATGAAAGATATTCTTATTATTGTGCGAATAGTTATAAAGATGCGAAAGATGAGGATAACGCAATAAAGTGGTATAAAAATACATTATTATTAAATAACTGGAACCAAGAAAAATATATGTCATGTTTAAATTTATATTTTTTGTATGAAAAAAAATCTATTGAAAAAGCTATATATTATTTATTAAAAAGCTACGAATATGATACAACACGAATAGAAGGAATATATTATTTAATAAAGCATTATTGTATTCAAAATAAATTTAATATGGCTTTCCATTTTTATTCCTTTATTCAAAATTATTATGAATTTGAATACGAAAATGATTGCTTTAATACTAAGCTATTTGTAGATAAGAATATATATTCTTTTTATTTACCTTATTATATGCTTATAGTATGTGAAAATGTAAAAAGATATAATGAAGGTTTAAAAATAATAAGTATTCTTTTCACAATGGATAATTGCCAAGCAGACGAATGGTGGATAAAAAATCTTATTCATAATTTACAGTTTTTTATTTATAAAAATAAAGAGTTGGTTTTTATTAATAAATGGAATTCTTATATAAAAAAAATTAATAATAAAAAAGTGGATATTAACAGAGCCCTAATTAATTCATATGATATTTATAATATATCCAATTTTTTACAATATTATTCGCCAAATTTTCACGATGTAATATATAATAACGATTCTTATGTAGTTATTTCTATTTTTGCTATGAATAAAGAAATTTCATTACCCTTTTATTTAGAATGTATTTATAAACAAACGTATGATAAAAAATATATTCATTTATATATTAGAACAAATGATAATGATGACAATACTCTAGATATTTTATTAGAGTTCATTAATAAACATTCAGATGAATATGCTTCTATATATTATGATGATACTGATATTTCTCCAGAATTTAAAAATACTACTAATAAGTGGAATAAATTATGTTTTCAATTAATGGGAAAAATGAAACAAGAATCTATAGATCATGCGAAAAAATTAAACGCTCATTATTTTGTTGCAGACTGCAATAATTTTATAATACCGTCAACTCTTGAAAATATGATGAAAAATAAAAACATGGGTATAATATCTCCTATGTTAAAAGTAGGTTATACTGACATTATAAAAACGAATGAGTATAAAGATATTTATAAATCTTATTTATATTATTCAAATTTTCATTACGATGTTGAACCTAATGGATATTTTAAAGAAAATAATAACTATTATTCTATTTTTAATTATGAAATTACAGCATTAATTCGAGTTTGTTGCGTTCATAAAATATATTTAATACCAAATCAATATTTATCTTTAGTAAGTTATAATGACAATAGTAATAGAATGGATTATGTAATATTTAGTGAAACCATGAGAAAATTTAGTATTCCACAATATATAGATAATTCGGAAAAATATGGATATATGACACTTTTAGAAGATAAAGAATTTTATGAAACAGAAAATGATTTTTGGAAAACAACGTTGTTTAATGAATAAACAAATCTTTATAATATATAATGGAAATTATAAATCAATTAACAAATCATTCAGATATTTTTAAATTACATTATAAAAATACAGTTTATGTTTTTTGCCAATCCTTATTTGTTTTTTTTGAAATAGAAAATAAAATCAAAAAAGAAAATATAGAAAAAGAATTAAAAAAGGTATATGATTCCGATCCAGATAATCGACTTTTTTCTTTTTTTACTCAAGAAGAACGCATAAACTATAAAGATAAAACAATTCTATTTATTAACGAACAAATTTATTGGGATGATACAATAGAAACGATTAAATTAAAAATATCTATTCATATTGAAAATTTAAGTATGTTTGAAATTTATTTATATTTTTATAAAACTTATACGATTGATCCTATCTTTTTATATGAAGTATTATCCAAAAATAATACCATTGATATAACAATAGATAAATTAAATACTTTTTTATTGAATTTAGTAGATAAAGGTACCTTATTGCCGTTGTTATTTCCGTTAAGTACAGACGAACAGCATTATCAATATCAAGATATTATAGAATTAAATTTACCTGAAAAAGAGTATTTAGTATGTAGTACATTAGCACAGAAATATATATTAAAAATGGATGAGTATGTTTATACAACGAATCCTTTTTTAATAGAGACGATTGATATTTTTACAGAAAAAGAAGAGAGAAAATCATTATTATTGAATACAAATCTTTTGTTAAATTCTAAAAATATTTATAATAATAATATTTATCTATGTAGTGTAGAAGATGTATTAAATTATACGGATTCATTAGATCTAAATGAAGATTTAATTATCAAATTGTATTTTCCTTATTTATATAAATTAAATATTCATTCAAAAACGCAATGGCTAGAAGAAAAAGAAAATTTATTAAAAGAGAATAATAAAAAATTAAGTCCTTCTTTTTTAACAGAAATAAAAAATATAAACATGTTTTATAATATATTTAAATTAAGAAAATTTGATTTACCTTATGAAAGTATTAGTATTAAATCTTTTAAAATTACTATGTTTGCTAATAGTGATATAAAAATTCCTTTGGAAATTATTTTTAAAATATTACATTCCACAGAATTAAATCCTTTTATTAAATATAATCCTTCAAATAAAAAAGATTCGGAAGAAATATTAGTAAAAAATAAACATATTGAAAGAAAAGAAAATATGTATCGTTTATTCACAGACCAGATAACAGAAGATGGAAGAAAAATTCCTTTTTTACCTAAAGGAACAATCTTTCGTTTAATGAGAGATATCGGAAAAGTAAAGAGTATCTCTACGTTAATTTCAATTCCTCATAAATTTAAATCTTCTTATGATTTTATTTGTGAATTTTTTGAAAATGGTAAAATAATTATTTATGCTGAATTTGAAAACAATCATTCTTTATTTATTCATGATTTGGAATTATTAATTAAGGAATTTGTAAATCCTGTATTATTAGAAATAAAAAAATTTGTAGAACAAAATGGTATTCAAATACATTTATTTAATTCTTTTTATGATGAAAATGTTGAAATAAATGAAATTACATATAATACCATAATTCCTATTCGTGAAAAAATAAATATTAAACAGTTAACCTCATGTGTAAACAATATATTTAATATAGAAAGTAATACAGAAAATGAAATTGATTTATTATTTAAAAGAGTATCCAATTTTAATAAATTAAATAGTATTGATTCTTTTTTATTAAGTAAAATAAGACAAAATATGAATTTATCAATGATAGCAAATGAATTAGTAAAAAATTTTTCTCAATTTGATAAAAAAAGTGCTATTGAAAGAGTAAAAAATTTAGCTACACAATTACAAGTAGAACAAGGCTTGAGAAAAAATAGATTGGAAATAAAAATAAATGAAGGCTTCACAATTATTTTTCAAATTAATCCATTAAAAAGTTCTTTGTTAATTCAAGTTCGAAATATTAATAATATTTATTATTTACGAACTATTCCTGTTTATCTAGATTCATTAATACGTATTACTCAAGATAAAAATTCTACATTATTTCCTTTGAAAGAAATAAATTCGTTATGTAATATTGAAAAAAAAGTTGTTATAAAAGAACCTGAAATAGTTGTCGTAAAAAAAGTAAAAAAACCCAAAGAAGAAAAAACAAAACCTTCCAAAACAAAAGCAATACCAAATCCAGAACCAGTACGAATACCAAGCCCAAATCCAAGTCCTATCCAAAGTCCTATATTAAAATCAATATTAAAATCAATACCAGAAAAAGAAGTTGAAGAAGAAGAAGAAGAACCAATACAAAAAAAAGAAGAAGAAGAAGTTTTAACTCCTCATGAGAAAGAAATAAAAAAATTAACACCAGAAATAAAACAAAAGGAAAATACATTATTGGATGTTTGGGATGATATTTTAGGAAATATGGATGAAAGTGATGAAGAAGAAGAGGAAGAAGATGAAGGAATGGGACCCAAAAAAAAAATAATAGTAAAAGAGGAAGAAGAAGAAGAAGAAGAAGGAGAAGAAGAAGGAGAAGAAGAAGAAGGAAATAACGTGTTGGATGTTACAGGAACCAAATTAAAAAGTCCATATTATTGGCAAAAGAGAATGGAAACATATGACCCTACATTATTTAAAACAATAAAAAATGATAAGTTTAATTCTTATTCAAGGATATGTCCTGCAAATGTAAGAAGACAACCTGTTATATTAACAAAAGAACAATTAAATAAAATAAAAGAAGATTATCCGGATGAATTAAAGCAAGAAGATATATTAAAATATAGTGCTACTGAAGGTAAAGATTTTTATTATATATGCCCTAGATATTGGTGTTTTTTAACAAACTCTTATATTACAAAAGAAGATGTAGATAAAGGAGTATGTGGAGGCATAATTCCACAAAGTGCGAAAACAATTCCAAAGGGTAAATATGTATATGAATTTTTTTCAGAGCAATCTCATGGTTCACAAGAAAATTATTTAAAACATTATCCTACTTTTCATTCAAAAAAAAGAACGGATGAAGGCTATTTTATACCTTGTTGTAATCGAATTTGGAATACAGAAGCCCAACGAAAATTAAAAAAAGAAGCAGAAGAACATTTACAAATAAGAAATGAAATAGAAGATGAACCAAATAAATTATTAATAAAAAAAATAAGTCCAAGAGCAGTGATAAAGCCTATTCAAACAATTACTCCTTCTAAATCTATAGATACTGAAGTAAAAAAACAAAATTTGAATTATGTTATAGGACCAGAAAGATTTCCTATAGAAAAAAATAAATGGGGATATTTGCCTCCTTCTATACAATATTTTTTTAATGAATCCGCTTTTGAATGTCAAGTTAGTGCTATAAATAAAAATATTAAAGAAAATCATTTGTGCTTATTGCGTATGGGAGTTGAAAACAGTTTGAATCAATCATTTATTGCCTGTTTAAGCATGATAAAATATTATAATAAAGATACTTATATACCTTCCATTTCTGAAATGAAAGAAATTATTATTCAATCTATCAATCTGGATAATTTTATTCAATTACAAAATGGTAATTTGATAATCTATTTTGGAGAAACTGAAAGACATGTGGATATATATAATGAAAAATACAGAAGTACAAATGTATATAAAAAGATAGAAACGCATGGAGAATTTTTGAAAAAAGTAATAATAGCATATGAAAATTTTATTGATTATTTAAGAAATGATGAAGTATTAATAGACTATACATATTTATGGGATTTAATTTCAATGCCAAATCCGTTATTATTTTCCTCAGGATTAAATTTAGTTATATTAGAAATACCAGATAATGATTCTACAATGAATGTAGAAATTATATGTCCGAGTAATCATTATTCCCAAGAAATATGGGATAGTAGAAGATCTTCTATATTTATTATAAAAAAGAATAACCAATTTGAGCCTATTTTTAGTTTGTTTAAAAAAAAGAAAAAGTTAATTATTCAAGAAATCGTGGGTAAAAAATTTAGTGAATTTGATAAAACATTACCATCAAATATAAAAATTATTTTAACAAAAATAATTAAACCTATTTTTTTACAAAATTGTAAACCGTTAAATAGTAATCCACAACATTATGATTTTTATTTACCTATTGAATTAAATAAAATTATTAAAGAAATTAATAAAAAACATTATATTATTCTTTCTCAAGTAGTTAATTTTAATGGTAAAATGATTGGTTTAAAAGTAAAGAATAAAAAAGAGATAGAATGTATTATTCCATGTAATCCTACTTTTATACAAGTTGATTTACCTATACAATTTATAGACGAAGATATTTGGAATACTTATGAAAATACTTTATCTTTTTTAACCAAATGGTTTCATAAAAATAGTTTATTTCCTGAAAATCCAAAAAACAATTGTAATCCATTTTGTATAGTTGTTGAAGAAGAACAAATAATAGGATTTTTAACAAATACCAACCAGTTTATTTCAATTTCTGTTCCTGTACCTAATATATCTTCTAATATACCTACAGGAATTCGAGTAATTCATGAAGACAACTACTTAATGGCAGATATTGAAAATATGGAAAGAAAAAAAGATACAAGGAGAATAAATTATATAAAAAAAATAAAATATGAAACTTATTTTTTTAATGCTTTTCGTAATTTAATAAAGATATTAATAAATAAATTTACAAATTTATCTTATCGAAAGCAGATTCAAGAAGTATTAGAAAATAAATTATATTTTTATACATTTAAATTAAAAAAAATTATTTATTTATTAAAAAAGATTACCGAGCAATATATTTTTTTTACAAATGATATAGATATCGATTCGATCGATATTGAATTAATGTCTTGTATAAATAATAATGAAGAAGATTGCCGGAAAAATAGCTTGTGTTCGTATTCAGTATCAAAAAAATGTGTTTTTAAAATACCAAAAGATAATTTGATAACAAAAACCAACAATATATTATATTATTATTCAAGAATGGCGGATGAATTAATACGATATTATAAAACAAATCAATTTATTTTTCAACCTGATGTATATCAAAATTTTGAAAACGTACAATTTAAATTAAATGACAATGAAATTATTTTAATTCAATCAATGATTACTCAAGAATATTTTGCTTCATTAGTTCCATATGAAATGAATAAATATATAAAAAATAATACAATTGATGATGCTGAACCAAGAGAGCATCAATATTATACAAATCAATTCGCTACAGAAAAAGTTATAGAAGAAAAGGCATGTTTTATAAAAAAGAATATTCAATCGATAATGTGGAAAAAATGTTTTCCCAAGTTATACCAAGAATATGTATATAATAATACAATATCATGCACTTATCAATATATAATAGATATTATTGTGAAAATTCGAAGAGAGCAATATTCCGTTTTACAAATAAAAGAAATATTAATAGAAGAATATACACAATTATTTTTATTAGAAAATTTTCAAGAAAAAATAATTGATATCTTGTATAAACAAGGAAAAAAAATATTAATAAAGCAATTAAGAGAAGATAAAATTAATTTTAAATTTATGATTTATTCAGATAATTATTTTTTAACAAATTTGGATATTTGGATATTAATTTCACGATTTCAAATTCCTACACTCATGTTTTCAAGTATTTATTTATTAGAAACAAATTATTTCTCAAAATCTATCGTATTATTTGATACTCCTGAAAAGTCTGAAAATTATCTATGTATCTTCACTCAAGGATATAAAGTTGAAGAACCTAACCATTTTAAATATATAGCAGATGAAAATCAAAATATATTTATTTCAAAAGAAAAAATAACTAGTAAAGAAGAATGTAAAGTTATTATAACACAAATAATAGAAGAATATTATACTTTAAAACATTTTTTAACAATTTATAAAATTTTACCTACAACGGAGTATTTAAAAAAGAAAGGATTTGAAAATATTTTACAAAAACCCCAAGAAGAAAAATATGTAAGTCCTAAGAAGAAGGTACCTCAAGCACCAGCTTCTCCTGTCATGGAAATAATTAGAATAAAAAAACCAAAAACTGTAAAAAAATTATTACATCAAAAAGAACAAAAAGAACTAAAAGAACAGGAAATGATAATCAAAAAAATAAAAAAACCTAAAACATTAAAAATAAAGTTAAAAGAAGAAAGTCCTAAAATAAATAAAACAAAAAAAGTTAAATAACTAAATTGGGTTGGGTATTATAATAATTAACACGAATTTCCGAAGATGACGTAGATACAGGAGTTAGCCATTCAGCAGTATTTCTAGGATGGTTTTTATCTTTGTATAACGAACCACAAAATTCTTCTGGACTACAATCACCAATATCCGGATTTCTAAAATATTTTAAATTATTTGTAATTTGGCTAAAAGAACCTAATTTAAACACAGGTTTATCTTTCCAAACATCAGAAGCACTATTAGTTGTTAAATTTTGATTTTTTGTTAAAGGAAAATCATTTTTTAATAAAATATCAAAATATTCTTTTGTTTGTTGTAGATAAGAAAATACAATAATGATAATTAATAAAATAAAAACAAGTATTATCCAATATAAAGTATTCGTTTTTTTACTCATATTATATATATAGTAAATTATTTAGAATTAATATATATATTTAATTAATGAATAATGAAGAAATGAAAGTAATAAAAAGATCTGGAGAATATGAAGATGTTTCTTTTGATAAAATTTTAAAGCGTATTAAATCAATTGGTTTGGAAAGTAATATTCAAATCAATTATACATCTTTGGCTATTAAAATAATAGATCAACTATATGATAATATTTCTACTACATTAATTGACGAATTAACAGCTCAAACATGTGCTTCTCTATCTACTATTCATCCTGATTATTCATTATTGTCTTCAAGAATTATTATTTCTAATTTACATAAAAATACCCAAGAAGATTATCACGTTGTGATAGGTAAATTATATGAAAAAGAATTAATTACAAAATCATTATATGAAATAGTGAATAAAAACAAAGAATTAATTCAATCTTGGATAGATTATTCAAGAGACTATTTATTTGATTATTTTGGTTATAAAACATTAGAAAAAGCATATTTATTTAAAATAAATGATAAAGTTGTAGAAAGACCTCAACATTTATGGTTAAGAGTTGCGTTGGGTATTCATGGAGAAGACCTTGAGTCAGCCAAAGAAACATATTTTTATATGTCAAATAAATATTTTATTCATGCTACCCCTACACTTTATAATGCGGGAACTTATAAATGCCAATTAAGTTCTTGTTATTTAATTTCAATTGAAGAAGATAGTTTGGAAGGTATTTATAATACCTTAAAAGATTGTGCGTTAATTTCAAAATGGTCTGGTGGAATTGGTTTACATATTCATAATGTAAGAGGTAAAGGTTCAAGAATCAAACAAATAAATGGTACATCAAATGGAATAGTACCAATGTTAAGAGTGTTTAATAATACTGCACGATATATAGATCAAGGTGGAAAAAGAAATGGTTCTTTTGCGATTTACTTAGAACCATGGCATATAGATATAGAATCATTTTTGGAATTAAAAAAAAATCATGGAGATGAAGAATTAAAAGCAAGAGATTTATTTTATGGTTTATGGATTTGTGATTTATTTATGAAGAGAATAGAAAAGAATGAGAAGTGGACTTTATTTTGTCCGAATGATTTGGAAATAAATTTATCAGAATTATATGGAGATGAATTTGAGGAAAAGTATTTATATTATGAATCAAAAGACATAGGAAAAGAGATAAATGCGAGAGAATTATGGTATAAAATATTAGATACACAAATGGAGACAGGCACTCCTTATTTATTATACAAAGATTCGATAAATAAAAAGAGTAATCAAAAAAATTTAGGTGTAATAAAATCTAGTAATTTGTGTTGTGAAATAGTAGAGTATTCGGATAAGGATGAAACAGCAGTATGTAATTTAGCAAGCATAGGATTACCAAGATTTGTGGATAAAAAAACAAAAACATTTAATTTTGAAAAATTACAAAAGATTGTGAAGATTATAACAAGAAATTTAAATAAGATTATTGATATTAATTTTTACCCAACGGAAAAGACAAAAAGAAGTAATATGCTACATAGACCGATAGGAATTGGAGTCCAAGGATTAGCAGATACTTTTTTATTATTAGATTTTGCGTTTGATAGCAAAGAAGCAAAAGATTTAAATAAGAAAATATTTGAGTGTATATACTATACAAGTTTGTATGAAAGTAATCAAATAGCAATCTCAAGACAAGAATATGTAATTAAAATAGATAAATTTATTCAGTCTAGTTTTTTAAATATTAAAGTGAATAAGTTGGATAATTATAAACATGTTTTAGAAATATTGAAACAATATGTAGATAATATTTATATTCCCACGCATATTTTTAAAATATTAACCGAAAACAATATTTTATGGAACGAACTTATTCAATTAAAGGAATCCTGTAAAGGAGCCTATAGTAGTTTTGTGAATAGTCCTTTATCTCAAGGATTATTTCAGTTTGATTTATGGGATGAGAAAATTGAACTTTCTCAAGAATATGATTGGGATGAACTAAGAGAATGTATAAAAACCTATGGTACAAGAAATTCATTATTAATTGCGCCAATGCCAACTGCTAGTACCTCGCAAATATTAGGTTATAATGAATGTTTTGAACCAATTACTAGTAATATTTATACAAGAAGAACATTAGCAGGTGAGTTTATTGTAATTAACAAATATTTAATTAATGAATTAATAGAATTAAATATATGGAATGAAAGCGTGAAGAATAATATAATAGAGAACAAAGGTAGTATTCAACAGTTAACTTTTTTACCAAAGGAAATATTGGATAAATATAAGATAGTTTGGGAAATTCCAATGAAGTCAATAATTGACATGTCAATTGATAGAGGAAAATTCATAGATCAAAGTCAAAGTCTAAATTTATGGTTAGAAGATCCAAATTATCAAAATTTAACCTCTATGCATTTTTATTCATGGAAGAAAGGTTTGAAAACAGGAATATATTATTTAAGAAGAAAAGCAAAACATCAAGCGCAACAATTTACAATTGAGCCAACTCAAGCTTGTGAAATGTGTTCTGCTTAATTTTATCTTCCCGTCCATACTTTTATAAGAGGTAGTTTTTTAATATTTGGAAGATTTATTTGATTAATCTTAATTCCCCAAGGACAATAATGATGAATATTATCTAATAAGGAACTGGCAGGTTTATAAAATTGTAACAAACAACCCAGAATTCTTTCGAAACACATCCTTCGTGTACGATTGGTAATATAATGAATTAATTTATCTAATTTGTATTTACTATTTATAAAAGATAAATAATCATGAGTGATAACAGTCATTCCACCAAAACATCCTTTCCATGAATTATTATTTTTATAAAAATTTATTAAACTAGGATCATTAAATATATTCAATATTTTTGGTATTAATTCTTGAAACTTACAACTTCTTGGAGAATCAAAACTCCATAATAATTTATAATCTTCTACATCAAAATCAATATATCTATTAATAAAAACAGAATCATGAATAATAACTGCTTTATCAAATAACTTATTTTTTAAATAATAATAATAGGGTAATAATTCTCCTCGCGCGGGAAATTCACTATTTATAATAACAGTATTATATAAATTTATAGAAGTTAAAAACTTTTCATTACTGTTATCATCAATAATTATAATTTTATTCTCAGGATAAAATTTCCGAACACAATTATAAGATTTAATCCAATACGTATTTGTAATTTCGCTATTAACATGTCTTAATATAATAAAGCCGATATCTAAGTTTTTTGTATTTATAATATTTTTTTGAAAATGTAAATATTTATTATGAAAAAAATAGATATCAAGTGGAGGTTTTTTATTTATTTTTATTTTATTTTTATTGTTTTTATTGTATTTAATATTTTTATTTAAATTTTTATTTATAATGTTATTTGTATAAACAATTCTATTTTTATTTTTATTTATCATACGTATTTTATGTAAAGCTCGTATTTTATTTAAAAGAAATAACTTATAAAAATTATTATTCATATATATTTATTATAAAAAATATAATCCATGTAAAAGATCAATACATAAATCATGATTATATTGTAATTTAATAAAACATCGTAAACAAATATAAATATCATAAAGAGAATTGTGTAATTGAATTTTATCACTTGTTATTTTACTAAAGAAGTGTTCATATAACTCTATTAACTTTGGATATTTTAGTTTTGTAGAAGAAGGGAAATGTATATTACAAATATGTATACTATTCATCATCGTACAATAATACTTATCACACCTTTTTAAATATCTTAATTTACGTTCTATCTCTTGAATTTTATTATTATCATTTATTTCTTCTCTTATTCTTTTAAACGCTAATCTAACCATAAATAAATCAAATTTAATATTATGTGCTACACACAAATCACATTTTAACAAATCTTCATAAAATTCATTTAATACAATATCAATATCTATTCCTTTTAATTTACATATAGATTGATCGATTTTGTGTAAATTAGTACAAAATTCAGATATAACAACATCTTCAGGTATTTTAATAATTTTATCCACTAGTTTAACAATAGTTTGAGTTGAAATATTATACACAAGATAACTAAATTGAACGATATGAGGTTGTTCTTTTAAATCTACAGATTTCCAATTAGGCAATCCATTTGTTTCTGTATCAAATACAATAATAGTCTGATAAGCCATCTTCTTTTACTCTTTTCTTTTGTTTAAATTATTTCAATTTTAAGTAATTTTTATCCAATCCGAAGGGAATAAATCATCAATACAATAAGTATTTTTAGGTCCGAACCAAGTAGAAGGATAACAAACAATTTTTTCAGGATAAGAATTTAAATAAGCTCCCCACCAACTAAATGTACTATTACCAATAATATTGTGTTTACAACAACTCATGAGAAGTAATTGTTCCCAATCTAATAAAGAATCGTTTATTTTAATAAAGATACAATGAGGAAAATCTATTTTTAAATAATTTATCATTTTATTCACTGTGAAAGTATCTTGAACTTCACAAAAATACAAAAAAATTGGATTGTAATTTATGTTTAATAAAATATATTCCAAAGCTTTTTTATAATAATCAATAGATAAAATATTGTGATAATCTTGAATATTTACATAATCTCCAATTCGGAAATGAATAGAAATACATTTTTCAATCATTTTTTGAGAGTAAAATTTATTTTCTAATAACAATGTTTTTTTTTTATTTTCGATATCAAGTAATTGAATAATTGTAGAATAATTATTTTTAAAATATTTATCAGATTGAAAATAATCACATAATATTATATTTTTATTTTCCATAAAATTTATAAAATAATTATTTTCTTTTAAAATTATATCTAAACAAGGAAAATCATCTTTTTTTAATAAATAAGGTAATAATTTATTAAAAAGAGTTTTCCAATAAGTATTTCTTCTCGTCATGCCTATGGTTTGAGTTGTATCTTCAAAAAAAAATTTTTGTTTGTGTATAATAGAATAAGAAATACAGGCAAAAATAATAAATAATTGATTGCCTAAACCACCAACTAATTTACATGAAATCATAATAAAGTTTATTATTTATATTTAATTATAAATAATAAATATAAAATAAAAATAATTTGTAGTAAAATAATAAAATAAAGTGGATAATAGTAAATAAATAGTAATAAATCTCGAATAAAATAAAATACATAATAGACAAATGAAATTACCAAAGACCAATAATTAAAATATATTATTATTCCTAAAATTAATAATATAATATCAATTAAATATTGTGTAATTATACTCATCTTGTTATCTCATTTTATTTATAAAAAACATTTCATTTTTTTTCATACCAAGAAGTAGGTATAAAATAAGATAAAAAGGTTATAATCATCCAAATAATTATAGTTAATGACAAAGATAATTTCGCAGAAAATTTTTGATAAGTATATAAATAATAACATAAAAGTGTTAATAATGTATTTAATAAAGGAGCAAATATTAAACCAGTATAATAAACTAAAAATTGATCTTCAACAATAAAATAACCTAATATCATACCATTTGGTACTCCATTTAAAATAGCGGAAGTTATAGGCTTTTGTAATCTATTCCCAATAATAGGTATAATAACAAAAACTATAATACCTAATGAAATGGTTATAAAATTCATGTAATAAATAGAAGTATTCACATTTAATCCATTTAATGTAGTAACAGAAGATCTATATTGTTTTGTTTTCTTTAAATAATCTAATCTTTCGTGAATATATTTAAAAAAATTATCATGAAATAGTATTTTTTTTTCTTTCATATATTATTGATTGAAAAAATAAGAAACTACAATAACTATTAACCAAAAGACAATATTAAATGTTAAAGAATTTTTACCCGACCAATTGTAAAAAATAAGCAAGCTATAAGATAAAATAGAATCAAAAACAGTAAAAAGTGGTACAAAAATACAACTTTTTAAATAAACTTCAAATTCACTTTCCAACATAAAAAATCCTAAAATTAAAGCATTAGGTATAATATTAATTAATACTGATGTTAAAGGTTTTTTAAATCTATTGGCTATCAAAGGTACAAAATAAAATACAAAAATACCTATTAAAGCGGATGATATTTGTATTATATATCCACTTGTTTCAATACTTAATCCAGAAATAGTAGTAACACTTTTTTTGGCTGGAGGTATAGTTTTAGTATTATTAGAAGTAGTATTTTGTGTAGTACTTATCATTATTAAAATATAGTAATATAATAATTATGGATAATTTAGGATTCGTAATACTTCGTCATGTAATAAGTGAAGAAACAAATGAATATTGGAATGAATGTGTTAAAAGGATAAACTATTTTTATCCCTTACGATCGGTTATAATAATAGATGATAATAGTAAAAAAGAATATGTGAAAGATTTATATACTCATAAAAATATTTCTATTTATGATAGTATATATCATAAAAGAGGTGAATTATTACCATTTATATATTTTATAAAATACCATTGGTTTAAAAAAATGATATTTATACACGACAGTTGTTTTTTTCAAAAAAGAATATCTTTTGAAAAAATCAATCTTCCTATTTTACCATTTTGGCATTTTGCTCCAGATTTCGAGCAAACTCATAATATATATTCTCAATTATCAAAATTAAATCATTCTCATGAGATAGTTTCTTTTTTTGAAAGAAAAGAATTATTTCTACAAAGAGAAAAACATTGGTATGGTATATTTGGTCTCATGTGTATGATAGATTATGATTTTTTAAATAAAATACATCAAAAATATAATTTATTTAATTTAATAAGTAATGTAATTACAAGACAACATCGTTGTGGATTAGAGCGTTCGCTTTCTATTCTTTTTTATAAAGAAAACTCAAGATTAAAATCAAATCCATCTTTATTAGGAAATATATTTAATTATGGAATATGGAATTTGTCTTATTCAGATTACAAAAAAAATAAATATAATTTACCTCTCATGAAAGTTTGGACTGGTAGATAATTAAAATTCAGGTGTATCAGTAAAGATAACTGGTTCTGTATTTAATTCTAATAAAGAAGCAGGTTTCACATATTTAATTAAATAATCACATAAAAATATTCCAATTAAACTTGCTAAAAAAACAACAAAACTATCCTTAAGGATTAATTTCAAATCATTATTGTTTTTTTCTTCTTGAAATTTTAATTCAATAAATTTACATACAAAAAATATAATAGAGATACATAAAGAATAGTAAACTATATTTTCCATATTTTATTTATGGATTTTAGTTATTTAAATCAAACGAACTAAAGAAAATCTATTTCATCAAATACTAAATCTGGTAAATCATTATTTTCATTTTTTTCTAATAAATTTTCAACACTAACTTCTTCTAAAGGAAATGAATCTATATTACTTTCTTCAGGTAATGAAATATTTTCTTCTGAAAATGAAACAATAGAATTTTCTTCTGGTATAGTAATATGAGTTTCAGGAGCAGTTATTATTTTATTGTCTGAAGAAAAGTGTTCTGCCAATTTATCTTCTACTTCAATCGAAACATTTTTTTTAATAATTTCTTCTTTTATTTCTTCTGTTAATACATCTTCAGTTGTTTCATCTAAATAAACTTTTAATAAAGTACTAATAGGTATATTTTCACGAATAGTACATAGAATACATTCATTAACAATAATTTCTATTTCTCTATTGTTTTTTTGACTTTGTAAAGGAGAATTTTGTATTTCATATAAATAAACATTTAAATATAACTTTCTAGCACATTGAATATAAACATTATGTATAAAATCTTCTAATTTTGGAATATGAATATCTATTTTTTTTTGTTCGCTTCCAACTCTCATGGCTGTTAATGTTTTTAATTGAATGATATGGACGCAAGAAATTAAATCTTCTAAATAACTACATTTTGTATTCTCAATAATACGTTGTTTTTCTTGTGCTATAATAGTTGAATTCCATTTTGGAATTCGAGAAATTAAATTTTGAAAAGTCATTAAATATTTTTCTTGATTATCTCTACACATATTTAAAGATTCTTCAAATATAGATCGGAACCCTTTAATAATTTCAGGAGTTAAAAAAGTAATTAATCTAGATATCCATTCATTTTTTGATTCTCTTAAACAGTTAATATTAAAATCATCCATTAAAATTCATAATTATTTTTTTTTATTTATAATTACGAATAAATAAAAGTAAATAAATTTAACATTAATATTTTTTCATTTCTTATTTCTTTTTTTATTTTATAATATTGAAATAATATTTCATATTTTTTCTTTTCTGTTAAAGAGAAATAATTATTATTCAATAAATTTAGTAAATCCAAACAACTTACTCCCTCATCGTATAGTTCATCTATAATTTCTAACCAAATATTCATATCTGTAGATTCTTCTATATATTTTAATTTGTGAATAAAATCTTTCTTATGCTTAAATACATTACAATGTAATTGATATAAATTAATTTCTTTTTTATTTTTTATAGGATTAGAAATATGTAAAATACTAAAACGAGATAAAATTGGTTTTAATAATTTGTTTTTATCCTCAAGTGTAATAAAAAAGCGTGTGGAATGATTAAATAATTCGATGCACCTTCTTAAAGCAGATTGTGCGTCAATAGTTAATTTATCTGCATTTAATAATACAATACTTTTAAAATATAATTTTTCGGTAAAATTAATTTGTGTTTTTGAAAAAAATTTTAATTCATCACGAATAAATTTTATACCTTTTCCATGAGCGCAATTTACAATCATTGTGAATTTATTAATATTTTCTTGAGAAGAATAAATTTGTAGTAAAAAATCATACAACAATGTTTTTTTTCCTGTACCATTATTTCCATAAAATATAATATTAGGAATCTTTTTTATTTGGTAAAAAAAATCCAATTGTTTTTTTATATCTTTATGAATTTCCATTTATAAAGATATAATTAGTATTTAAATATCTAGCACATACTAATATTTGCTATAATTTAAAATATTTTTATGATATATGGAGAAAATATTGATAACAGGAACAGGTCGATGTGGTACAACATTTTTAATAAAGTTATTTAGTTTTTTAGAATATGATACTGGTTATAATAAAGATAATTATTTTAATTACATACATAAAAATTGTAATTCAGGTATGGAAAGACATTATAATGAGAATCATTATATAATTAAAAATCCGGATTTTATTAGCAATATAGAACAAGTTGTTGGAGATCCTTCTATAAATGTTAAAACAGTTATAATTCCTGTACGTAATTATACCTTATCAGCATTAAAACGTGTTAAACATAAATATAATGCGGGCGGATTATGGAATGCGAATGATTTGCCATCTCAATTACAATTTTTTAAAGATATTATGTCAAATTATGTATATATAATGACTAAATATAATATTAATACTATATTTATTAATTTTGATAAAATGATTAGTGATAAAAAATATTTATTCGATAAATTAAATCCTATTTTAATAGAAAAAAATATAGATTTTGAAAAGTTTTCTCAAGTGTTCGATGAAGTATCAATAACTTCAAGACCTAAATAAATTATTTATATAAATATGTAAAAAAAGGAATAATAATTAAAATCCAAGAAATGATGGGATAGCCACTATTACAAATAACATTTAATACCCACGTCCATAATAAAATACAAAAGAGTTGGAATAAAATCATTTTCCATTGAAACTTGTTAGAGAGAGTCATAATAATAAATACAATTCCTGCTACAATAAAATATAACAACGCCGGAGTACAAAGTTGTGTCATATAATAAAATAAGAAAATAATTATTTTAAACAGCATAAGTTAAACTATGAGTATAAGGATTTTCTCTAAAGGCATTCAATAAATCTGGTTGAATTCGATCTGTCATACATTTATTATCTTCACCAGGCAGGTCTATAACTCCCAGTTGATCTACACTTGGTACACTACCAAAAACAGCATTAGGCGCGGATACATAACAAGTTTCTTTATCTGTTTTATTAATAGACATATTTATCGAAGGGTTATATAAATTCATATTTCCTTGATTTGTGCGGTTCATAACGGAAGCTTCTTTGTTGTCGTTATTTGTTTGTGAATATGCTGAATTATATAAAGGGTTTCCATAACTATTGCCATCTCCTCCTACAGGTCCCATATAATTTATTACTCCAGTTGTTGTTCTTTGAGTTCCAGTAGGGGTTTGTGTGTTTGTCATATATCCTCCTCCTACTTGTTGTCCTACAAAAGAATGAGGAGTGTAAAGGGTAGTTTCTTTAATTGTTGATGATACTTTTTCTTCATATGTATTGTATTGAGGTACATTAGATCCCGCATTTCCTAAATAAAGATTACAAGAAAACTCTTCTTTGCGTGTAGGTTTTAACATATCCATAAAAGGAAGTATAGCTGCTCCTATGGAGCGATTGAAACTAGCTCCAAAAAAATTTACTTGAGAATTAGTAGAACGATTGTTTTTTTCTATAAACGTATTTTTTAATCTAGAATCTGTATGGCCTGAATTACCACCATAAGAATGAGTAGGATATTTATCAAAAGATTCTAATTCATTCCTCTTTGATGGTTCTGTATTAATAGGAGCATATCCTGCGGTTTTTAAGGCTGATGTAGCTGGACCCATATAGTCAATAACTCCTGTATTGCTTTTTCCATCTTTAATCATTTCAATAGGAACTAACCGATTGCCTTTTTCCTGTCCGGTAGTTGTTAACCAACGATCTTGTGTATTAATAAAAAATGTATCCGGACGGTACTTTTCTACTGTACCAATTTTTCCTACATTAGTTATTGGTGCTTCTGCGGGACCTTCTAAGCCAAATAATGAAAAACTTTCTTTGGGATTAGTAGCAATTCTTAATTCGTCTACGGTCTTATCTAACCAACTATCTCGTTCTGCCATACCTGCGTTAAATCCATTACTGCCTTCACTTGTGAAACCTTTATTTAACCCAGGGGCAACATGTTGCTGTTGAAAAGGTAAAGCATGATGATTAAGCATACCAGGATTAACACGAGATTGATAAAAATCACTCATATCTGGCGCTCCATACGCCCATTGGACGTTATCTTCAGGTTTAAATAAAGGTGCTTGTTCTATTTTTTTAATAGTTTGAGATCCAGTTCCTGCCATATTATCAAGTTGTGATTGAGCCATATCTTCTTTAAAATTCCCACCATACATTTTACCTCCATAAAAAGGTACCATATTGTTATGTTTAAATTCATTAGTTTCTAAATAGTTGCCAGTTAAAGAATAAACATTTTGAATATTTTCTCCTGTTTTAATACCTTCATTATTTTTATTTTCAAAATAAGTTTGATCGAAATATTTATCTGTAGCTTGATTTGGATTTGGATATTCCTNTACTGTATCTACTAATTCATTAACATTCACAACAGGATAATTTTGTGGTAAAGTATCTACATTTGGTAAATAATTTGTAGGTTTACCCATAGATTCAAAATTATCTTTTTTGTTATGTTTTCTTCTTTGATTTCCTACAATAAATAATCCTCCTAAAGCTATAATAGGTATCGCTAATTCCATATTTTATAAATATATTTTATTAAAAATATAATTACAAATATAATAAATATTTAACAATTAAATTTTTTCTTCTCATGTCTTTCATAAATTCGTGTGGAAATATTCGTTTTAAAAGGAACCTCAATATTTGCTTGTGGATTATATATTAAATCATTCTTTAATCCTACATAATTATCTCTTAATTCCCAAGCAGGTTGTAAAGTTCTTGGTTGGTCTGTATAAACTGTATCATTCACTGGATATTGCGGTAAATGAGTATTTGGTAAATCAGGATGTTTCATACAATCTCGATTTAATATATCTTCATAACCTAATAAATAAGACTCTAAATGGACGGGGTGTGTCATTAAATTTGCTCCCCATTTTTGTAAAATAATTTGTGGATCTTCAACAAATGGAGGTTTACTGCCTATTCCAGGAACATCTAAAGCATACCGTCCAGCAAATGTAGATTGGATATTTTGATAAACAATTTGTTCTTTATCATTAAAAGTGCGAGTGAATGCCATATTAATAAATAATATTATTAATTTAAATAATTAATGAATTAATATATAATGGAAATTACATTTGAATCAGATATAGGTAGCTTTTTAATAACAAAAGAATTAAATCAAGACAAAGGTGCCACCATTTTAAAAATATATAATAACCAAGTTATTATTATATATTTAAGAAAACAACAAATAATAGTAGAAAATATTTATGAAAGAGATATGAAAAGAAATTTAACTAAAGAGGAAATAAACAAAATTCTTTTAAACTTCAAATATGGATTCGATAAAAATATTTATATAAAAAATAGAGGAATGACAAATATAGCTTATTATGAGAATTATAAAAATGGTATAACTACATTTTTTGAAAATATAATATAAATTTAATATATAATGAATCATTTATTATTAATAGCTTCTCATACAAATAGTGAAATAAAAAAAAAAGCATTATTACATAATATCCCTTTTTTTAGTGAATTATGTAATAATATTGTAATTATTCAATCTACAGAATGTAAAGATGAGGAACTAGAAAGCAATGTTAACAATATAAATAAAAATATTATTTTTTTTTATCTACCAAATGATAAATATTTATGTCATGGTAAATGGTGGAGTTATTTAAATACTATTAATTATAAAGAATATGATAATATTACTTTAACAAATGATAGTTATTTAATTACGAAATCATTAAATAATTATAAAAATTTAATTCATAAAGAGATAGAGTTAGTAGCATTATTAGACAGTCATGAAATAAGGTATCATTTTCCTGACTTTTTAAGAACATATAATAAATCAGGAATAGAAAAAATATTAAAATATTATATTATTAATAAATATAATATTAATACTTTTTATGATGTTATTCTTTATTATGAAATAAATAGTTCATCTTTATTTAACGTTGTGAAAGTATTACATAAGAGTATAAAAACAAATAAATTTTCTAATTGTCATTTTGATAATGTAGAATTAAAAGAATATTTATATAAATTAAATTATCCTATAATAAAATTAAAAAAATTAATTAGTAATACATATCCTATTAATTTTAAAATACCTCTTGATTTTAATGCTTCAGAATATAAATTATTAAATTTTGATCTTTCACATTTGAATAATTTAGAATTAAGAAAACATTTTATAAATAGCGGAATAAATGATGGAAGATTATATAAAAAAAATCAAATAATTTCATTACCTACATTTTTAATTGAGTATTTAACTGAAAATCAATTAATACATATTATTGACGATGATAATAACAATTGTAAATTTATCAAAAATGAAATTTCTATTCCTAATATAAATGAAAAAAAACTACAATATAAAAAACCAATACATAATAACAAAACCTCAATAACTAATCCTCAATATTTAAATAAAATTAATAAACAAAAATTAAAAAAACAAAATATAATTAAAATAAAAAAACAAATAATAAATAAAATGAGACTTCAAAACTTGAAAAATCAAAAACTTATTATCAGAAAACTATTCTATTTTAGACATTAATTCAATTATTTTATCTTTACTTTCATATTTATTATATAATATTTCCAATTGTTTTTCGAATTCTACATAACTATGGATAATTTCTAATAAAACTACTTTTAAATTTATATAATTTTGATTTAAATGGCTCCAATTATTAAGTAATCCATCGATCATTACAAATTCCCCATACTGTAAAATCGGTGTTTTTTTATTCCATAACATAACAATAGCATTCCAACATTTTAACGCTTTTCCATAAGTAATGATTTGTCGTGGAAATTGAGAATCGCAAAATAGATCAAATTGAGTGATAGTAGCCATTAAGTTAAATGATATTTTTTCTCCTCGAAGATATTTAATTTTTGAAATAGAATCTTCTAATTGAATTATTTTTTGTAAATCTGTTTTCAGTGTAATAAAATCCGCTTCGATAACAATCGCAATCATTAGAACGAAAAGTACAACGAACATCTTTAAATTATAATAAACTTAATCTCATAAAAAAAATTTCAATTTTTTTTAAATTTTATAAACAGTTAATGAAGATGGTAATATTATCTCACGGTCAAAATATTGTATATAAATTCCATCACTTTTTTCATGGTATAATGGAATTTTATATTTCATATTTTTATAAAAAAAATAAACTAAACGGTATTCTTTATCGCAAAATAATGACATATTAGTCTCAAATTGAGTATGAATATATTCTTTTCTTAAATCTATATACATTAAATATTAAATATTTATTATATTTAATATAAAATAAAAATGGATAATTATTATATATCAATTATGAATCATTTATATAATCTATGTAATAAAATTTTTATGAGTATTGAAGAATTATTATGTATAAACGAACAACAAGAATTTATAGTAGAATTAGATATAAAAGATATTTATTACTTATTAAAAATTTTTAACTCAAATGATAAATATAAAAAACAGATTTCAAAAGATAATAGTATTTTACAACAAGGTATTTTTTCTTTAAATATTATTTACCTTGAAACTTACGAAGAATTATTTGATTTTTCATTATTATATTTAGAAAAAATAGAAGAAGAAATTAAAAAAAATAAAATAACAGAACAAAAATATATTATTTTAACTAATTATTTAAAAAAAATAATAGAATTAAAAAACAAGATGTTAAAAAATAATTTTGTGTACAATGAAGATGAATTAATTATTTACAAAAATAATAATAATTATATTTATGAATTTTATTTTTAAAATTGAAACTTTTTTATTTAATTTTATTAAATAAAAAAAATGTTCTCTTTCTTCCTAATTTTATCATTCTTTGTATTTTCAAATGCTTTTTATATAAGATCCAAGTCTCCATCGCTCATGTTGATAAAATCAAGATTACATTGCCATAAACATAATGTGAAAAGAGCAATTCAAATATTTAATATAATTGATATTATACAACCTAATTCTATATCCAAGTTTATTCAATACAAGTTATTTTTCAAAAATGCGTATTATATATTCCTTCATAATTTTAAAGAAGATTTTTATGAAATGAATTTAAATGTTAGTTTAAATTTATTTGTATTTTCAATATGTGGATTATTTCTATTTTATATATATACTAATAATCTCGAAAAAATAAATAAAATTTCATTATTTGAAAAAGAAAAAGATACAGAAGAGTGTTTGTATAGATTTGATATATTAATTTCATTTATTAGTTATTTCCTGTTTAAAGATGTACTTTCTGCTTGTTAAGAGAAAAAAATAGGCAATGAATCAATATTCAAATGATAGTTATTCTCCGGTATATTATTAACTAAAAATTGTTTAAATTGTGGTCGTTTTAATTGTTGAGAAGGTATATGATTGTGAACGCTTTTTGAGATCATTCGGTATAATTTAAAATCTTCATATCTTTCTTCACCTGTATTTTTGTATAAAATATTATTTCCTTTATCATCTTTACACCAATCTACAATAATTTTTTGAAATGGATCTAGTTCTTTATGAATATCTGAAATATCATCAAATATAAAATCAAAAATAGAACAAGCTAAACGACACAAATCAAAACTTTTATTGGGCTCTAATAATTTTTTCTTAGGATCATAAAAAGGAGGAAAATTATATTGTGTAGATGCATCACCATCTTTATCAAAACTATCACTACAAAATACTTTATCATTTATTTTAAATATTGATCTTCCAAAATCTATTATTTTGAATATCTTACCATAAGTCTTTATTTTATATTTTTTATCCTCAAATATATAATATATATATTCTAAATTAGTATTTTGATACATTATATTATTTGTATGTAAATCATTATGTGTGAAATAAAAACATTTTTGATAGGTAATTAAAATCATGATTATCTGAAATAAAATACTTAACCATTCATCTAATTCAATTTCTTCTTCAGTAAATAAACTATCCATTGTATTTTTACATTTTTCCATAAATATAACATTCACTGGCATTTTATAAATATTTGCCAATAATTTCTCATCTGAAAAATCAGTATATACACTATCTTCCTCTTCCGACTCTTTTTCTTCTTCCTCATCATCTTCCTCATCTTCTTCATTTTCATCTTCCTCTTCTTCTTCCTTTCCATTTTTCCCTAATTCTACTTCCTCATTGGTATAAGACGTTCTTGAAGAACAATTACTACTAGACGTAGTTGATTTACATTCTAGATCTCCTTCTGATTCAGATACTTCTATATTATTTAATTCAATAATACTTTCTTCTAATGGTATTTCTCTTAATTCTTCATTTCCATCAAGACTTTCTATAGAACATAATGATTTTAAAGAACCAATTTGTATAAGTGGCTTAGAATAGTTATTATTTAAATGAAAATGTGGTATATCAAATAAAACATTTTTATTTTTATTAAAAAAGTGGTATTTAGTTATATAATCAATATCATCTAGAACATCTAACGAAAAATTTTCTTTAATAGCTAAATAATTACCATAAAAATTTAACCCATGTATAAATGTATGTTTATTTAATAATATATGTGTTAAGTAAAGAAAAAACGAATCAATATAAGAACTATTATGAATTGTATTTATTTTTGAATGCGTTGTATGTAAATTGTCAATAGAGGGTAAATTATATAAATCATTTTCAATATTATACTTTCCAATCATATACTTGAATGGATCTAATAAAGGAGAATATTTACAAAAGACATCTACTAGTGTTTCTTGATTAGCTGAATTTTTAATATTAAAAAGTATATGATTTTCTGTAATAATTTCTTTTATTCCTAAAATAGTATAATCATTTGCGAATTCAACAGAATTATAATTACTAGAATTTAAATTAAAAAACGTTGAATAAATAGGAAAATAACTTTGTAAACTTTTTATTTTTAAAGAAGAGTTTTCTAAAAGAGAAAATATAGATTTATTTTTTCTTTTAACATAGTTAATTATATTTGTCATTAAATAACTAAATATATAAATTTAATATAAATTAAACTTATAAATTCGTAAAAAAAGAATTTTAAATAAATCAATAATTATATATGACTTTGGAATTAAAAAAATTTGATATGAAAAATATAAGTTTTAAATCAAATGAAACAAAAGGCCCAGTAGTTGTATTAATAGGGAGAAGAGATACAGGCAAATCATTTTTGGTAAAAGATTTATTATATTATCATCAAGATTTGCCATTAGGTACAGTAGTAGCAGGAACTGAAGAAGGAAATGGTTTTTATGGTAAATTAATTCCCAAGTTATTTATCCATAATGAATATAATACAGCAATTATAGAAAATATTTTAAAAAGACAAAGACAAGTATTAAAACAAGTTCAAAAGGAAGTTGAAACATTTAAAAAATCAAATATTGATCCAAGAGCATTTGTTATTTTAGATGATTGTTTATATGATAATACTTGGGCGAGAGATAAAATGATGAGATTATTATTTATGAATGGAAGGCACTGGAAAATTATGTTAATAATAACGATGCAATATCCATTAGGTATTCCTCCAACCTTGAGAACAAATATAGATTTTGTATTTATTTTAAGAGAACCCTATATAGCCAATAGAAAACGTATATATGAGAATTATGCTGGTATGTTTCCAACATTTGAGTCATTTAGTCAAGTTATGGACCAATGTACAGAAAATTATGAATGTTTAGTAATAAATAATAATGCGAAGTCGAATAAGTTAGAAGAGCAAGTATTTTGGTACAAGGCAGATCATCACAATGATTTTAAGT